ATGGTTACAGCAGACCAGGCGATGCGCCACACCCGGTGGGTTCCCTTGGCCTGCACCACGAGCCAGTCACTGGTGGCCCGCTCACATCTCTGCGGGCCGTTTTTAGAACTACCTGTGGTGGGTCCCGCGTTCCTGCCTTGCGACGGAGTCCAGCAGCCGACGGATGCGCTCGTACAGAAGTTGCGCGCGGCCGTGTACGGCTCCCCGCTCCTCGACCGCGCCTCCTTCCCCGAGGACCACCCCCTGTCCGGTGGGCCGCTCGGCATGTCGGTGAAGACCATCGGCGACCAGCTGGCCGGGCACGACCTGGTCGTCGTGATCGGCGCCGAGGTGTTCCGCTACCACCCCTACGTCCCGGGCCCCTACTTGTCCGACGGCACGGAATTCCTCCAGATCACCGGCAACCCTGCCGTCGCCGCGGCGGCCCTCATGGGCGACAGCCGGCTCGGGGACCCAGGACGGCGATCGAGCAGCTACTGGACATGGGCGCGGGGGACCGCGCGGACCGCTCCAGCGCCAATGGCGCACCCCCGGGTGCTTCCCCAAGCACCGAACAGCCCGCTGACGCCCTGAGGTCTACGCCGTCCCGAGCAGCGTCAAGCCTGCCGACACGATGATCGTCGACGAGTCGACCTCTCGACTCGATCCGACGAGGCCGAGAGCAGTGCCGTCTGGGCCGTTTTCAGTACGGGCCGTTTCTCCCTCGCGTCGACCGGCCTCGTCGGCAACCGTATGAGCCCGTTGCCACCACGCCGCACCGACTCCGCTCCTCCGGGGCAGCGGGGCCGACTCAACTCCGGAACACTCAATTCCGGTTTCCCCGTGTCCAGCCAGCGTCCAGAATCCGACACCCAAGGCCTCGCACACGCCACCCGCGGAAACCTGCACCACAACATCTGCGCAGGTCAGAGCGACGTGAACCAACACCGACCGCAGCGGACCCGAACCCACGAGCAGCGGATTCAGTCCGTTCAGGCAAAGTTGACGATCCAACAGGACAAAATGAACGTTTCCGCAGGTCAGAAGCCTGCGCAAGTGGGGCGGGTGGGACTCGAACCCACGGCCGACGGATTATGAGTCTGTACCCATGGCGGTTACACCCGAAGTCGGCGGGTGCTGGCTCGTGCCGCCCAGTGTCAGCAAGTCCTTGAAACCGCAGGTCGTAGCGGTGGGCGGCTTGCCATCGGGTGCCGTTCCGTCCGCCGCATGTCGGGGAGTTCCAGGGCGTTCGGCCGAGCAATGGCCGAGCACAAAGGCCCCGCCACCTGCGGTGACGGGGCCTTGTGATGCTGCTCGACCGAAGTCTACTCGGGGTCCTGACCCCTTTCCGGGCTGCGGCGCGCTCGGGGTACCAGGGCGGCCGCCTTCTCCGCGATGTCCCGGTCTACGTCCTCCAGTAGCTCGGTGTACGTGTCGGATGTGAGCTGGATCGTCGAGTGCCGCAGCGTCTGCTTCACGGCGTGGATATCGCCGCCGCCGGCGTGGACGAGCGTGCCGGCGACGTGTCGGCAGTCGCGCAGGTTGACCGGGGGCAGCTCCGCCCGTTTGCAGATCCTCCGGAATTCGTCCGACACCTTCTCGGGGTGGAGCCAGGTGCCGTCGATGTCCGTGAAGACCTTGCCGGTGTCCGTCCAGTCGGTGACGTCCTTGCCCTTGGCCCGCTCCTCTTCGACGTGCCGGTTCCAGGTGTCGCGCTCCTCCGTCTGCCGCACCCGGTGCTGTCGTAGGACGGCGACGTTCAGGGAGTCGAGGGCGATGGTGGTAGCCGATTCCTCGGTCTTCGGGTCGTCCTCGAAGACTTCCCAGTTGTCGACGTTCAGCGTGCGATTCGGGGTGATGAGGCCGGCGTCGAGGTCGACGTAGTGCCAGTCCTGCCCGACGCCTTCACCGCGGCGCAGGCCGCGGAACATGATCAGGTGGAAGAAGGCGTACAGCCTGGAGTCCTCGGCTGCGTCGAGGAAGGCGCCGGCCTGCGCTGGCGTCCACACCATGACGGGGCTTGGCTTCTCGCCGGTGCGCCGCCAGTGCGCGACGTGCTGATCCGTCCACAGCTTCGCCTTCGGTCGCTTGCCTGACTCCAGCTCGATCCACTCGGCCGGGTTGAAGGTGATGAGCTGCTTGCGGATCGCCCCGTTCAGCGCGGCGCGGAGGGTCGCCCTGATCCGCTGCTGCGTCGCCGGGCCGGTGATGAGTCGGTACGGCGGCATGATGGCCAGCTTCTCGCGCTCAGCCGCCAGGCGTTCGGACTCGGCCCGGGACGGCCGACCGTTCTTGCCCCACTTGCAGCGGGCTTCCTGCTCCCGGCGCGCGGCGTTCTCCGCGGCAACGACCTCGTTGGTTTCATCAATCGCGTCGAAGAACGCTTGGACGTGGCCGATGTTCAGCCGGTCGAGGCGGAACCGGCCGAGGCCGGGCTTCAGGTGTACTCGGATGTGGGACTCGTAGCCCTTCGTCGTGCGCCGCTTCGTCTTCTTCGCGGCCACCCAGGCGTCGAGCCAGTCCGCGATGGTCATGTCACTGTCGAGGGATACGCCGCCGGCGAGCCGTCGCTTCACTTCGGCCGCGTCCGGGATGGGTGCGCGCTCGCTCTGCACCTTGGCGAGGAGGTCGCCGATCTGGACGGCGTGCTCCTCGTCGTCCTCGTCGGCTACGTCGCAGACGGCGCGGATCTTGTCGAGCTCCTTCTCCGCATCCTTGACCTGCGCGTAGCCGGTGCGGCGGAAGCGGCGGCGGTGCCCGTCCTTGTCGACGGGGAGTTCTTGGTGGATCTCGTACTTGCCGTGGTTCTTCTTTTTCAGGTCCGGGCACGACGTGCCGAGCCGCTTCTTGTCCGGGCCTCGACATTCGCAGCGCTTAGTTATGCCGCCAGCACGCCGCACTGGGTCCTCCTGTTGATGTGTTCTTATCCGTGAGCCGGGTCGATATTTTCGGGCCAGGGAATGACCCAAGGCTCTACATCATTCCACGGCAATACGTATGGCTCGACGTCTTTCGGCAAATAGGGCAGCGCCCACCCTTCCTCGGTAATGCGCCGCCTTACCGCCGCGATCTCTTTCCCCTGCCGCATGAGCGTTTGTTCGTGTCGCTCGATGGACTCCCGCTCGCGCTCGGAGTACCGCTCTAGCTCCCGCTCGGATCGTTGCAGGTCATCCAGGAAGACCTTGCCGATCTCGACCCATGACGGGTCGGCGGTGGCGTCGCCGGCCTCGACGCTGCGTAGCTTCTCCTCGACCGCCGCCTTCGCCTTCCGCTTTTCCTTTCCTTCATCTGCGACCGCGGCGATTCGCTCTCTCGCCTGCTCTAGAGACGAGATATGGAATCGAATTTCGGTGAGCAGGTCTCGATATTGACGCAGGACCCATAGGGGCTTCGCTCCCGTCGAGCGTGGCAGTTCGCGGGAGGGCGCGTTCCCGGCGAACCAGTCGAGGGCGTCGATTGGTTCGAAGGTGCGCTCCGGTAGCGCCTCGCAGGTCTCCTCGAATCCGACCGGGAATACCAATTGCGCCGGCGCGACGTCCAGGGCGGCAGCGAGGACGAGCACCTCGGCGACCGTGACCGTGGATCGTCGGCCGCTCTCCATGTTCGCCAGTACCGAGCGCTGGATCGGCATCCCCAGTTCCGCACACCGGTCCGAGAGCTGCTGTGCACTCATCGCGCGGCGCTGCCGGTGCCGGCGCACCTCCTGCGCGACGGCCAGGGCCAGCCGCTCGGACCACGGGGACTCGGTCGGGACTTGTGTCATGGAAGCACGTTCTCACGGTTGTTGTGTTCGTACAAGACAACCCGGCTTGACATGGGACGTGCGCAAGGCGGAAGCTTCGCCATGTCTCCACGACACAGAAACTGCGAGGAGTGACACGAATAATGACAACGCCTGCGGCTCAGGGCCTGAGCAGGACCGAACTCCTTGCCCTGCCGGCCACGACCGATGTCGAGACCGCCGGCCGCGCGTTCGGGCTCGGGCGCACGACCGCGTACGCCCTCGCCCGGTCCGGAGAGTTCCCCTGTGCGATCGTCCGCGCGGGCAGGGGCTACCGCGTCGTCACCGCCGATCTTCTGCGCGTCCTTCGTCTCACCCCGGACAACGGCGACGCTGCGGCGGACGCCGGCCCCCGGGCTGCCGCCTGATGCGAACGGCCCCTACCGGTCGCCGGCCATAGCAGCGCCGGCGGCTGGTAGGGGCTGCAACGCCCACTCGAAGCGAACTCCCCGATGCCAGCCGTCCGGGGCTGCGCTCTACCACGCGGATGGAGAGGACGTCTTGTCGACGAGCACTGCCGCCGAAGACGGCCGGCCTAAGCGCGGTCGCGCCGCCACCCGTCCGGCAGCCGTGCGCCACGCCGCCCGCGAGGCGTCCCGTAGGCGCCTCGGGCTCACCGCCAACAACCGCGGCCAGACGAAGCTCCCTGCCGCCCTCGTAGACGCCGTCCGCTCCGGGAAGGCCACCGCCTCACACACCGTCGCATGGGCGGTCGTCGAGTTGGCATGTGCCCTGGGAGAGGGCCGGTGCACGGCCGCACAGAGCACCCTCGCGGACGCCGTCGGCACCAGCACGCCGCGCCTCGCCCGCCTTCTGGCGGACAACTCGCCGCTGCTGGCCAACCTGGACGGACGCGGTCCACTCATGGCGCAGGAACGCCAGGAACGCGGTCTGCCCACGCGCTTCTACGCGCGCCGCAAGGGCGGTCAGCTTGGCGGCTGGGCGCCGACGTGGTCCCTCACCCTCGTCTGTGACGGGACGTCTCATGAGCAGTTGGTGCCCGCCCGGCTGATCTCGCCCAGTGCCTGGCTTCTGTACGCCGTCCTGGTGTGGTGGGCGGGCGATGAGGGGTCCTGTCGTCGCTACGTCCGGGACATCGCCGCCGAGCTGGGCGCGTCGGAGCGTCTCGTCCGGGAGTGGACCCGGGAACTGCGGGCGGCCGGCCTGCTGTTGGTACGCGACCGCCGAGGCGACAGCCGGAAGCCCGGTGTCTCCACGGTGAGCGCCAGCACCTACATACCGGTGGTGGTCCGCCGGCCGCGGCCGCAGGGCCAGGAGCGGGACGTCGTCGCTGTGCTGCGGCGTCTGCCCGGCGATCTGCCGCTCTCCCAGGCGTGGACCCTCGACCGTCTCGACCCGTCGGCCGGCCTGACGTCCTCGCAGCCGGGCCGGGTCGGCTTCGGCGGCTGGGCGGCCTGGCGTGTCCTGGCCGCCACCGGCCCCGTCGCATGTCTCCCGGTGACACTCGCCGACACCTACGGCGTGCCCGAGGAGACCGCGTCGCAGTGGGCCGAGGAAGCGTTCGGGGCGGGCCTGGTGGTCTTCGATGACGACCCGATCCAGTGGCGGGCTGTCCTCGCGCAGCCGACGACCGCCGATCAGAACGAGGTGGCAGCAACCGTCGATAGCGACCGGCGCGCTTTGTTGGACCCCGACCGGCACGGTTTGTTGGACGCCGAGGGTTGCGCCGGCGATGTGGTCACCGACCCACCGGCGACGCCGGCGCAGGTTGTCATCGCGCACGGGCCACGGCCGCCGGCTGGAGCGGGCAAGGTCGAGCGGCCTCGCGGCGACATTGCCCGGGTACTCGGCGCCCCGGAGGTCCGGGTTCTGCTGCTGGATCGCATGAACGACTGGCAGCGGCGGGCGGCTGAGCGGAAGGTCGCCGATGCCCTGTCCTCCCTGAGCGCCGGACAACTCTCCCACCGGGTGACCGCCGCACTGGTCGGCAAGTCACCCGACGACATCCGCGAGCCCTACGGCTGGCTGCGCCAGGTGATCGCCGCGCGGTACGGCTGCACCTCAAAGTGCACGTGCGTCGACCCGGCGTGCGAGGCCGGGGTGATCTGGTACGACGGCACCGCCTGCCGCCACTGCGAGCGGGAGCGGGAGGACCGCATCGCCAGCGCGGCCGCCGATCAGCCAGCGGTACAACGCCCGGCCGAGCGGCCAGCGCTCGCGGTCGTCCACGGCGCCGGGCGGCCCGACAGCCCGCCGTCGGGCCGCCCACTCGCGGACGCGATGGACGACGCCGCCGACACCTTGCCCCGTGAGGAAGCCCAGGCTCGAATCCGTCGGGCGGTGCAGGCGGCCCGGCGGCTGCCCAAGACGGCCGGATGGGCCGGCGCGGGGGCTCATGTGGAGCCCCCGGCCGTCGCCTGCTCGTAGTCCGCTCACGGGATGCCGTCGGCGAGCAGGCGGTAGAGATCCATCGGGGTCACGCGTACGAGACAACCAGCCGGTGACCCCGCGGCACGGTGACGGTGATGGTCGGCGGCCCGTCGACGGACTCGCACACGACATCGGCCGCCTCGCCGTCCGCGTCGTCCTCCGGCGGCTCGGCGTCGGCCTGGACCTCGGCCAACCTCTTGGTGAGCAGCTGACGGAACAGGCGGGAGCGCTGCTCGGCGTAGTCATAGACGTGCCCGACCCACTGCCGCTCGACCTCGCCGGCGCGCACCTTGCGTATCTGCTCGTCGACGTGGTCGAGGGCGTCCAGCATCCACTCCTCCGGGTCGTCGACCGACACGACGCGGTACGCCGCCTCGCCGGCCAGCGGGACGCCGTCGCCGCGGAAGCCGCCGCCGAGCCCGTACACAGACAGACCCCCGCTGTTGTACCCGCCAGACATCCGGTGGGCGAACAGCTGCGAGCCGGTCTCGGCGTACACCAGGTACTGGCCGTCGCCCGAGGCGTCGTGCTCCTTGGTCGGGTTGATGCGCTCGATCAGGACCAGCCGGCCGGTGTACCGCGCGGACATGGGTGTCTCCTTCGGAGTGAGGGTGGCGACGGGCGCCTTGGGGATGCCGATCTGCTCGGCGGTGAGGGCGAAGGCCCGGAGGATCGAGCGCTGGGTGGCGGCCTCGAACGGCTTGACCGCCCGGCCCATCGGGAGGAACGGGTACGGCACGGTCAGCTCGCGATGGGCGAGAGCCGGTTGAAGAGGGCCATCGGCGTCACGTAGCCCTCCCAACGCTTGTCGTTGAACAGCTGGATGCCGGCGTCGAGGTACGCCCGGTCGACCAGCTGGGAACAGATCATGTGACCCGTCGACGCCACGAACGTGCGCAGCCCAGGCGCGGGGATGTGGAGCCGGTGCGTGGCGAGGGCCGCATAGTCCGCGAAGGAGTACGGCACGCCCTCGTACTGGCGGGCGCAGGCGGTGATGGCCCAGCGCTGCGCCGGCGTCAGGCCGGCCGGCGACACGTACACCACGTCGCGGTCGTCGTACTCGGTGAGCGGGACGACCTGGGCGCCGCCCGGCATGGCCTCGATGAGCTTGCCGTCGGGCATGACGAGGAACGCGTGCGCCCAGGGGGCGAAGCCGTCCCCGTTGAGCCACTGCCCGACCTCGATCCCCTTGCCGACGAGGCCGGTGATGTTGGTGAGCCCGATGTCGCCGGGCCGCGGGGTCGCGCGTATCACTGCTGGGGGCCTCCGATGAGGGGGGTGAGGTTCATGAGCGTGCGTTGCAGCCAGGTCGCGACGAGCATCTCGGCCATCGCCGGCGACCAGCCGCGAGCGACCAGGTCGGCCCGCATGCCGTCGGCCGCGTCGAACGCCGGCGCCAGGGCCTCTTGCATCACGAGGAAGCCGTTGAGCATCGAGGCCCGGGCCGCCTCCATGTCGTCGAGGACGGGCGCCGGCGGTTCGGCCGGGTCGCCGGTGGGCTTACGGGAGAACACGGGGTCGCCTCCTAGGCGGCGGGGAGCGTAAAGGGGAGCGTGATGAGGCCGGCCGCGGCGCCGACGACGTCCCATTCGTGGGGTCCGTACGCGCGCCGGCAGGTGCCGCAGCGGATGACGGACTTCCGCGGGTCGTAATGGAGTTGTCCGCCGCACTTCGGCGTGGCCGGGTCGTCCTCGGCGTGCCCACGGGCGGGCATCGGGCAGCCGGGCTTGAGTTCTTCGCGCCGGCGCCGGTCGCCGGACACCAGGCCGCGCATCTGGCCGAGGAGCCGGCGCAGCGCACGGTCGAGGTCGTCGACGTCCGGGTACGCGCCGGCCGCCCAGTGCAGGGTTTCGCGCAGCCAGCGCACCGTGCCGCGGAGGGTGTTGTCCTGGCCCCCGCGGTTCGGGGTGAGCGGGTAGTGGCCGGTCTTGCGCAGTTCCCGCCGCCACGCGTCCTCCTCGACGAGCAGCGGTTCGGTGACGCCGCCGCCGAGTAGGGAGAGGACGGCGAGGTTCGCCGGCGGCTTCGACCCGGTCGGGCCCGGGGCGCGTTCGCTGGCGTCGTCGCCGCTGGCCGTGCCCGGGGCGAGGAGGCCGGGGAGGAGGTCCCAGAGTTCGGCGACCTCGCCGAGTTCGGCGTCGATGCGCTGTTCGCAGGGTCGGCACACGAGGCGCTTGAGCTGGATCTCCCGGCCGATGAGGCGGCGCGGGCAGCACTGGCACACCGGGTAGGCCGGCGGGGTGTCGGGCGTGGTCATGCGAGTTGCCTCCCGGCCGGCGTGGCGGTCGCGTAGCGGACTCGCCAGTTGTCGAGGGTCATGACGATGGGGTTGCGTTCGCTGGCCGGCCAGACGATCCAGATGCCGGCCTGCAACACCAGTGCGCGGATGGTGACCAGCGCCGGCGTGACGTCGTCGTGGTCGGAGCGGGCGCGGCCCCAGCGGATCCGGGGCACGGTGAGCAGCATCCAGACGCCGTACTCGGTGCCGGGGTGCCAGCGTTCGCCGTAGGCGGCCTCGGAGATGCCCGACATGGCGTCGAACAGCAAGGCGGCCGCCCCATCGAACTGGGGCGGCCGCGGGGGTGTCTGGTCCACGGGGGTTCTTCCGTTCATGCCGTGTCGGCCAGCGGTTCGGTGATGACGGCGAGGAGTTCGTACACGGTGGGGCCGGCCACGGTGCTGCGCCGGCGGACGCGTGCCTCGGTCGCGGCCGCCGTGCACTCGGGGCGCCGGCAGGCGTTGTTGACGTAGCAGGACTCCGACGGCTCATGCCGTGCCTGCCTGGCCCGCTTCGCGGCCGCGCGGGCGCGCTGCATCGCGTCCCCCATCGCCGGCTCACGGTTCGCGAGGTTGTAGAGGGTGCCCCGGGCGACGCGCATGCGGGCGGCGGCCGCCGGCATCGACAGGCCGGCGGCGAGGAGTTCTAGGAGTTCCTCGTAGCGGGCGGGCTCGATCTTCGGGGGTTGCCCGCGGCCGCTCACGCTTCCCACTCCTGGCCGGCGCCCCGGAGGGCGTTGTCGATGATGTCGGTAGCGGCCTGGACGACGAGGGTGTCGGCGTGCCGGCCGCGGCGTAGCTGCACGACCTCGGCACGGTGGCCGGCGCGGTCGCGGGCGCGCCGGTCGTGCTCGACGGCGAGCGCGCGGTTCAGGTGCCGTCGTGCCGCCCACGCGACGACGGCGCCGCCCAGGGGGATGGCGCATGCGATACCCAGCCACCACACGGCGGATCCCTTCTGTTCATGGTCGACGCTGGCCCGACTTGGTCGAGGCGGCCGGTGAGGAGGGCGACGGTGGTCATGCCGCGTCGCGGTCGACCGCGGCCCACCGGTACACGGAGATGCCGTGGCCCTTCGTCGCCGGCGACGTCGACGGAACCCGCCGGCCGGTGTTCACCAGCGGGCCGCGCTGGTGCGTAAGGCTGTTGAACGCCGGCCCGATGAGCGGGTGAAGGCGTTCTTCGAGCAGGTCCCGGACGTCGTTCGCGGAGACCTCCCCGCGGACCATCGCGACGGCCAGGGCGACCTCCTTGACCCGGTCGACGTCCCAGGGCCAGGCGGCCGCGAGGAGGTTTTCCAGGGTCGTGTCACGGACGGCAGCCGCGTGGCGCTCCGCCTTGGTCAGGCCACTCATGACGACTCCTTCGCGGCCCGCCGGGCGGCGGCCCGCCGTTGGTTCTTCCGGAGCCGGCGCCGCTCCTCATCGTTCGTGCCGCCCCAGACGCCTTGCTGCCCGGTCTCCATGGCGAACTCCAGGCACTCGGCCATCACGGAACAGGTGGCGCACACCTGCTTCGCTTCCCGCTCTTGGGCGAGCGCCTCGGCGCTGGTCCCTACGGGGAAGAACAGGTTCGTGGCGTTCCCCGCGCACGCGGCCTCGTACCGCCACTCCTCCTCTACCGGCTGCGCCGTCGCAGAAAGCGAAGGGAGCCGGACAGGTTCCTGTCCGGCTCCCCACATCGACGGCCAGCGGGACTCATCCCGCAACGTCACCCGTGTCTCCCCAATTCTCGTGCTCGGCGTACTGGTGCGCGGCGTCGGACGCCTGCGCGGTGCTCGCGGTCCGGGGCAGTGCCCGGCGGAGTGCTTCGATCTGCGTGCGCATGGCGCCCCCGAGGGTCACGCCGCGCGGCTTGTTCGGGTCGGCCGGCGCGTTGACGGCACCGATCTTGATCGCCCGGTCCAGGAGGTTCTGCAGCGCCACCGGGTCGAGCCAGATCGGGCCGCACTCGGTACGGATGTCCGCTGCGGTCTTCGGCCCGTCGTCGACCGGCGGGGGTCCCGCCAGCGGCTGCTGCCCGGCCGGCGGCGTCGACGTGGCCGGCGGCTGCTGCGCGGGCACGCCGTGCTCGGCGGCGACCTGCGCCGCGGCGGTGGTCCGCTCGGCCTCGCGGGCCGCGCGCTCCTCGTCGCGCTTGATGCGCATCTCGGCGTACCGCTGGGCGGCGTCCTCCAGGACGAACAGCTGCGCGTCGACGATGTCGCCGAGGGTCTTCCCGCCGCCGCGCGGCAGGACGAAGTCGAGCTGTCCGGCCTCGTCGGCTGCCCGGCGGAGCCCGCTCAGGTACTCCGGCGACGTCCACACGCGCTCCTGGCGGATGGCCTCCATGAACGGCTCGGCCGGGTGCGGGGGTTCGGCGTGCAGGTCGGTCTTCGCCCACAGGTCGAGGGCCATACCGAAGCGCATGCCCGCATTCCTGATCGCGTCGCCGATGATCTCCTTCGTCGCGGTGGTGCCGGCGCGCTTGCCGACGGCGTCGCCGTAGCCCTTGCGGGTCATGCCGCACACGGTCAGCGTGATCCACATGCCGCCGTCGACGTCGCAGAGCGGCAGGCCGGCGGCGTCCTTGGCCATCGGCTCCCAGTCCCAGGTGAGGTCGACCGACAGGAGCCGGTCGGTGGCCTCGGCGTGCCCGACGTAGTCGAGGTGCTTGTGGGCAGAGGTGACCCACTGGCCGCACTCCTGGCAGGAGATCTTGCTGTGGGAGGCACAGCACTTGTCCTGCGCGTTCTTGCAGCCGCCGCACGAGATCGTGGGACGCTTGGCGATCGCTTCCGGGGGGAACGGCGCGCGGAGCGCTTCCAGCCCAGCCAGCTGCGCCGGCGTCAGGTCGAGGGTGTTGGCGGCGGGGTTCGGGGTGTGCTGAGGGGAGCCGCCGGCGGTGCCGGCGGCCTTGGGGCCTGCCATCTGCGGTTATCTCCCTTGGGGGACGTGGGGTGTGCTCGGGGACGTGCCTGGTGTCGGCGTCCAGGCCGGCGCCCCCGCAGCGAGCGCTACGTGCGCTTGCGAGGGCCGAAGCGGTGCTCCAGCCAGGCCGCGGCTACCTGCTGCGGCGATGGGGACCAGCCGAGGGTGTCGGCGTGCTCCTCGATGTACGCGGTGACCTCCTGCCGGCGGGCGGTGGTGGCGCGGGCACTGAAGTTGGACTTCCCTGCGCCGTCGCCGCGCGGTGCCGGCTTCGGCTTGAAGCGGCCAGCGAGGAGGGCGGCGAACCCTTCCTCGACGAGGTCGGGGATCGAGCCGGCCTGCTGCGCGGTCGTCCAGGTCTCCCGGAACGTGTAGACGGAGAGGTTCGGGTTGTCGTCCCGGCTCCGGCTGCGGGTCAGCTCCGCCAGTGCCGACCGGACGGCCGCGGCCTCTTCGACGTGTCCGTCGGTGTCGAGGATCTGGGCGGCTCGGTCGAGCAGTACGGTGCGTTCCTTCTTGGGGCGGGCCAACGTGGGTCCTCTCGGCGGGCGACCGCCCGGAGGACGCCGGAGCGGACGCGAGTGAGTCGTGTCCACGCCACGGTCTCCTTAAATCTATTGCGCGCGCAACCTACAAGCCGGACTTGCGGGTCGGCCGGGTCGGGTGATCCGGCACTGACCAAGCTAAGTGACTTCTAATGCGCGCGCAATAGAGAGCGACGAGATGTGAATGCACCATGCACCTCTCCCACCAGGGCATTCACACACCCGGGCGCCCGCCGGCAGGCGACAGGCGGCGCCAGCATCCGGGCAACAAAAAAGGGCCCCACCTCCAAGAGGTGACGACCCACGCGAAGGCGATTGTAGGACATCCTCGCGGCAAGCGGAACCCACAACATCCCGGGATAGCAGGAAGCCCCGCCCGCGCGCCTCGGGGGATAGCGCGCGAGCGGGGCCGCATATGGTCCCGGCCCGGCGATGGCGCCGGACGGGCCCTGGTGGAACTGGGTCAGGGCTTGCGGTGCCGTCCCGGCCCCGGTCCCAGGCCGGGCCAGGCCGGCGGGGCGTCGTGGCCGGCCTCGGGCTCGGGGACGTGGCCGAGGAATTCCCGTGCGGCGTCGGCGTTCGCTGCGACGCCGCACGTCGTCCAACCTGTGCCATTCCACTCCAGGAGCAGGCGGGGAGCGTCCGGTGCGATGTGGGAGGCGCGGGCGCCTTCGGAGAGCGGGACGACCCGGCGCGTGCCGATCTTCTGGCGCTGTTCGGCTCGGTCCCGCTCGCGGCGGGCCGCCCAGTCCGCCAGCGGCTCGTCCTCCGGGTCGGTCATCGTCTCGCCTTCCTGCCTGCTCCGGATCACACTGGCAGGTTCCAGGCGGGTCCGTCGAGTGCCCCGAGCCAGACACGCTGGGTCCCGTCGGCGTCCACGGTCATGCCGAAGTCGGACTGTGGGGGTGCCCCGGCATCCTGCCAGGTGGTGAGGGCGTCCTCCACGGCATCCCACAGGTGCAGGGGGCCGTGCTGGTGGACCTGCCACCCGTCGCCGGCGGGCTCTGTCCAGGCCTGTGAACCGGTGGCGACGTCGACGAGGATCACGCCGTCGCCGGTGGTCATCAGCTCTGCCGACGGTGCGGCGAGCTGGGCGACGAACTGGCCGGTCCAGTCTTCCAGGAGGCCGGGGTCCACGCGGGTGGGACGGGTCTTGCCCGGGTGCGGGTAGAAGGTGGGGCGGGGCGGGCGTTCGTGGGGGCGCGCGAGCATGTAGCCGATGCGGTCCCCGGCGAACCAGCCGGTGGCGGTGCCGTCCTCCTGCACGGTGAGGCGGATGAGGCCGGAGGCGAGCATCCATCCGCTGATGGTGGTGGTGATGGTTCCGCCGTCGCGTACCTGGTAGAGCCAGGCCGGCGGCACGTGGCGGACGGCGCAGGTGGCAACGATCGCGTCGTAGTCGGCGGCGTCCTTGTACCCGGCGAGGCCGTCCCCGGTGATCAGGGTGGGGTGGTAGCCGGCGGCGTGGATGTGTTCGGCCGCCGGGGCGGCAAGCTCCGGGTCGTACTCGACGGAGACCACCTGATCGTCGCCGAGGCGGTGGCACAGGATGGCGGTGGAGTAGCCGGTGCCGGTGCCGATCTCCAGCACCTTGTCCCCGTCACGGATGCCGGCGAGATCGAGCATGCGCACGATGAGGGAGGGCAGGGTGCTGGATGAGGTGGGGCGGCCGGCCATCGGCCCGGGTGCCTCCGCGGCCGCCAGGCCGTCGAGTTGCGTGACCCACGTCTGATCCTTGTAGACCATGTGCAGCCACTCATCGGCGCCGGCCTGGTCGCGGTGGACGGGTGCCCATTGCGTACCGGCGGGGCGGAACAGGGCGTCGCCGAGGAAGAGTTCGCGGGGGACGGTTTCGAGTGCTCGGCGCCATGCGGGGTCGTCGGTGTGGATGGCGTCGGCGAGCGCGCGGCGCAGTTCCGGGGCGGCGGTCATGGGGTTCCTTCGGGGTGCTGGAGCTGATCGGCGAGCGCGGTGGCGATCGGGAAGGTGATGTGGTCGGGGATCCACGCCCACTGGCCGTTGGGGTTGCACTCATACCAGTGCCACCGGCCGTGATGGTCGAGGCCGAAGTCGAAGGCGCCGAAGACCAGGCCGAAGGAATCGAGGTAGGCACGTACGCCCTTGGCGACCTCGTCCGGTACGACGACGGCGGTGTAGGTGAGGGAGTCGTAGTGCCGGCGCCAGTCGATCCCGGGTGAGCCGTCGATGCGCACGGCAGTCAGGTGGTCGCCGACCGCGGTGAGGCGGATGTCGGCGACCTTGCTGACGCGCTGCTGGAAGAGGTGCGCCGTGCTGCGGAGACGCTCGTCGATCTGGTCGGGGGTGACGTCGTCGACCCATACGGTCAGGGCGCGGCCGGCGTCGTCGGCGTAGTCGGTCTCACGGAGCGGCTTGTAGATCACCGGCCCGTGCTCGGCGATGAACTCGCGGGCACGCTCCGGGTCGTTGGTGATCAGGGTCGGGGGGACGGTGAAACCGAATCGGGCCGCTGCGGAGAGCTGGGCGGGCTTGTACTCGGCATCCCGGTTGCGCCATGGGTGGTTGATGTAGTGGGCGCCGGGCAGGGCGGCGAGGACGCCACCGAGCCCGTAACGGGCCTCCTCTACCGTCCAGCGGGAGGTCTGTTCGTCCATGGCCAGGTCGGCGCTGTAGGGGGTGGGCCGCCGCCAGTACACCGAGCGGATGTTCCCCAGGTCGAGGGTTCGGGTCGCGGTGGCGAGGGTGCCGCCGGGCCCGATGCTGTCGAAGGTGCCGGACAGGGTGACCTCGGAGGGGAAGTCGCCGGGGTCCAGGCGGACCACTGGCACGCGGCGCCGGTTCAGTTCTGTGATCACTTCGTCGGCCGTCGCGTCGTCCAGGCGTGTGACGACGAGGACGGGCGGCCCACCCACGGCCATCAGTCAGAGTCCCCGTTCTGGTCGCTGCCCTGGTCCGGGGTGCCGTCCAGGCTCGTCTTCGTCGTCGTCTCCTTCGAGGTCTCCGACTTCTTGTGCTTGTCCATCTTCGGAGCGAGCTTGCCGTCCGGGTCGAACCAGTCGGGAACCTGTGTGTCCGCGTTGAGCACGGGGTGGATCGCGGGCAAGACGGCAACGGCGGGGAAGGGCCGCATGCGGGTAACTCCCCACGGGGCCAGCTTGGTTGACGTTATGGCCGTCATGAGTCTCCTCGTCTCTCGGTGATCTAACGGTGCACTCGCCGTCTGGTGGCTGCCAGACCGCGATGAGCCAGCCTCCGATGGTGGAGGCGAGGCCTGGTGCGGGGACCCGGCGCGGGAATTAACCTGCCGTGGGGGAACGGGGAGCCGTTTCCCGCGCCGGGCGTTGAGGCCCCGGCGCGAGCAGGAGCGCTTGCGTCGGGGGGTAGTGCTCTGTCCGGTGGCCTGGGCGCGATGGCCGGCGGGCAGAAGCTAGGTGGACATCGCGCGCTCCCTGGTCTGGGCGTCGAGCGATTCGTCCATGACGGCGAAGACCAGGTGGAGCGAGTGGCCCGGGTCGGCTGGCGTGTCGACCTCGTGCTTCATGTGCTTCGGGAGGAGCAGCACGTCGCCGGCCCGCATGACGATCTCGTCGGGGGAACTCTGCGGGGAAGGGGACTGCCAGATCCACCATCGCTTCGCACCGCGCATCTGCACGATCACGCCAAGCCAGTCGTCAAGGTGCGCGCCGAGTGTCCTGTCGTCGGCGTACGACTGGTACAGCGTGCAGACCACCTCGCGCCTCACCAGGCCGGCCAGATGAAGCGTCACCAGGCTGGGCCAGCCTCCGGACCGCGCGTGAATGCTCTCGTACACCTGCGTCCTCGGCTGGTCGCGATGCTCACGGACACGCTCGTCCTCGCTGACCACGCGCTCGAAGGTCGCGCCGTCGGCGAGGGCCACGGTCTGGGTCGCCGGCCTCGCGTCCGCCACAGGCAGGGGCAGACCCTCGACCCATGCGGGCTCGAACGCGCCTGGTACGGGAGACAGTTGTCCGGGAGTAAGCCTGATCCCCGGCAGGGCGCACGCGGCTAGCTGCGCGAGGAACTCGGCGGCCACCAGGTGGGGCGGCTCTCCGCGGCTAGAACTCACTTGTACAAGTGCATGTCGGGGCCGATGGTCAGCAGGCAGCTCCTGCTGCGCGCCTCCAGCGCATGCGTCTGGAGAGCGGTGTCCCCGGGGTCTACGACCTGGGACTCGTGGACGACGTCCCCGCCGTCGAGTTCGGACAGGCGCTTCGGACGCAGTTCCAGGATGCGGCGCTCGGTGTCGACGTCCTGGACGAGTACCTCGTCGGCGGCCATGTCCAGGCCCTGGGGTGCGTACACGAGCCGGAAGGCGTCCCGAAGGGGGTGCTGGCTCAATACCTGGTTGATCTGACGGACCAGGTCGGTCTGCTGGTCGACGAGCGTGGGGACTGCAAGGGTCATTCTGCTTCTCCTGGGCGTGTGCCGTTGGGGGTCTCTATGCGGTCATCGACAGTTCGTGCAGCAGTTCCTCCAGGTCGACGACGCGGAAGGAACTCAGCCGGCGAACCATCTGCGAGGCGAGGAACGTGGGGAGGTTCGGGTGCCCGTACCTCAGGGGTTCTTCGGGCTGCGCGATGACCTTCACGCCGTCCGCGCCGAGCCCGTAGAGGGTGCCGTGCACGCCGTACAGGGGGGCGCTCTTGGCGAGGAAGACCATCGGGTCTTCGAGGTGCGGACAGAGCTTGGCGGCGGCGCGCGCGTGCTTGAAGCACACGGGCGGTTGGTTCGTTATGACCTGGGTCTTGGTGAGGTCGTGGTCACTGGGGCCGGCGAGGAATATGAAGCCGAGCGGCGTCCGCGCGGGTTCCTGGCAGACCTGGCAGCGCATCGTCTGCATGCACATGATCTGCCGGTAGGGGTGCATCATCTTCCACTGCGGCTTACCCGTCGGCTGGCCCCGCTCGTCGACGGGGTTGAAGCTGCACCGTGCGAGCAGCACGCCACGCAGGTCTCGGTCCCGGGGGTCCTCGTCCCGGTAGTACAGCCGCGGGCCGGAGGAGTGCCGGTGGATAACGAGGTTGGCCGGCGCGGCGTCCTCCCCCTCTCGCGCGGTGATGAAGGGGACCAGGCGCGGCTCGGTCGCACTGTACGGGCTGGGGTGCACGGTCATGACGCCTCCCTGAGGCACTGGTTCTCGACGAGGCGCTCAAGGAGTTCGTCGAGGGTCCAGGCCATTCGGCGAACGTGGCCGACGGCTCTCCTGTGATCCCCCGGGAGCTCTTCGGCGCGCACAGCGCGTGCGTCCTCGACTAGCTCGGCGACCCGCTTGTCTTGGTCCACGACTTTCGCGGTGACGGCGAGGTTGGTGAGCCTCATCAGGTGGCCGCGAAGCCGCAGCGCGCTGTCGTCGACCTCTTCCTCGTTCGGCATGTAGTCGTCAAGTACGGCGGCGACGTCGTCGAGTAAGGAACCGTCGACGTATGGCTGCCACTGCTGGACCTTCGCCAGGACCATCCGCAGCCTGTCGGGGTCCATGGGTAAGGTCGCCGGCCGCACGGGGTGGTCCCACCTTGGGACGGTAACCGCGGCCGTCACGACCGTATCTCCGCCGGCACGGGGAGGCTGCACCAGGTCTCCGCGCCGGAGTCGCTGGTCCCCCAGTCCCCACCACTCTTCTCCACCAGGGCTTCGACGAGCACGAGTCCGCGCCCCGACTCCGCGTTGTCGGTGACCTGCTTGGGCGTTGCGCTACCCGGCATACCGTCGGTGACGGTGATCCGCAGGGTCCCATCCCCTACCGTGAGGTTCAGGCCGATCTCGGTGGTGCCGCTGTGCAGCAGTGCGTTGGTAAGTAACTCGGAGACGATCAGCATCACATCGTCCGTCATCGCTTCAAGGCGGAAGTACCTGAGTCGTGCCGCGGCGATCCGGCGCATTACGCCTACCCGGTAGGCGTCTTCAGGTCGGGGCGGTACGCCACCACGACGGGGAGTGACTCTCATGTGCTCGTCCATCACGTCCCGGTCGCGGGAGGGGACCGCGCGAGGAATCCGTACCGCTGTCGTCGTCATCACGTCCTCTGGGGGGAGCACGAGGCCGACCGAACAACATCGAGGGCGCGTCGACAGCTGTGACGCCGTGCTGCGTCATGGCTCATGCGATCACCTGTGGTGCGCCCGTCAGACGGCCATCGGGGACTATTCCAACCCTCACCGACTCGCCGGCAACAGTCGCGAGCCATCCGCCAGCACCGAGGACGCTGTGGGTGAACTCCTGCTGGTGGTCGCGGTCGTGGCTCAGCCGACCCCAGTCGTAGACCAGGCACACCCTCTCGCGGCCGGCGTCCTCGGTCATCGCCCGGAGCATGTCGTCGAACGCCGGCCGCTTGTTCGTCAGGGCGTCGTCACCGCGGTCGATGAACTGGCCGGCGGGCCCCCAGCCGCGTTCGACGAGGTGTTCAACGCAGGCAGCGAGGCGCAACTCAAGCATCGCCGTGTTCGTCGTGGCGCACCGATCGTAGACGTACGCCAGGACGGGCGGCGTCTGTCGCGCGGTTGCGGTCATGGGGGTACCTCAGCGCTCAGGTGTGGAAGTGATGCCTCGTCCGGCTGTCCCGCGTAGGGGGACGAGCCGAGCGACGCCGTGCACACCAGATAACCGACTGTCACCAGCATCCGACCATGACGAAGTTGCGCGGCCTCACTGCACGACCCCTGACGAATTGACTAGTCCTTTACTCGCGGGGTTGAGGTGCAGCACCTACCGTGACGACATGGCGGAAACCAAAAACGACGCATTAGCCGCCTGGATGAAGCAGACCGGCACCAAGGCCCCCGAGCTGTGCGAAGCGGTGAACGAGGCGATCCAAGACCTCACCGGGCACCTCGGCAGCGTGTCCGAACGGACCGTGTTCCGCTGGCTGTCCGGGAAGAACCGGTGGCCCCAGGCTGTTCAACGGCGCGCGTTAGAGACCGTCACCGGCCTCCCGGCCACGGGCCTAGGGTTCGTGCCGCGGGGTAATCGCGCCACCGCTCCAGCACCACCACCGGAGGACCCCTCAGTGCACCGCCGCCGCTTCGTCGGTGCGGCCGCCGGAACAGCCGCCAGCGTCGCCGTACCCCTCCTCGCCGCCTCCGGTCCGGCCGCCCGCGTCGGTACCTCCGACGTCATCCGGCTCCGCGAGAGCATCCAGAACCTGATCTCCCTCGACGCGGACCGCGGCGGCCACGCCGCGCTGGAACGCGCCTCCCTCGCCGGAGCCGCCGAAGCCCTAGATCTCCAGCAGCGAGCCACCAGCCAACGCGTCCGCGGCCGCCTGTACTCACTCGCGAGCGACTTCACCGCCACCGCCGTTTGGTCCGCCATCGACGCCGGCCGCCTCGACGACGTCGACCGGCACCTTGACCGCGCCCTCGCGCTCGCCGGCATGGCCCAGGACGGCGAGATGACCATGCAGGCGTGGAACCTGCGGGCCATGCTCGCCCGCCAGCGGAAGAACTACGGGGAGGCGATCGCCGCGGCCCGCGCCGCGCAGACCGGCATTGCCCGCCGTAGCCGCCTCCACGCCTCCCTCGCGCACGCCCGTACCGCCGTCGGACTTGCCCACGCCGGCGAGCACCGAGCGGCCCTGCGGTCCATCGGCCGCGCCGAGGACACCCTTGCGCAGGCCGACACCACCGAACCGCCCGCTACCTGGGTTGCGTTCTACGGGGCCGCGGAACTGCACTCCATCACCGCCATCGTCTGCGACGTCATCGGTCAGCCGGCCCAGGCCGAGGCGTCCGCCCACCGGGCCCTGGCCGCCCTCCCCGACACCTACCGCCGTAACCGGGCGTACACCACCGCCCGGCTGGCGCTCGCGCAACTTCACCAGGGCGACGTCGACCAGGCGTACGCCACCAGTACCGAGGTGTTCGGCATCCTCGGCACGGAACCCCTCCGCGGCCGGGTGCGCCAACTCCTCGGCGACTTCCAGCGCGACCTGATCACGACCGCCCCGCCCCGAGTCGCACACGAGTGGGCCGACCGCTTCCGAACCGAATGGAGTCCCGCATGACCACGGCGACCATCGAACTCCGCCACTTCGGGCACAACGACCTGCCCGCCATCCGACAGACCCTCCTCGACGTCCACGCATCCGCCTACGCGGACGACATGACCGAGTTCGACGAACGGTTCCCCTGGTTCGTCGACCACTGGGGCTCACGCGAGGGCTATGCCTGCGTCATCGGCTACGACGGCGCCCAGCCCGTCGGCTTCGCCTACGGCGCGCCGGCCGCCCCAGGCCGGGAGTGGTGGCGTGAGCACGTGCAGGACCCGCCGGCCGACGACTCCACCTTCGCGGTATCCGAGCTGATGGTGCGCCATGCCTGGCGGAAGACCGGCACCGCCGGGCTCCTCCACGAAGCCCTCCTCGGCGGCCGCACCGAGGCCCTGGCCGTGCTCCTCGTCGACCGCGAGCACCCCAAGGTCCAGGCGCTCTACGAGCAGTGGGGATACGCCCAGGTCGGTTACCGGCAGCCGTTCCCCGACAGCCCGAACTTCGCCGTCATGCTCCGCGCCCGGCGCTGGCCCGACGGCGTCCAGAACGGCGACACCGCGTAGGTCGCGGCCGCGGTCCCCTGTCGGTGCGCAGTGCGAGGGTGGCGGGATGTACCGCTTCCTTCGCCGCCTGCTGGGCATGGGCCCGACGATCGCCGACTTGGACCGGGCCGCTCTGGAACACCTCGGCCAGTGCATCGCCGCCGGCCTGGCCGAAGGGCTCGCCGACCCGCGACCGTTGACGCCAGGGGAGATGGCGCGGGCGATGGCATACGCCAGCGCCGTCGCCCGGCGGTCGTTCCCCGCGCTGTACGACAACGAGGACTGACCTGCTGCTCCACGCGACCGCGCGGTACGAGGCCCTGCGGGACTGACGGGTCACTTGCCGGCCGGTATCTTGCCCTTCTGGTCGGGGCAGTCGACGAGCACCGCGGCGTCGACGAGCGCGGCCGCCTGCTTCGCGGAGAACCCGGTCTTGGCGTACGCGATGGCGTCGTCGTACGACCCCTTCTTCAGCTGGTCACACAGCTCGGTCCCCTCGTCCCCGAGTGTGCCGGCGAGGTCGTCGGTCTTCAGGCCGCCGAAGTCGTCGGGGTCCGCGGCGGCGGCCGCGTCGGCGTACTTCTTCTGATCGGCGGACGGGCCGCTGCTGGAGCAGCCGGCCAGGAGGAGAGCGGCCAGCAGCGCGGCCCCGGCGGTCGTGATCGTTCTTCGCATGCCGATCATGATGACCGCCCGAGCCGCCATGTGGGGATTTCGTGACTGGGTTGTGACGCTCTCTACCTGCGGCTTTACCGGTTCGCCCTCATCGGGACCGCGCCCTGCCGAGACGTCAGGGGTTGCCCGCAGCTTCCTTCCGCAGGATCGTCAGCAGCTCCTGGAGCATCGCGTTCAGGCGTACGGGCTCCGGGATGTTGTCCATGGTCAAGACCGGCACCGAGGGGCCGATCTGCCGGTGCATCGCGTCATCCGAGATGTCCTTGAAGTCGACCAGCTTCTGGGCGTGGATCTTGTCGGCCCGCTGCGTCACGAACGCGTGCTGACTCGCGACCACCTTGAAGTCCTTGTGCCCGAACGCCGGCGCGATGTGGTCCATGATGGCCCGGATCATCGCGGCGCAGACGTACGCGTTGCCCGTCGCATAGGCGTCGTTCAGGCCGTTGCACAAGGCGATGAGCTTGTGGACCTTCCACGTGGTGCTCGCGGCCGCCGCCTCCAGGTCATCTAGGAGGCCCGGGTCGATGTACGGCGCCCGCTCGGGCTCGGCGGCCACCGGTGCCTCGACCACTGCGGCCGGAGCGTACTGGGCGGCATTCTTCAACACGATCTCGCAGGTCTTCTCGATGTACTCCTCCACGGTGTGGATGCCGCGGAACTGCATCACGCTGCGGGTCACCTCCCGTTCCCACCCGTCGCCGGTATGAGCGCCCCCGGTGCTGATGGCCGGCTCATGGGACAACAGGTCGGGCAGTACCTTGACGAACCAGGGGTCCAGGTCGGGGAGCGCGGCCTCCAGCTCACCGGAGCGCAGGATGATGGTGGGAACCCCGTCGGTAAGAATCGGCCTGCCGATGTACAGGTCGATCATGTGACGGAGAGCGCGCACGAACGGCTCACCCACTGCGATCCGCCCCTTGGGCAACCTGTACAAGCCGGCGACGGTCAACCGCACCTTGTCGCCCGGGGCGATGGGCGCCCGCATCGGGATGGTGTAGCCGTACCCAGAGGCGTACGGGGCTTCGTGCCCCACACGCCGCAGTGAGTGGAAGATGGTGTCGGCGTCCCGGCCGTCCATGTCGAACTGGTGCTGGATGTTGGCCCACAGCGGCCACTCGCCGGTTTCCTTCCACGGCTGAGCGATGGCTACGAGGAGATCCCGCTGGTCCGGCGTGAGCGTCAGGTTGAGGAGCATGCTCAAGGAAACCCCTTGGTGCGAAGTACGAGTGACGGGCCACCATGGGGCACGCGCCTTATCCGACAGAACGTCAGATGACTCATCCTACCGCTCCCTGCGGGTACAACACCCCCGTATAATCTCCAATATACGAGGGTGGTTGGCCAGGAGGGATTTACACGTGGACGACGCCGACGGCGGTATCGAGGTTGTCGAAGGAGAACTCGTCGATGAGGACCGGCTGCCGGCCGTCCTCGACGACCCTGCCAGCATCCTCGCCGGTGCCCTCGCCCGACCGGTCATCACCCGGCACACGGTGCTGCGCCCGGGGGAACTCCCGACGACCGAGCGGCCGGCGTACACCGCGGCGGACATCTACATCTCGCCGGAGACCGCCGCGGCCATCGACGAGCGGTCGATGCCGGGGAACACCGAGCGCAACTACCGTAGCCAGCGCGGGATGTTCGAGCGCTGGTGCGACGACATGGGCCGGGTGGCCAACCCGTGCACGACGGCGACGTACATCGAGTACGTCGCGGCCCTCATCGCCCGGAGCAGCTACAGCCCCAACTCGATCAAGGCCCACAAGTCGGCCGTCCGCAGCATGCAGCCCGAGGACGCGAAGCCCGGCACGGCCGTCGTCAACGGCCTCATCAAGGAGTACGCCAAGAGCTGGAGCAAGGCACACCGGGTGAAGAAGGCGCCGGCCATCCCCGACGACAGGTTCCGCGCCATGGTGGCCAGTTGCGACCAGCGGCACCCCATCGGCATCCGCGACCGGTGGGCCCTTGTCGTCGGCCGCGGCGCCCTGCACCGCCGCATCGAACTCGCCGACCTGCTCGTCGAACAGATCGAGGTGGATGACGACTTCGTCGCGCACTGGGTCGCCATGTCAAAGACCGACCAGGACGCGGACGGTGAGGAGACGCCGATGCCGGCCGACCCCGACGACCCCCTCACCTGCCCCGTCGACGCGACCCGCGCATGGCTCAACTGCCTCTGGCGGCTCGGCATCCGCAGCGGGCCGGCGTACCGGGCCCTGACCGTCGCCGGCACGCTGCAGAACCGGGTCAGGGCCACTGCCCGCGGCGAGCACGTCAGCGGCGACGCCGTCAACGACATGGTCCGCGGCCGCGCGTTCGCCGCGGACCTGCCCAACTGGCAGGCCGTCACCGCGCACAGTCTGCGCCGCACCGGAGCGCAGCGCATCGCCGACGCCGGCGGCGACCCGACCCGCCAGGGCCGGTGGAAGGACGGCTCCACGGTCGTACAGAAGGAGTACCTGGCCCGGGCGCAGACCCGCGCCGACAACCCCTGGTTGAAGGTGCAGGAGAAGCGGCGGAAGATGGCCGCCCACGAATAGGCACTCGCGGCGCCGGGCCCGATCACAAGGTCGTCGTCACTTACGCCACGGTGAAGGGGACCCGGGCGACGATCAGGTCTGCGGACTCCAGCATGATGCCCACCTCGTTCTGCTCCAGCGACGGGGGCACCGGCAGGCCCGCCCCAGGGCCGCAGAAGATCGGGACGCCCTCCGGGTGCACCCCTACGCGAGCAAGCCAGCCGGGGGGCAGCGGGGTGTCCTCGTCGAACAGGACGTAGCCGTCGACGTGGGCCAGGCGCAGCCGGCACGGGGCGGACGGCTCCGGGCCGCGGGTGACCGTGGCGGCCCAGCCGGGGGCGGCAAGGCGGGAGACCCGGTCATAGCGGAACCCCTGGTCGTACAGCTGGACCATCCAGGAGTGGCCCCAGTGCCCGTAGGCGCCGCGCCGGGTGTCGGCCGGCGGGGTGTAGGTCAGGGGCTCCACGATCAGTGCGGCCTCGGGGCCGTAGAAGGCGGTCCGGGCAAACAGCGACAGCACCGCCTTCTGCTCTGGGTCGGCCACGGACGGTACCGGGCGCGCGTAGCAGTAGGGGGCCGGAGCGTCGGCGCACACCGGGTAGTCGACCGTCCGCTTCAGCCAGCCCGGGGTCTCACTCGGCGGGGTCATCGCGTAGTGGGAGCCCGGGTCGTACGGGGTCTCGTCCGCGGCGCGCAGTTGGTCGTCAGTGGGGGCCTCGTGGGTGGCCCACCGCTTCACGATCCGGTGCGCCTGGCCATAGGCAAGGTCTTCCTCGTCCGCCAGCACTCGGGCGGTTTCCTTGAGGGCAGTGTGGGCGTGCTTCGACATGGCGCTGTTCCTAGTAGGCCGGCCAGGACCCCACGCGTCCTCGCCGCTGTAAGGAGGCAGGCGAGCACAGACGGTCAGTGATGTAACCCTGCGGGCCCTCCGGACCTTGGCCCCGTGCCCGGCGTGGGTGGGCGGGGGTAACGGCGTGCGCGTCCAGCCGTGGTGGACACGGTAACCCATCCCGCCGACGTTGCGGACAAAATGATCACTAACCTCCCCTTGCGTGTAGCTACACAATCGGGCAAGATGTGCACGTCACCGCCCCCGACCAGAGAGGACACCATGACCGCCGCCACCCTCGCCGACGCCGACGAGTTCGAGCGCCAGGCCCGCAAGCTGGCCGATGACGCCTGGCTCGCCGGCACGTGGGAGGACCGGATGCACGCCGAGGACCGGGCCGAGGAGCTGCGCGAGGATGCGCGCAACATCCGGGCCCGGATCAAGTCCAGCATCGAGCACATCCGGGACTACTACGGCCTCGACCTCTGGGTCGGCCTGACCGTGAAGCACGAGGGCCGGCCGGGCGTGATCGTCGGCTTCGCCGGCCAGTACGTCACGGTCCAGCTCGAAGGCGACGACCACCCTGCGACGTGCCACGCCACGGCCAGCATGGAGTACCCGCCCGGTACCCGCGTCGGCCCCAACCCCGACGAGCGCTTCGCGCACCTCGTCCAGACCGCCGCCTGACTCCGCGCACGTAGAAGCCCCGCAGGTCTCGACCTCCTGCGGGGCTTCTACGCATTCTGCCTCACGGAGCGCGGTCCGCTCTACACCGTGTCGTCCCTCCGATTACTTGGACGGAACATCGGACAAAGAAGGGGATGCCCCCGCCGGCCCCGGTGCGGGGCGGTCGGGGGCGCGGCCGGCCGCTACGCGACGACCTTGAACCCGTGCTTCTTCCCGAGTGCCTTGAGCGACTCGACGCCCGGGATGCCGTCGGCCGCCTTGCCGGCGAAGTGCAGCTTCCGCTGCCACTTCGCGTAGGCCGTGACCGTGAGCGACCCGAACGAACCGTCGCCGGCGTACTTCTTGGCGAGCAGGCCCTCGGCGCGCAGCGCGGCCTCGACGATCTTCACGCCGGCCGCGTACGTCTTGTGCCCCTGCTTGCCCTTCGGGTCGGCCTTCGCCGCCTTGATCAGCTTGGACAGGGACACGGTCGGCTTCGCGGCCGGCGCCGGCTTGCTCGGCGTCGACGAGGCCGCCTGACCGGGCCACGTGTAGGACGTGACGGCTGTACCGCCGCGCGGGTCGTGCGGGTCCGCGGTGGGCGGGCAGACGCCATCAGGGAACCGCGGGGCGAGGTAGCCGGTCACATCCGTCGACGTACGCAGGTGCGTGTGCGTCCAGACACCGTTGCCCTGCCCGTTGTCGGTCGCGCCGGCCTGGATGCTGTTGCCGCCCTTGGTGATCACGTTCTTGCCGTCGAACCCGACGACGACCTCACAGTGAGCGCCGTCCTCGAAGTTGACCCACGCTCCCACCGAGGGGTACTCCGACCACTGCCCGCGGGCCTTCGCCCACGACGTGAACGAGCCGACGTTGTCCGTCTTCGGCACGCACGAGTCGAGGCCCACGTCGTGGAACATGTCCCACGCGAAGATCACGCACCAGCTGACGCCGTTCTCGCCGTACTCGATGCCGAACGGGGTGTCGTTGTCCCACCCGTCGCTGGCGTTCCAGCCCTCGTAGATCTTCTCCGGGATGCTCTCGACGTGGTCAAGGAGCGTCCGCCAGTTCGGCGTCCCGGACGAGTTCGTGGTGCCGGTCGCCCACGCCTTGAGGTCCGCGGCGGTCGCGAAGTTCGCGACGTCCTTGTCTACGCCGTCCTGGCTGTACTGGTGGAACAGCCACGGGTGCTGGATCGCCGGCGATCCAGCCGGGTGGGAGTAGTCCGCGATCCAGAGGCCGTCTTCGCAGTACGACGTGGTGTCGATGCCGAGCCAGAACGACCGGGAGCAGTAGAGCAGCACCCTGTGCGTCGGGCGCAGCGCCTTGACGGCCTTGAGGAGCGCGTCCTTGTCCGCGCAGGTCACGCCGGAGTCTTCCCAGTCGATGACGAGGATGTCGCCGTCGACGGAGTCGCACTTGTCGACGAAGTAGGCGGCCTGGGCCTGCATGTTGCCCGGCCTCGCGAAGTGGTAGAAGCCGACGACGGCGCCGGCCGCGCGCGCCGCGGCCGCCTGGCTGTCCTGGCGGGGGTTGATGTACGACGTGCCCTCGGTCGCCTTGATGAAGACGAACGACTGGCCGGTCACGTCAGGGGTCGCGGACTGGTATCCGCTCACGTCGATGCCGTTCAGCATCATGGACCTCCGGGGGTCGGGTCTGGGGGGCCGGCATGACGCCGCCGGCGGGGAGGGTTGGGGACGCTGGGGGCGCCGGCCGCGCGGCTCTACGCCTCGTCGTCGTGGTGGTGACGGCGGACGGAGCGGGGCGGCAGTGCGGGGAGTTCGATCCCGAGCTTCGCGGCGATGGCCTGGTTGACGAGCTGCTGGTGCACCTGGTCGCGCTCGTAGGCGTCGCGGAACGACGAGCCGCTGTTCGGGACGAGTTCGGCGGCCAGGGCGCGGGTGGCCTCTTGCTGGCCGCGGACGTCGGCGATCTCCTCGCGGAGCGCGGCGACGTGCTCCAGAACGCCGGGGTGGGGCGGGCTGGCGTCCGGGTCGCCGAGGAGCTGGTCGAGACGGTCCCAGCGGTGCACGCGCCGGCGCAGGGTTGGCCGGATCCGGCGGGCGAGGGCGGCGACGGTCAGGACGGTGCCGAGGGCTCCCCCGGCGAAGGACATGGTCTCTAGGGCAGAGGCGCCCGAGGACGCGAGGAACACGTGTTGCCGCCTACAGGGAGCAGGCCCGGCGCTGGGGCGCGGGGCGTTCGGTGGGGGGTGCGGCCGGCCTCCTGAGTTAGGAGGTGGTTAGGAGGCCGGCCGGGGCCGTCAGTGGGCGTGGCCGGCGAGGGCTAGCACGAGAGCGATGGCGTCCAGGGCCAGCGCGAGGCCGGCGAGCAGCCACAGCGGGAGCGCCGCGCGGCGCCGGCCGGCGCTCACGACTTGGCCTTGAGCTGGATGGCGTCGATGTAGCGGCGCAGCGCCACGTAGGTGGACAGCCGCAGCCGGAACTCGCCACCGAGGCCCCAGCCCTTCGACCAGGAGTTCCGCAGGCGGATGACGGTCTGCTCGGGGATGACGCTGCCGTCGGGGTTCTGCGCGACGGTGTCGACGCCGATCGCGAGCACCTCGTGCCCGCCGGCGAACTTGCTCGACGCCCAGTCACCGGAGTCGATGAACCCCTCGGCGTCGGGGGTGAACCACGCCTGGAACCAGGGCACACCGAGGAGGACGGGCCCGTTCTGCAGAAGCGAGACGAGGTCGTCGGCGTTGGTCGCGTGCACGTAGCCGCCGATGAGGCCGCGCTTCCGGAGCGCGCGAGCAATGCCCAGGCCCGACGAGCCCTCGTCGTTCGGCGGCCAGGTGCCCGCGATGTCGTCGACGACGGTCTCGTCGTGGTACAGCCGGATCGCGAACTCCTCGCACACCTTGGCGTCGGTGGCGGAGAGACCGACGCCGGCGAGCCGGCCGGCGCCGAGGAGGAACGCCAGGGCGCCGGTGCCGGCGTTCGCCGTGCACGAGCCGAGCGCGTCGACCTTCACCGCGCCCTTGACGAGGGCGCTGGTGTCGATGCCCTGCCGGACCAGGTCTTCCTGGTCGAGGATCGGGATGGGGATCTCGTGCCGGACGGGCAGGAGCTGCGAACCGTCGTGGCGGTGGCGGTAGTTCAGCGACCGTGCGTCGAGCCGGTGATACCGGCCGAGGCGTATGTCGGTGCGCGGGAAGCGATGTACGAGGGTGCCGTGGGTGAGCACTGGGGGCGGTCCTCCGGGCATGAGAAAGCCCCCCGGCGGGTGCCGAGGGGCGCATGGGGGTGAGGGTGGGTGGGGGTCAGCCAGATATCCACTGGACGCTGAGGGAGACGGCGACGTCGCCGGCCGCCGAGGTGTTGAGGGCGGCACCGGAGTTCTGGTTGCCCTGGACCTCGATGTAGTCGCCGGCGTTGCATACGGCTTGGGCGACGGTGGCCAGGCCCGACGAGCCGGACGAGTCGGGGGAGCCCGTCTTGACGAACGACCCGGTCACCGCGGCGCCGTTGACGGTGATGCGTACGCCGCGGTTGCCGGTGGCGTTGGCGGCGAACGACGCGGACCCGGTGACCAGGTAGGTGCCGGCTACCTGCACCGTGTACCGGCTGGTGTTCGTCGTGGTCGAGTGGCCGTTGTCGGAGTCGTAGACCTCGGTGTCGATGGTCAGGACGGTCCAGGTGTTGTTCGCAACGGACTGGACCGTGCTCTGGTAGCCGCGGAACCGGGGCACGCCGTTGCTGGCCGACCCCATGAGGAAGTCGCCCATCGCCTTCACGTTGGCGTTCCATAGGGCGCCGGTGAGGAAGTTCCCCGGCGACTCGGACGCGATGACCGGCACCGAACGTGCCACGGGGACCCCCTAGTAGGCGAAGGCGATGGAATCGAACTGGGCGACGGCGTCCCACTGCGCGGGGTCATCGCCGGTGCCGACGGGCTCGCAGACGACGTCGCCGGCGGCGTGCGTCTTCGTCGTGCCGGCGGTGAGGGTGAGCGTTCCGGTCGTCCACCCGGGGCTCGTGGCGCCGACCGCAGAGACGACGGCGAACTCAGCGTTATCGGTGCCGTTCCCGAGGGTGAGTTGCTGCCCGGCCCTGATCTGCTGCGACAGCAGCGGACCGCCGCCGGCCGGCACCGTGTAGATGGTGAAGCTGTCCAGGTACTGGACGCCGCCGGTGCACTGGTACAGCAGGTAGACCAGCGGCCGGACCCGGACGATCTCCGGGCGGAGCCGCTCGGGGTTGGTCGGATCGGGGTTGGGGCCGCCGTCGCTCGGGGTGGCCTGGCCGGAGACATAGCCGGTGTACGTGGTGTACGTGGCCCCGGGCTGGCTGGCGCGGGCCGCGACATAGTGCTGCGACCCGATGGTGTTCGCACCGCTGATGTTGACGCGGGCCCCGTTCGCGGCGATCCCCGTGAGGCCGATGTACACCAGCGGCGTGCCCGCGGTGGGCGCCGTCGCGGTACGGACCGTGGCCGACACCTGGTACGTCTTCGTCGGGTCGTACGGGATCTCGGTCAAGTCCTCGATAACGGTGTACGACGTCGCCTGGAAGGCCGACGTGCCGGCGTCCGTCGTGACGGTGATCGGGCCGGCGTCCGTGCCGCTACCGGTGATGACCCGCCAGTTGCCCGGCGTGTCGAAGGTCGCGCTGTAGACCGGGGTCAGCTGCGGGTTGGCGATGGTCACGGCCGTCGCCCCGGACGACACGGCGGCCGTCAGGGGGGCATGCCAGGCCGCGAACACGCCGTAGGGGGTGAGGTCGGCCGGCGAACATTGCAGGTCGAGGAACGCCTCGTTGTCGTCGGAGAACGTCCACTGCATGTTCTCGACGAAGCAGTCGATCTGCACGGGCGGCGCCGGCGCGGGGGGCCGGCGCATCACCCGTATCCGTACGCCGAGGTCCAGCGCGAGGCACACCGGCCAGAGCGCGGGGTTCGCCGACGGATGCAGCGTCATCTTGTCCACGCGCGTGGCCGGCTGCCGGTAGCGCGACAGCAGGTACGCCGCGGCGTCGTTGCACTCGTTCGGGTCGGACGCGTTGATGGTGCGCTGTAGCGGCCGCGGGAAGTACGCAGCGACCGAGGCGTCGTCGACGGCGTAGAACTGCTGCTGGGTGGACTCTTGGGTGACCGTGACCTGGTTCGACAAGTGCGTCGAGTCGTAGTCGAGGGTCAGTTCCTCGTACGGCCACTCGCCGAGTTCGACCTTCTCGCCGAAGACGTAGGCCGGGGTGAGCGCGTTGTAGCGCTCCTTGCGGCTCACGAACGTGACTGCGCCGGTCGCGTCCACGTAGTGGGCGCCGTTCTCGGTGTCGACGACGGCCTGCAACGCCGACATGGCGTCCTGGCCTTCGAAGTTCGCCGGCCCCATCGACGTCGTGAGCGACGTCTCGACGAAGTCGATGCCGTCATAGCCGGCGTACTTGAGGATCCGCCCGTACCGGGCATCGGCGGACTCGCCGGCGCAGTTGTTCCGCCACGCCTGGTAGATGTTCGTCATGGCCGACGTCGACAGCGCCGACGGGAACTCGGCGACGAAGCTGAGGTTCCCCGCGAAGTTGAACGTCGTGCCATTGCCGACGGTCGGGTCGACCCACGTCCCGACGTTGTCGGAGACCAGGCCGGACGGTTCGAGGTTCGGGTCGAAGCTGGACCAAGTCGCGTTGAGACCGTCCAGGTTGATGGTCAGCTGAGCGTTGGCGCGGCTGTAGCTGATCTGGACCAAGTGCCAGTTGCCGTCGGCGACGTTCTTCGTGGTGCTGGGCCTGAAGGTCAAGGCCCCTGCCGTCGGGCCGCCCATGGCCAGGGTGAAGTAGCCGCTGGTGTCGAGGTACAGGTACATCTGCGAGCCGGACGGGAAGCCGTTGGCGCGAGTCCGGGAGAACGACGACCAGATCACGGCGAGAGACGTCGGCGTCGCCGCGGTGTAGCGGAACGCGATCATGCGCGTCCACATGCTGAGGTCGGCGGGGCCGACGATGCCGGCCGAGGACAGCTTGAGGAACGACGCGCCGCCGCTGGTCAGGTTCGTACCCGGGTTGGAGTTGCTGACCGAGGCGACGGTGCCCGTGCTGCCGGTGTACGTGCCGTTCGTGGAGTCGTTCGCGGCGACGGCCGCACCGAAAGTGATGCTGCCGGCCCCGTACTTGCCGATGGCGATCTGTACGGGGGGCTGGCTGCCCGTCCAGTCCGCTATGGACGTGGAGCCGGAGGGCTCGTCGAGCTTGTAGACGAACCGCGGCTTGCTGGCGTTGAGCTCCATCGTGAGCGCGTCGGCAAGCTGCTGCTGGCTGAGCAGCGCGAAGGTGTCGACGGCGTTCGGCTCGACCTTCCCGTACAGGCCGTCGAGGTCCCACGACGACGGCCAGCGCTCCGTCCACCCGGAGTAGACGTCGGTCCACTCCCCCGGGCACGTCCACGCGGACGCGGCGGTGCCCTTCTCCAGCTGCCAGCCGTCGACCTGTATCGCGGCCGCCGCACCGGGGACGGCGTCGAGCGAGACACCGCACTCCATGGCGGCCGCGGTCGCCGGCGCGACGCCGGTGATCGTGATGTGCGTCCACGTGCCGGCCCCGCCGGTCAGGGTGACGGTCGAGCCGTAGGTGTAGCTGCTCGCGGCCGCCACGCCGGCGACGGTGTACCAGCCGAGATGCGCCTTCACGTTCAGCGTCGTCGACGCGGTGACGTTCCGGACGCGGGCCTGCACCGTGTATGCCTGGCCCGGGGTGACCGACGGCCGCGACGTGTAGCAGGGGCGTGCGCCGATCGGCTGCCCGGCCGGCACCCCGAACTGGTAAGTGGTGGAGCCCATCCACGAGTTCGACAGCTGCTGGACCTGGCCCCCGGTGGAGTCCGTGTCGCTGTTGACGCCGATGAGGTAGTACCCGATGTCGCTGCCGGTCGCCGCGGCGACCTCAAGGAGGTTCCGCGAGGGCGGCCACATGGCCCTCTTGCGGTAGGGCTGGTACGGGGTGATGTGGCCGGCGTACGGGCCGGCCGTGTTGACGGGGTCGAGGACGGCATCCGGGTTCGCGAGGGACACGCTGCCCTCGCCGGAACGCACCTGGTCGGTCTCGTACTGCCGGCCGCGCTGCACCGACGACGTCCCGCGGGTGCGGTCGCTGACCTCGACGAAGCGGTCGGTGGGGAAGGTGCCGTCACCGGCGGTCCACGCCGGCCCCCACGCGTCCTCAATGTGCGGCCAGTTGAGGTTGATGGGGCCGCCGGCGCGGGTGTTGACGTTGGCGATGGTCGCGGCCATGCCGGCCGACTCGGTGCCGGTCGTGTTGACCTGGAAGTAGAACGCTACGGAGGTGGCGCTCCACGCGTAGGAGGTGGTCGCGAGGGCCGTCCAGGTGAGGCCGTCGGGGCTGGTGGAGAACGTGAACGCGCCGGCCGACTCGGACAGCATCCACCACCGGTGAAGGTGCGGGTCGTGGGTCGGTAGCGTCGTCGTCACGGCGACGCCGGCGGTGACCACCTTGAAGGTGAAGGTGCCGCCGGAATACACCTGCGCCACCACGGAGTTGCTCGACCCGGCGTCGAGCTTCATGGCGGTGTTGATGCTCAGGTTGCCGTTCGGCGCGGGCGTGATCTGCGCGTACACGGAGGAGCCCGTCGCGTCGTACGAGCCCGATCCGAGGTTCGCGCTGCCGGCCGCGGTGGGCACGCTCACCATCACCAGGTCGTTGACCGCGTCGAGCGCCAGCTGGCCGGCGTTGGAGGCGTTCCACCGGGTCAGGTTCACGCTGCTGGCGGCGAACGCGTCCTGGAGCGTGGACAGCTTCGGGTTGGCCACCGGGCACCACCTATCTGGCGCCCGGCGGCGCCCTTCGAGCTATCGGGTTGTCAGCGGCTGTACGCCGCGTATGTCGTCGAGTTGCGCATGCCGAGGCGCAGCATCTGCTTCTCGACGACGTCGCGGAGTCTCTTCTCGGTGAGCACGTGGCCCTCAACGGTCACGTTGATGGTGTTGTGCACGACCGTGCCGCGACGTCCGCCGGCCAGGGCCAGGCCGCTGCCGGCGATGGAGCTTGCGCCGGCGGCCGCGACGGTCCCGGCGAGGCGGGTGACGGCGCGGGCCGCGTGGTGGCTGCCGTCGTCGACGCCGGCGGCCAGGCCCCGGGGGATCCACTGGCCGATGGAGGCGAACACCCGGCTCGGGGAGTGGATACCCAGGGCCTGACGGATAGCCTTCTGCATGCTCTTCGCGATCTTGAGCATTTGCTTCTCGATCGCTTTTTCCTGGCTCTGTAGCCCCTTGACCAGGCCCTTCGCGGCGTTGATGCCGTTGCCGTACATCGAGTCGGCGACGGACTTGCCGGCCTTGGTCGCCGCGGCGTTCGTCTGCTTGTTCGCGGCGTTGATCGCGTCGATCTGGCCCTTAGTCGCGGTCGACAGCGCGGCCGCGGTCGCCCCGCCCGCGTCGACACCGGAGGCGGCGATCTGGGCTATGAGGTCGGCGGAGAGACCCTTTTTCTTGAGGGTGGCCAGCTGCGCGGCGAACGCGGTCGCCTTCTGCATCTGGTCCTGCATCTTGTTGACCACGTCTTGCGCGGTCAGCGCGACGCCCTCCTGCGGGGCCTCCGTGACGACAGAGAAGCCCTGCTTGATGCCGTCCGCAACGGACTTGACCTCGTCGGACCACTTCTTCTGGAGATCCTTGAGGTTCTTCTGGGCGGTCTTGATCTTGGCGGCGACGGCGTCGCGCTTCGCGGCGAGGCTCCGGAGGGCCTTGTCCTCCCGCTTCGCGTACGCCTCAAGCTTCTTGATCGTCTTCTCGTGGGCGTCGACCCACTTGTTGCTGACGCCCTTGGTGCCGCGGAGGTCGGCGACCTTGTTGTACGTCTGCATGAGCAGCGTCTCAATACGGGTCGTCGCCGTCTTCACCTTGGCCGTGGTCCCGGTCAGACCCTGGACCAGACCCTCGTTGAGGTAGATACCGATCTGCCGGAACACCCGCGACGGGGAGTGGATGCCGAGGACGGACTTGATCCCGGAGACCGCCCGGGAGCCGATCGACTTGACCGTGTTGATCGCGGCCGCGGCCTTCTGCTCGGCGCCGTGGATCAGGCCCATGATCAGGTCGCTGCCGGCCGACACGAGGAGGCCGCTGAGGTGGCCGAGCCCGGACATGATCCGGCCCGGGAGCCCGCGCACCCACGAGACCATCTCGGTGGCCTTGTTGACCGTGGACGTCTTGAAGGACGTCCAGGCGTTCACGGCTATTGAGACGATCTTCGACGTCAGGGAGACGAGGGCGGAGTAGGCGCGGCCCGGGAGGCCGGCTATCCAACTGACCAGCGACTTTCCGATGTTGACGGTGCCGTGGTAGGCGTCGAGGAACCCCGACTTGATCTTGCCCCAGTACTTGGTGATCAGCAGGACCGCGATACCGATCGGCCCGGTGAGGATCGCGAGCAGCAGCGGCCAGTGCGCCTTGACAAAATCGACGACCCAACCGATAGCCTCGCCAATCACCTTAAAAGCGGCGTTTACGAAGTTTCGGAACCAGCCGATCTTGTTGTACGCCAGCACGAGGGCCGCGATCAGGGCCATGATCCCGAGGACGATGAGCACGACCGGGTTGGCGTCGAGGGCGATGTTCAGCAGCCACTCGGCGGCGGCAGCCACCTTCGAGGCGACCGCGGAGGCCATGAGCTGAACCTTCTGGATCGCCCACGCGGCGGCCGCGCGGATCCCGGACGCCGCGGCGGTGAGCATCTTCCGCGACAGGTCGAGGGCCGCGGTCGCGGCCGTCTTCATGGCGCTACCGACGCCCTTGAGGCCGGAGACGAGCCCCGACCAGGCGGCCTTCCCGGCCACCTTCGAGACTCGGCCGACGCCCAGCGCGAAGCCCTTGACGGCGCCGCCGGCCCGCTTCGCCCCCGACGCCGCGGTGTCGAACCCCTGGCGCAGCTTCCCGCCGAACGTGCCGGCGAGACCGGTGGACTCGTCCGCGGCCGCGCTGGCGCTCCGGAACCCGCGAACGATGTTCGCGGCCCCCTTGGCACCGCTGACGCCCATCTTCGCGAAGGAGGTGACCGACTTCGCCGCGGTCGTCGCCAGCCTGACGCTGTACGCGACGACGGACAGCGTGAGGACGCCAGCGATGACGGCGGCGAGGGCGACCGCGACGTCCTTGTGCTGTCCGAACCAGCCGATGACCGCGGTGACGACCGGGATGAGCTTGGTACCGATCTCGATCCCGACGACCTGCAACGTCTGCTTGGCCCGGGCCATCTGGACGTTGAAGAGGCCTTGGGTGGTCTTCCAGCCCTCCACGCTGCTCGACGCGTGGTGAAACGATTCTCCAACCTTGGTGACGCGTTCCTTGAAGCCGTCGGTGTTCTCCCCGGTGAGCATCAGGGTCGTGTTGAGACCCGTGGCACCGCCGGTCATTTTCTTGATCGCGTCGGTGTACGTCGTCGCGGCCGGCCCGCCCCGCTTGAGGGCGTCGTTGAACCCGTGGGACCGCTCGTAGAGGGTCGCGAACTGCTGACCCATGGCGTACTGGTCGGCCGGCAGGTTCTTGATCGACTTGCCGTACGACTTGACCGACACCGAGCCGTCTTGCAGGCCCGTCGCGAGCTTCTTCAGCCCGGGCGGCATCTTGCCGAGCATCGTCGACAGGTCGGTGGCCGCCTGCTTGCTGTTGTTGAACGCCGACAGCAGGACCGTGCCGGACTTGCCCATCTTCCCCAGCACGGTCTGGGTGAGCAGGTCCAGAGTCCCCGTCAGGCCGCGCTTACCCAGGTGCGTCTGCACGTCGGTCGCGGACAGCCCGAAGCGCTGCATCGTGTTGACCGCGACGTTGTTCGGGGCGGCCAGGTTCCGGATGGTGTTCGCGAGTTCCTGCGTGCCCTCCCGGGCCGAGGTGCCGTGCTGGGTTAGGGTCGCGAGAGCGCCGGAGACCTGCTCAAAGCTGATCTTGTTCGCCGAGGCGATCGGCAGGACCGTCGACAGGCTGGAGGCGTATTCCTCCATGGTCATCTTGCCCTCGCCGGCCGCGGTCTTCATGCCGTTCATGACCCGCGTGGCGTCGACCGCCTTGAGGTGATACGACGCCATGACACTGGTCATGGCGTTGGTGACCGACTCCAGCGAGGCGTTCTCCTCGCGGGCGCCCTGGGCGGCCGCGGTGAGCACCTTGACGCCGTCGCCGGCGCGGTACCCGGCCTTTTCGACCTGGTACATGCCGTCGGTGAGATTGTGAATCCCGGTGCCGGTGCCCTCGGAGATGTCGAGGATGCCCTTGCGGACGGTGGCCAGGCCCTTGGTGGACTCGCCGGCGGCGGTCTGGAGGACGGCCGTCGACGCCTGGAAGTCGCCGGCCATCTTCACCGAGGCGACCGCGGCGCCGGCCCCGAGCAGGGACACGGAGCGGCCCATCGTGGCGAGGCCGGTGTAGGCCGTCATGCCGGCCTTCTTGAAGCCGGCCGCGGTGCCGTCGACCTGCGTACGGGCCTGCGCGAGGGTGCCGCGCAGCTGGGTTATGTCGCCCATGAGGCGGACGACGACGGGCGGCAGCAGCGTTCCGCCACCGGACACGGGCGCCCCCCCTTTCTCAGGGTTGGGCGCCCCCCGGGCGCGTCAGTGGTGACTCATGGCTGCACGCCAGGCGGAGTAGTAGAGATTCGCGAGCGCGCCGGAGGCGGCGAGCTTTTCGTAGGACGGGCGGACGTAGGGCCGAGGCGGTAGTTCCGTCGCCCCGCCGCGGCCGGTGATGCCGCCGAGTTCCTGGATCCGGCCATAGACGGCCGTGGGGCCGATCTGCGCCTCCCACCGGCCGCGACCCAGCGGGGTGGGGCCCTTGACGGTGATGGAGCGGCGCAGGGTGCCGGTGATGAGTGACGGGGGCTCGCCCGGGCGGGACGGTGTCGGCGTGCCGCGGGGGTGGCTGGACGTCGACAGCGTCTGTTTGATCTCCCGCTCTAGGAGGTGCGACGCCTGCGCGGTCGCCGTGCGGGTCGCCGCGTCGAACGTGCCGACCAAGCCCTCAAGGGCTGCGGTCAGTTGGTGTAGGCCGATGACCTCGACGGAACTGCCCGACATGCCGTCACCCCCGCTCGGCGTCGCGCATGGCCCGGTCGTGGGCGGCTTCCTTGGCGGCGTCGACTTCCATCGCCATGAGTGGGAGCCGGGCATCCAGCCACGCCGGGATCTCGTCGACCTGGGCTGGCGTCCACCGGTACCGCTCGGCGTACCAGAGGTAGTCGTACGCCTCGTCGACCGGGGTGATCGGGTGCCCGGCGGGGACGTCGTGCCCCTCCAGCCGCGCCCTTAGTCGGCGGAGGGCGCGGTAGGGGACGCCGGGTCCGTGGCGTCCTTCGCGTCGGGCTTGGCCGGGAACAGGAGCTTCCGGGACTCCTCGACCGCCTCCGAAAGGGCGTCGTCGTCCTCCAGCGGGATCAGGTCCAGCGACGCCGGCGTCACGTCCGGGATGGGGAACTCGTACGACCAGTCGATGATCAGGACCCGCAGCAGGCCGTTGATGAGGTCGAGGGCCTGCGACAGGTCGCCGCCGTCGTCCTGGACGGCCCGCATGGCCTTCTGCTTGTCGCCGCGACGCAGGGTGTGGGGGTCGCGGAACTGGACCCAGGCGCCGGAGGGGAGGGTGACGCGTTCGGTGGTGGACATGGCTCTCCTGTCGAGGGGGTGAGGGGGTGAGGGGGTGAGGGGGTTAGAAGGTGCCGGGCGGCACGTTGTTGGTGATGGACACCTTGATCGGGCTGTATCCGCCCGACCCGCCGGCGTTGCTCGTGTTGAACAGGGCCTGGAAGCTGTTGCCGTACTCGACGGCGTTCTTCGTTCCGTCGGCCTCGGAGTCGGTGAACGCGGCCAGCTGGCAATCCACCTGGAAAGTCAGCTTGTTGACGCCGGTCAGGCCGTTGTCGAGGAGGAGCTGAAGCTGCGGCTGCGTGTTGTTCAGCATCCAGAGCAGCGGCGACTCGTCGGCCGCGACGAAGTTGAGCTTGCCCTCGACGGACAGGCCGCCGCGCTGGATGACGTACGGGCCCTGGCTGCCGTTGACCGTGTAGTAAGGGGACAGCTCCCGCTTGATGGTCAGTTCGCCGTCGGTGACGGTGGGGATCAGCGTCGCGCCGGCGGCCGGCCCGCCGATGCCGACGAGCATGCGCCAGGAGGCGACGGGCAGCACCGTGGACGGGGACGCGACGGGGGCGACGCCGGCCGGGACGGACGGGAACGACGTCCCCTTGCCCGACCAGGTCAGAAGCTCGCTCTCCGCGTTCCACTTCAGGCCGAGTTCCGACAGGCACAGGCCCGGGTACTGGCGGGCGCCCGACGTCGCGGTCGGGCCGAGGAAGTGAGTCAGGGTGTGGCTGACGGGCTGCCCGCCACCGGAGTTGAGAAGGCCGTGCGCCTGGGTGAAGGGCGCGGTCACCGGCTGCACGGCCTGAGTGGCGGCGTGCGTGTAGGCGAGGCCGCCGGTCGGCGTGGCCAGCGGGATGGTGTAGGGGCCGGCGCCGGTCGGGGTACCGGTCACGAAGCACTCGGCGGTCGCACCGGATCCGATCTGCACGGTCGTGCCAGCGGGGATGGTCGCCGCCGTCTGGATCGAGGTTGCGCCAGCGGTCGCCTGGACGGACAGCGTGGTGCCGCCCGACCCGGTCGAGGTACCGGTGTACGCGAGGTCGCCGAGGATGTTCCGCAGGAAGAAGCCGATGCCGTCGCCGTAGGCGGGGCCGCCGAGCTCCACTTCCGCGATCTTCGTACCGGCGATCTTCGCGAAGGCGTCGTTACCCATACTCCCCCTCCACGACTTGTCGTCGAGGAAGGTGGGGTTGTCCTTGGGCTTGACCTCGTCGACGAGGACCGTCGACGTCATCGCGACCGCCGTTCCCTGGACGGCCTCCGTGGCTATGCCTACGAACTGCTTGGCGGGCGCGAAGGTCTGGGGGGTACCGGCCACCGGTTACTCCTCGTGGGTGAGAGGCCCGGCGTTGTCCGCGGCCTGGTTCGGGGTTCTGGTGGTCTTGGTCCAGCGCCCGTCCGCCGGCGGCCCGAACGGCCAGTCGAAGACGGTCGCGGGGGCGTCCGGCGTCGCGGCACGGGCGGTGAGCGGGACGTGCGGGTACACGCAGTCGGCGAAGTGCGTGAACTCGTAGGCGCCGCCCGGCTCGACGCCGGCCGGTACGGGCTCGGCGGGGGCCGGGTCGGACACCACGTCCGGCACGGCCGGCGCGGGCTCGGGAGCCTCGACGGTCGCCACGTCCTGCGGCGCCGGCTCGTCCTTGGGGGTCTTGGAAATGGGCATGCGGACTCCGCAGGCAGAGAGGGTGATCGGGGGGGACGGCCGGTCAGGCGTTGATGAACTCGATGGCTGCGAAGGTGATCTCGACGAAGCTCTTGGTGAGTTCGGCCTTGGTCTCCGGCTGGCTGTACTGGACGTCGATGCCGTCCATGCCTCCGTCGATGTGCTCGCCGGCCTGGAAGACCGCACCGCCGAGGGTGCGGCTGAGGCGCAGGTGTTCGAGGAGCGCGTCACGCAGGGCGTGCACGTCGTCCTGGGCGTCCTCGGCGTAGGCGCAGTTCGAGCGGATGTAGCAGTTGAGGACGACCTCGTACACGACTTGCTTCATGCCGCCGTGCTCGCCGCCGAGGGCGACCCGGTGCTCGGAGTGCCGGGGGATGAACACGACGATCTGCGCCCCGGTGCGCGTGCCGGGCGGCATGCCCCAGAAGTAATCGCCGTGGTCGTCGCGCTTGGGCCACGCGCGGCGTACGACGCCGACGCCGGCCTTTGTCAGCGGCGACGATCGGTAGGTACGGCTCTGCTCGTCGTACGCGCCGCCGAGGTACCGGCAGATGCCGTCAAGTACGGCCTGGACGCTCACATCTGCCTCGTGTAGGAGGTGAGGATGCGCTCGGCCTCGCGTACGAGCCCGGAGCCGTCCTTGCGGCTGTCCTCCTGCTGGGTGCCGGCGCTCAGCGCCGTGTCCGGGTAGGAGTCCTCGGCCGCGGTGTCGGGGCGCATGAGTTGGCTGATGGTGTAGTTGACGACCGCCAGGCGCATTTCCGCGGGCATGCCCGACCAGCCGGAACCCTCGGTGTGGGGGTTCGCGATCGGGGCGGCGAGCGGTACGACGGTCGGGGCCGGCGAGGTCGTCACGTCCGGCGGTGTCCAGGTCGGGGACACCCGGACGGTCTCCTCGACGCCGGGCTCCCAGAGCCGGTACGTGGCACCGGGCATGACGCCCGTGGGGTCGGCGACGGTCAGCGACGTGTCGCCCGGGCCGGCGTCCTCGGCGAGGAGCGTGGACACCCAGCCGGCGGTGTACGTGATGTCGACCCACACCCGGCCACGGGTGGAGACCCGTCCGACGGGGATGAGGATCGTCTGGTTCTTGTCGACCCGGTACGCCGGCGCCGGCAGGTACGCCATGCGGGAGAACGTGGAGCCGTAGGACACCGCGGCGACGGACAGCACGGGCCGGTCCGACGGGAAGACGACGAGGTTGCCGTCCCGGTCGATACGGCCGTGGGTGCTCAGGTCGACGCGGTGCGCGCCGAGGGTCTGGTTACAGATGTTGTCGGCCCACCCAGACGACGCCAGGAGCACGTTCGTCAACTCGGCGGTCTGCGCGGCCGGGTCCATGATTCCGGGCCGCAGCGTCTCAACGTCGAGGTAGGTGGGATGGGCGGTGAACTCGGCGGCGGTCACGTACGGGGTGCCGTCCATGGGCGGTCACCTCCTCCAGTGCCGGCGGGTTACTGGTCGTCCGTGGCCTTCGCGGCGGTGGCCCGCTTCGCGGGCGCCTTCTTCGCCGGCGCGGGCTCGGGGGCCGGCGCGACGGGGGCGGTGAGGGCGGCGGTCGCGGACGCCGCCTTGACGAGCTGCTCGACCGCGCTGAGGAGGGTCGCCGGGTCCTTGCGGCGCTCCAGCTCCTCACCGATGAGGCGCTGCTGACGCTGAACGTCGTCCTCCCACATCGGCTTGCCACGGTGGTGGAAGCCGGCGAGCCGGTCGGAGACGTCGTCGGGGAAGTCGAAGCCGCCGGCGTCGTCGGCGTGGAAGGTTCCGAACTCGGGGTCGTCGAGGGTGGTGACGCCCAGGCGCGAGTACAGGCGCATGCCTGCTCCAATCAGGGGGTGAGGGAAGAGGGCCGACCGCGGGCCGGGGCCCCGCACCACGTGCGGGGCCCCGACGCGGGGCGGTTAGCCGACGTTGGAGAGCGTCGCCATGGCGACCGGGGCGCGGTTGATGAAGGCGCCCACCGACCGGATCTCGAACTCGCGGCGGGGGCCGCCGCCGGCGACGCCCGGGTTACGGCTGATGCCGTAGTCGAACTGCGCGCAGTCGCGCAGGTTCCGGTACTCCAACACGTTCGTGATGTTGGCCTGGGGAAAAGGCACGCGATCGGTCCTCGCGATGATCGTGCCCGGGGGCAGCGAGGTGTGGACCTCGATCGGGACGGTCACGCCGCCCGCGGGCGTGTTGACGATCTCGCCGACCCGGCCGCCCGCGGTCACGCTGATGCGGCCGGACTGGTCGGTGTTGAGGAACGTGGTCGCGCTGGTGGAGCCGAGGACCAGGTTCGCTATCTCCTGGGCCTGCGCGGCGTTCATCATGAGCGCGGTCGGGGACGCCTTGATGGCGTTCCACAGGTTCAGGAAGATGTAGTTCTCGATCTCCTGAACGCTGCCGCCGGCCAGGGTCAGCGCGGCGCCGTCGAGGCTCTTGAAGACCGACGGGTTCTGGGTGCCGGTGCCCGGGGTGACCCACTGGCCGTTGCCGTTGTAGTCGCCGGCGAGCGAGGCCATGAAGCCGTCGTAGTCGTTCGCGTTCGCGCTGCCGTTGTCGGCGGCCGCGTTGAACGTCGGCTTGGTGTTGGCCGCGCCCTTCCAGTTGCTGGACAGGTCCGGGACGGCGGTCCCGGCCGGCAGCGCCTGGTCGGCGGCGATGACCTTGTTGAAGCTGACCGTGTTGACCGTGGTGGTGGTGTAGTAGAACCACGTGGTCCCGTTCGCCGACTGGAACCAGTCGTAGGCGACGGCGCCGCGGACGGCCGGCACGGACGCGGTCAGGCTGTTCGTCGAGCCGGACGCGAAGACGGTCGAGCCGCTGTTGCCCTGGCTGTTGCCCGACCCGTAGTAGTAGCCGGAGCCGGTACGGGCCGCGACACCGACGTACACGGTGGTCGCGCCGATGGTGCCGCCGGTCGCCGCCTGGGCGATGGTCGGCGCGGACGGCCGGGCCAGCGCGAAGGACTGCGCGCCGAGCAGCTTCCTGTCGTCCCCGATGAGGACCTGGTTCAGGGTCTGGAACGTCGAAACCTGGAAAGGATCGGCGTAGCCCGTGGCGAGGTCGAAGGCGTCCTGGGTCGCCATGCCGGCGAGGCCCGTCGGCTTGTAACGAGCCTGAAAATCCTGCTCGTTGAAGATGACCTCGTTGGCCGCGAAGTCCCAGCCCATCGACGGGTCGGGCTGCGCCGCGGTCGTGTCGAGGATCGCGCGCCACACCGCGTACGGGTTACCGTCCGGGCTCTTGACGCGGGCGACGAGGTCACGGAACGGCGTGACGACCGGGATCATGGAGACGAGCCCGGACAGGTCGTAGCTGTAGAAGCCCGTGTTTTCGAGGATGCCGGTGGTCTGAGCCTTGGAGATGCTGTCCAGCGTCTCCGCGGTGAGGTTTTCGAGCGCAGCGCTCAAGGGGTGCCTCCTGGGCATGAAAAACCCCCGGCGCGTCAGGCGCTCGGGGGTTCGGGGGGTCTGGGAGGAAGAGAGGCGCTACTGGGGGCGCCGCTGGTGAATCGCCTGGAGCGCGGCGATGGCGCCCTTCTGCATCTCGACGGCGGCCGCGTTCTGGTCCGGCGCGGAGCCGGTGTAGAGCGTCTGCTTCAGCTCGCGGGCCTTGGCCATGTCGATGGGCGCGGCGCCGTTGTCCTGGCCGCGCATCATGTGCGCGGGCGGGACGGCACCCTGGGCGAACACACGCGGCTCGGCGGGCTGCTCTTCCAGCGTCCTGACCTGGCCCTTGAGGGTCTCGACGATCTCCGCCAGTTCCACGATGGCCTCACCGGTCTTGGTGAGCTGTGCCGTGTGGCCGGCGCTGTGTTCGTCGAGCAGTCCCTTGACCATGTCGCGGATGTCGCTGCTCTTGAGTACGTCCGAGTCGGTGTCGGTGGTCTTGGTGACGTCGTCGGTGGTCGGCGCGACCTCGGCGGCCGCGGCCTCCTTGGTGACGCCTTCGTCGGCGGGGGTGCCGACCTCGGCGGCAGGCGCCGGCGCGAGGTCGTCGGCGGCCGGCGCGGGCTCGGCCGGGGCGGCCGGCTCGTCGGCGGCGTCGGCCCCCGAAATGGGGGTGATCTCGGTGGGGTCGACGATGCCCACGAGCTTGCCCTTGGCGTCGTAGACGGCGACCATCGGGGGCTTGCCCTCGCCGTCGGCCTTGCCGATCGGCTCGGCGGCCGCGGCCGGGGTCTCGACGGTCTCGGGGGCGGTGCCGGTCTCCGGCATGTCGGTCTCCTTCTTGGCGACCGGGCGGCCGCTCTCCTGGGTGTCGGGGGCGGCCGGCAGCGACGCGAGAACCTTTTGCAGGGACTCGACCGCGGTCCTGATGGCGTTCTCGTTCGCGGCCGACAGGGTCCGGCCCGCCTTCGCGACCTGGGTGAGGGACTCGATGACGTCGAGCGGGGCGGCGTCGAAGTCGCCGAGGGCCTTGCCGACGGCGTCGAGTTCGGCGGTGCCGCGGATGACCTCGGCCTCCTCGTCGACGGCGAACGGCGCGAGGACCGAGATCGCGTAGTCGATGGCGCATGCGGCGTCGTCGAGGTTCATCGCCGAGTCGAAGTCGCTGCCGTCGCCGGCCGCGGCTTCGAGGAGTTCGCGGTCGGCCATAACGCCGAGCGCGGACTTGGCGCGGGAGAGGATCGAGGTCCACTTCCGGGCGGTCGCCGCGTCTACTGCCTCCCACGCCGGCGAGCCGGGGGTGTTGGCGTCGCCGGGGGCGTTGCCCTCGGGTTCGGCGAGTACGGCCGTCGGGTCGAGGTCGGCTTCGGTCGCCATGGTGTCCGCGTCCTTCGTGATGGGGGCGTCGTCGACCAGGCGGCCGCCGGCCTTGTGGATGAGCTGGGCCAGGGCGCCGGGGGTGCCGGTCATCGTGACCGTCTCCCCCACCGCCGCCTCCGAGGTCGGGGCGGGGTCGGCGGTCTTGCCGATGAGGTCGCGGACGAGGTCTGGCGGCATGAGGCCGGCCGGGCCGCCGTCGGCGGCGGCCTTGGCCATGAGGAACGGGAGACCGTTCGCCGCCTTGTCGACGAGGTCGACGCGGTCGATGTTGGCGTCGACGAGTTCGGTGAACTCGTCGTCGGGGGTGTGGGGCATCAGCTACTCCGTGGGGTGATACGGCGCGCCGAGCCCTGCGGCGACCAGCCGGTGACGCGCCCTGACTTGTAGAGCTGCCAGGCGTGTTCGTCGAGGACCGCGCCGATCAGCCAGTCGCCGGCCTTGACGACGACGTCGCCGAGGTTCCAGTCCGGGCCGCGGTAGATGTACGACTCGACGACCTTCGCGGCGCCCTCGGTGCCGTCGGCGTGGAACAGCCCGGTCTCGGGGCCGTTCTGGAGGAACCGCCATGCGGCCTTCTCCAGCTCCGCGGCGGAGAAAAAGTCACGGCCGCCATCCGCACCCCGCTTGATCATGGGGTCGGGGCCGGCCTGGTAGGCGACGCCGAGCACGTAGCGCTGCTCGTCGGGCATCAGATGCCTCCTGTCACGGGCACGAGGGCGCAGCGGCACCAGGGGTGACCGGGCGGGGCGGACTGGCCGGAGGGGAAGAGGCTCCCGGGCCGACGCGGGCCTTCCTCGGCGTTGGTTTGGCAGATGTTGCAGACCCGGCCGTCGCCGGCGGAGATCCACTCGACGGACTCGATGCCGTTGATGAGGTACGTGGTGAGGGTGGCCGCGGATACCGCCCGGCACAGCTCCGTCGTCGCGATCATCTCGGCGCGGGTGACGTCGCTGAGCAGGCCCTCAATCGCCGCGGCGATCGTCGTCGGGCTGTCGCCGCGCTCGGCGCCCTCGGCGAGGAGTCGACCGAGGGCGTTGAGGCGGGTGTTGACGATGGACTTGATGGTGACGCCGGACTCGTTGAGCAGGGTCGCGAGTCCGTCACCGTTGCCGGTGCGCCCGAGGAGGAGCCGGGCGGCCGCAGCATCGCCGGGCGTCCAACTGCCCCAGTCGACGGCGGCCGCCGCGCCAGCGACGACCTCGGCGGACACAGCGCCGATGACGTAGCCGTCGAGGTAGACGCCACCAAGGGCTTCCTCAAGGGCCGTCGCGATGCCCGGGGCGTGCTGCTCCAACCATTCACGGGCCTCGTCGCCGAGTTCCCGGAGCCGGTCGGGCTTGCGTGACGCGCTCGACGACGCGCTCATGCCGAGCCACGCCTTCGCCAGCTGGCGGGGGTTGATGGCGCCGCGGAGGGCCGCAGCGATCCGAGGCGTCCAGTAGGCGATGGCCTTGAGGTCCATCTTCCAGCCGGGCCACCGGGCCGACCCTTCGGCGCCGTCATCTTTTGGGTGGGCCGCCTTGACGATCCCGTCGTCGTCAGCCGGGAGCTGGCCGTCGAGGGCGCCAAGGACGGCGTCCAGGGAGGCGAGGAGTTCGGGCCTGACGGCAGGGTTGTCGCGGAGCTGCTCGGGGTCCCACCATGCGACGGCCTCCACGATGTCCCCGTCGGGGTCGTCGGGGTTGGTGACCTGGTCGCGCCGGCCGAGGTCCAGTACGGACTCCGAGGCGACGGTGTAGACGTAGCCGACGTATACGCCGGACCCCCACGCCGGCCTGGCGAACGCGAGTGCCGCCATGGCGTCGGGGTCGAACGGGAGGATGAAGCCCGTCTCCTCTGACCACTCGCGGATAGCGGCGCCCACCGGTGGCTCCTCGCCTTCGAGGTGACCACCGGGGAACTCCCACGTACCGCCGGCGGGGTCGCCGGGGTCGAGGGCCCGCTGAATCATGAGGACGCGGCCGGTGTCGGCGGCCCGCACGGCGAGGCCGGCGCACGCTATCTCCCCGGCGTCTTTCCGCACCTGGGCGCGGCCGGCCTGGTTGAGGCGCAGGCCGCGGGTCGGGGTGACGTATCGGAACTCGAAGTCGCGCCAAGTACCGGAGCGCCGACGGGCCTTGCGGAACGACCGGAACGCGGACAGTTCCCGCTTGGTGAGTTCCTCGTCGGCGTACGCGCCGTCGTCGAGGTCGTAGCCGTGCAGGCCGGTGTCGGCAGTGATGCCGACGTCGGCGGCCGGTGCGGCCGCGGCCTCCTTGGTCACGGCGTCGGCGTGCACCTGGGACTGGTAGGTGTCCGCGGCTGCGGCCGATGCGGTGCCCTCGGCGGTACCGGGGGCCGGCAGGACACCGGGCGGCGGTACGAACGGTTGTGCCGGCAGTTCCTGCTGCTCGGCCGGCGCGTACGTCTCCGGGTCGATGTGCCCGCCGACGCCGTCGATGGACAGCAGCGGGACGGGGCCGAGGCGGGTGGTGTTGAAGAAGCGGGGGGTGGGCCGGCGGGGGTCGGCGGGCAGGCCGAGGAGTTCTTCGCGGCCCTCGTCCGACGAGGCCATGCCGGTCTCGATGTAGATCTGCCACGCCTGGGCGAGGGCGAGGCGGTCTTCCTTCTCCTGCCCGGTGTCGAAGGTGAACTCCAGCGGCAGGCCCATGTCGTGCTGGAGGAACGACGTGATGACGCCCTCGATGTGCGCCACGAGGGGGAGGTCGCCAACGCGGTGCTGGACGTCTGCCTGCGTTTCCCCCGACGACTTGTTCACGGTCTCCGTGAACCCCAGGTCGCTGGGGACGATGTGGTAGGCAGCGCACGTCTTCCGCATGAGGAACAGGGAGAACGAGTCGCTGAAGTCTTTCTCGTTCGACCACTCGATCTTGCCGCCGCCCGGCATCCACCGAATCTGGTGTTTGGCCTCCTGGTCGCCGTACATCGCGGCGTCCCAATAGCCCTGGAACTCCTCGATCTGTTGCGGGGTCCAGCCTTCCGGCGCCGACGCGAACGCCTCGGGGATGTTGCCCGCGGTGAATCGCTGGAGGAAGTACTGCTGAAACCGGAGGTCGGTGTTCGCGTTGAGGAGGATGCTTTCGAGCGGCGCGTACCCGTAGGGGCTGTTCGACCGGGGCCGGAACGGCACATAGACGAGGTCGCGGCGGGTGAGCCAGTTCCACGGGACACCGTTCGCGTACTGCACGTACGCCTCGGCCGGCGGCTCCGGCGAGCGGCCCCAGTAGTCGAGGAGGGGGGCGATCGTCGTCCCGTCGACGACGCTCAGCCCGATCGCGCGGCCGGCCCGGTTCCGGCGCCGGTACAGGGCGCCGGCGTCGTAGGCGAGGATGTCGTACAGCCAGGTCGCGAGCCACGTCGGGAACGGCTTCTGTCCGTCGGGTTTGGCGAGGGCCGCCATGCCCTGGTCGATGGCGGCGTCGGCGTCGCCGCGGAAACCTCGGGCCGGCACGAGGGACCAGTCGAGGGCGCGGATCGAGTCAATCCGGTGCCAGATGCACATCTGCGCGACGTCGTAGGCGTCGATCATCCCGCGGAGCGTGTCGAAGGAGACGCGCTCGTTGGCCTTCGGCCGGGCGGAGATGTTGTAGCCGGGGGTGAAGTCGTGGCTGCGGGGGGTCCGGCTGTACCCGTCGTACGGGTTGATCGGCTGGCCCGGGGAGAACGGCCGCGTCTCGGACATGCCGGCGGCTTCCTCACCGGCCCGTATGTCGGCCGGGGTGCGGGATCCGAACGCCTTGACGATGCGGTCGCGGAGGCTCATGGGGGCAGCGCCTCCTATCTACGGCTGGGCCATCAGGCGCCGGTGGTCCAGTGGGCGGGGACCATGCGGGCCACGAGGGGGTCGTCCATCGGTTCCGGGTCCGGGACTTCGGGGGTGCAGTCGCAGTCCGGAAGGTCCGCGGGGTTCGGCGCCGTGCACGTGCAGGCGTGGATGAGGGATGCGCCGTCGAGGCTGATCGCGTGGTCGACGCAGGCGTAGACGGTGCGGGTCATGCCGTCGCCGGTGGGGAGCGGCCCGAAGTCGGGCGCCGGAAGCTGCGGGTCGGCCAGGAGGAGGAGCTGTTCGCGGCGCAGCAACTCGGTCTTGATGACCTCGGTGACCTCGTCCGCGGTGGGCCGGCGTGCCCAGTTCACGGCCGCCAGTTCGCCGCAGGCCGCGCAGAACGGGCCGGTCGAGACGACCGGGGCCGGGGTGGGCGCCGGCGGGGCGTCCTCGTCCGTGGTCATGGGGAACCGTGCGGGGACATGGGGCGGGAGGGACAGCACGCGCGGCTCCAGGGTCAAGTCACGGCGAGTTGCCCGACGTTCATGACGGGCTGCTCGGGGTTGTCGGTGATGCGGAGCCACACGGCGTACCGGCCGGCGGCGAGCACGGGCCCGTTGCTGCCGGGGCCGGCCAAGACCTGGGCGCGGTAGGAGTTGCTGCCGGGGATGGGGTCGATGCCGTCCCAGCCACCCGTGAACCAGGTGGTGGGACGGGCTCCGATCGCGGTGAACGCGAACTCGACGACGTCCGCAGTCGGGTTGTACGGCTGGCCGGCCACGGTGACGTCGACCATGGCCTGCACGTACTGCCGTGAGTCGCGGTCGATGCCCTGCACGGGGCCCCCTATTCGTCGGTGTTCCAGCGGCCTCCGGTGAGCCACGCCCGCCAGGTGGCGCTCGGCTGGCTGGCCGTCCAGCGGGTGACCACGCCGACCGCGGCGAGGGCGATGTCTTGGAGCGCGCGGACAAGTTGGGTGCCGGTGGCGGCCGTGACGGCGACGCCGGCGGCGAGGAGGAGGGCGAAGACGCGGGCGATCCCCACGGATCCCGTGACGTGCGCTGTAGTGGCCGCGGACCGGCCGACGCCCCGACGGGTCATGGCGGCGGCGAGGGCGTCCGCGCGGGTTGTCAGGGCCGCCCCGCGGGTGAGGCTGCCGGTGGTGGTGGCCTGCGCGGTGTAGGTGTGTGCGGCCGCCCGCAGTATCGACACGGCAGACGGGGCGGCGGCCGCGAGTGTCCGGGCGATGCCGGACCGTACCGCCGTGCCGGCCGTGGCCGTCGCGGTGAACGGGCGGGCCAGGCCGCGGCGGATGCTGCCGACGCCGGCCGCGGCGCCGGCCATGGTCAGGGCGGCCCAGCGGATGAGGTCGCCGTCGGCGGCGGCCGTCGCCGTGGTGGTGGTGCCGGCGGCGCGGGTGATGTCCGGGTCGGCGTTCGCCGATCCGGGCAGCAGGGTGCCGACGGCACGCTGTAGGGCGCCGGTACCGCGGCCGCCGACCGTGAAGGTGAGGAGCGCGGTTCGGGCCCAGGTGAGTGCGCGGGACGCGGTCGCTGCGACCGCCAGAACCATGGCGTACGCGGCGCGGACGGCCAGGCTGGCGGTTGTGGTCGCGGTCGCTGGCAGGGGTCGCGTGACGTCCCGGTAGAGGTCGCTGTCGGTGGTCGCTTCGGCCGGCAGTGGCGTAGCGATACCGCGGTTGAGGGCGCCGGTCCCCGTGGCCGTCCCGGTGGTGTGGGTGAGGTCGATGTCCCGCCGGATGGCACGGGTCGCGGCCGCGGTGACGGCGAAGGTGGCGGCCAGGGCGCGGAGGGCGGCCAGGGTGGATCCGACAGTGCCCGTCACGGCGTAGGTGACGTGCCGTGCCGTGTTGGCCGTCCAGGTCGCGGTGGCGGTGCCGGCCGCGTCCAGGCGCCGGACGACCGCCCGGGCGATCGTGCCGGACGCAGTCGCCGTCGCCGTGTAGGCGCGGCCGAGTGTCGCCCGCACGGTGGCGACCGCCGCGGTGTTCGCGGCGGCCGCGTAGGTGCGGGATGCGGCCCGACCGATGACGCCGGCGACCGTGGCGGGCACCGCGACGACTTGGCCGAAGGTGCGCCGTAGGGTGCTGGCAGCGGTGGCGGCCGCGGCCAGGGGCCGGCCCAGTCCGCGGCCGGTCGACGCCGTGCCGGTGCCGGAGGCTAGGAAGTTGAGGCCGGGTATGTAGGTCAGGAGGCCGGCACCGTGCGCGGCCCGGGCGTGACTGAGGCCCAGACCGCGGGCGAGTGCCGCGCCGGCGGCGCGCGCGGTGGGGAATGCGGCCGTGACCGCTCGGGCCATGCTCGTGTTGCCGGCGGCACCAGCGGGACAGGGCCGGCCGATGTCGCGGCGGATGCTGCCGGCGCCGCCGGCGGACCCGCGGAGTGCCCGGCTGATGCCGCGGCCGGTGGCGCCGATACCGACGGCGGCCGCGACGAACAGGAGCGCCCGCACGGTGGTGTTGACGACGCTCCGCGTGGCCGTCGCCGTCGCGGCCAGCCGAGTGGCGATGCCGCGGCCGACGGTGGCCGTCGCGGTGGCGGTGCCGGCGCGGACCAGGGCCGCGGCCCGGGTGATCCCCGTGGTGGCCGTCCCGGTCGTCGCCCAGATGGGTCCGGGCCCGCGACGTAGCGCGGTGGATGAGGAGGCCGCGCCGGCCAGGGTGACCATGCCGATGGCGCGGACGAGGACGCCGCACGTGGCGACGTTGCCCGACGGGCTCTGCGTGGCGGTCGGTGTCGCCGCGGCGGAGACGGCGGGGTTCCACACGAAACCGTTGCCGGCGGCCGTCACGGTGTACGTGAAGCCGGACGTCGAGCCGGCTACCACGGTGTTCGTGACGTACGCGTACCCGATGTAGAGCTCTGACCCGGCGGCCGGGGTGAGCGTGGGCCAGGTGACGGCCGTGGTGGTGGGGGCGGAGGTGCTGCCGCCCGTTCCGTCGCTGACCCAGGCCGTGTTGGCGAGGCTGGAGGTGAACTGTTCGGCGCACAGCTCGATCGCGACGCCGGTCACGTCGGAGTTGAAGGTGACGGTGATGGTGGCCGGGGTCGTCGACGTGATCTGGCCGAGCCAGATCTCGATGGTGCCGTTGACGACGGCCTGCGACACCGTCGCAATCTTCGTCCAGGTCGCGGGGCCGCCGCCGGTGACGGACGAGGTGCCGATGTACTGGTCGGCGACACGGACGATGAGGACCCAGGCGTTGCCCACCACGGCGCCGGACACGCTCAGGGTGGAGATGCCGCTACCGCGGTTCTGCTGGAGGCTGCCGACGGCGGAGATCGTCACGGCTCACCTCCCGCCGGCGGGGTCGGTCAGGAGAAGCTGAGCTTCGTGGTGGCCGTGAGGGTGTCGTTCGAGTTGAGGGCGAGGCCCGTGAACGACGAGTGGACGAGCAGCGACCCGTTCGACACGGCGGACGACCCGGGGGCGTTGCCGCCGGTGACCGTGGCGCCGCCGGAGTGGGTCGCCGCGGTGCTGCCGTTGACGCCGCGGGTCACGGTCCACGTGGTGGTGCCCTGACCGGCGGTGACGGTCATGACCTCGGAGTCGATCTGGATGTTGTAGTTGCCCGAGCTGGGGAAACCGGCTGCCGAGGTCACGGTGATGGACGTGGCGCTGGTGGTCGAGATCGCGGCGGACAGCGTGGTCGCCGCCGGCTTCGACGCCGAGTCGGACAGGAACGTCTCGGTGATGGTCTGGCTGCTCGCGCTGGTCAGCGTGCCGGCGACCTGGTAGGTGTCGTTCGTGCTGCTGGTCGTCACCTGGCTGGACGTGCCGGCGACGCGGGCCTCGGCCGCCTCCTGGAAGGGGGCGATGTCCGTTGCCGCGGCGGTGCCGGCGCCGATGCCCCAGCCGACGTTCTTCGGTTCGGCCTGGGACGGGGTGGCGCCGATGAGTCGGCTGGCGACGATCTCGCGGCCCTTGCTGGTGAATGCGACCGTGGTGGCCATTGCTACTCCTTGGCGGCCCGTGCCGCGTCTCGGTTAGCCGCTGCTGCGCGGCGGTTGAAGCGGGGCTGGCCCCAGAGGCGCCACCACAGGCGGCGGAGGGGGTTGCGGTGCCAGTAGACGCCGCGGCCGAGGTCGATGACCGTGCCGTCGGCGCGGGTGATGACGAAGTAGGTCTCGGCGACTCGGTGCGACGCCTTCGTGGTCGGCTCGGTCGTCTCGGTCATGACGCCTTCCGGCTGGTCGCGGTGTGTGCGTCGGCGATGTGCCGACGCCATGAGGAGAGGTCGACCGAGATCGTGACGACGAGGTCGGGGATGGTGCCGGCCTCGGTCTCACCGGGGCCGACGGCCGTCTCCCGGACGGGTACGTCGACGACGGTGTCTGGGCAGACCGGGCAGTCGATGGGCACGTGCGTGCCGAGTAGCGCCGCCACGGCGTGGACTCCTTGAGGGGTTAGGGCTGCTGGCCGCGGAAGCGGGCGTCACGCATGCGCTTGCGGATGGCGGCCGGGTCCTCCGTCAGGGCGTCCCACGGGTCGACGATCGGCGCGTCCGTGACCGCCTCCGGGGCGGCAGGCGGTTCGGGTACGGCCGTCCCTTCGGCCTTCGCCCGGTAGTGGTTGATCCACGCGTGCGCGCCGGTCTGGTCGAGGAGGAGGTACGCCAGGGCCTGGCTGGTCGCGTCGACCATGTCGTCATGTGCGGCGTTCGGGAACGCCGCCGCCTCGTCGATGAGTTCGTCGGGGTCGAACAGCGCGATATCCGTCTCCGGCACGAACGCGTTGCCAGCCTCCAGGACCGGGGAGACGGCGTTCGCCCGGGCGTACTTCGACTCGGTCGGCGTGACCGCGATGATCCCGGGGATTTTGCTCTTGAGGGTCGAGATCACGGCGGTGCCGTTCGCCTTGTCCTCGACCAACTTCGCAGTGGCCTGCGGCCAGCGCCGCACCATCGCCTCGAACGCGGCGAGGGTGTCCGTGAAGCTGAGTCGCTTACGGATCTGGTCGAGGAGGTAGACGTTCGCACCCTTGCGGGCCCAGACCTGGCCGACGACGTAGTCACTCGACTTCGTGTCCTTGAAGGCCATGTCCCAGCTCATGATCAGCTGGTCGAACTCGTCGACGCGGTATGCCTCGGCGGCCGCGGCGGCCTGCGACCACAGCGGGACGCCGTAGCGGCGCCACCACTGCCGCTTCCAGACGTCACCGGCGGTCGGGGACGGCCGGCCCTGGTAGAGGCTGGTCCAGGTGCGACTACCGACGTCCTGCCGCGTGTCTTCCCAGTCCTTCGGCGTACGGCCGCGGGACGAGACGAGGTATTCGCCGGGGGCACGACCGAGGGCGTCGGTCTGCCCCTTGTTCGGGTCGTGGTCGGCCTGTGCCGGCACGTTGATGTGTCGCCACTCGCCGCGCACGTCTTGGGCAAGGAGCCGGCCGGCGAGGTCGTCTTCGTGCCATCGGGTGAGTACGACGATGACGACGGTGTCCGGGCCGAAGCGGGTACGGGCGGTGTCGGTCCAGAAGTCCCACACCCGCTCGCGGAACACGAGCGACTCGGCCTGGGCGCGGTCCTTGATCGGGTCGTCGATGATGAGGATGTCGACGGGCCGGCCGGTCAGGGCGCCCTGGACGCCGACGGAGTAGACGCCGCCGGCGTGGTCCTGGATCTGCCACTCGGCCGCCGACGCGGTGTCCCGGCTGATCCGCAGCCCGAACTTGTCGGGGTTCGATGCGATGTCGTTTCGGATCGCGCGGCCCCACCGTCGGGCGGTGCCGAGTTCGTACGACGCGATAGCGATTCGCTTGTCTGGGTCGCGTGCGAGCACCCAGGCCGGGAAGGTGCGTGATACCCGCTGGCTCTTGCCCTCCTGCGGGGGCATGGTCCAGATGAGGCGCCTGGTGCGGCCCTCTGCGGCGTCGATGAGGTTCTGGTCGAGGAGCGCGAGCGCCGGCGTCAGGACGATGCGGGGGTCGAGTTCCCGGGCGAGGTCGTGTGGGGTCGGGTAGCGGTCGACGGCGTCGCTACGTCCTTCGAGCCGGTCGGCGGCGAGTGCGAGCGCGTCCATGTCGCTGGACACCTCGGGCGCCTCCTCCCCGGGGTGTTACTCGCCGATGAGGGCGGTGTGGAGGGTGTCGAGGACACCGATCACGTCGGGGATGCGCATGAAGTCCATGGACATGTCCACGAGGTCGCCTTCGACGACCTTGACCTCCCACTCGCCGCCGAAGTCCTCGTCGCACCAGTAGTAGGTGCCTGCGCCGGCGGCGGCGATGCCGTCGGGGGCGTGGTCGAACCAGCCCTTCCCCATCAACGTGTCGAGGGCATCGGCGACCGGCTGCTTCGGCATGCCGCGGAACTCAAGGGTTCCGCGGGCCTGGTCGTCGACGCACACGGTGCCCTCGCCGAGGCCGTCTTGCTCCCAGTTCATCCGGAGGTCGCAGCACCCGGTGGGGTACGGCATCCGTTGGAGGGGTGGGAACGCCGCGGTGGCGGCGCTGACGGCCGCCTCCTGCTGGGTCCGGAAGGCGTGTTCCCACTCGTCGAGGGCGAGTTCGGCTTCGAGTTGCAAGGTGGTGCTCCGAGGGGTGGTGCGGGTGTTCTAGACGGCGCGCAGGTGCCGGGCGGCGGCCTTGCGGGCGTCGTCCGCTTGCTGGCCGGTGACGCCGGCCGCGGCGAGTGCCGCCTCAATAGCGGAGACGAGGGCGTCGGCCTGGCGTTCGGTGACGCGGGCCATCCGGTCCTCGATGTTGAGCTTGGCGATCATGCCGAGGACGTGTCCGGTGCGGTCCATCGCCCGCTCGTACAGGGCGATCTCGGCGCGCAGTTGCTCGGACCCCGACGCGCCCTCGTAGCGGAGGCGGTCGCCGAGGTCGTTGACGATGCTGCTGATGGCCTCCTGCCAGGCGAGCACCTGGCCAGCGAGCCGGGACAGCGCGGCGAACGGGTCGGCGACCGGGGCGACGTCGAGGGTGGCGAGTACCTGCCGGGCCTCGGCGTCGGCCATCTCCGCGCGGGCGCTGGTGCGTTGTGTGCGGGTGTTGCCGCCGTGGAGCCGGCAGTGGCCGAAGCCGACGTGGTCGGTGCCCCAGCCGGCGACGAACGTGCACGTCTCGCCAGGCTTGCCCTGCCTCTTCTGCGCGCCGCACTTCGGGCCGTCGCCGCTGGCGTGCTGCGGCCGCATGCTGGTCACTCTCGGCTCCGCTGGTTGAGGCGGAGCATGCGAACCCGGCGGTCACCGATGTTCAGGGCCGTCGAGACGGCGCCGAGGTCGCCCTTCATCGCGGCGCCCCACACAGCGGCTTGGAGCCGGTCGAGGCGTAGCACCTCAAGGACCCGGAGCGGGTCCATGGGCATCCCGTCGAACTGGGTGTCGGCGGCCGCGGTGGCGGCGTCGAGGGCATCGGCGGCGTCGGCGTAGTCGAGCTTGTCGGCGATGGTCTGCCAGTCGACGCCGGCGAGGCGGAGGGTGAGGGCCTGGACGGCGCGCTCGTCGGACACGGCGGGCCTCCGTGATGGGGAAACGCCCGCGGCCCGCTCCCCCGGTGTCGGGGGGCGGGCCGCGCGGGCGGGGCTGTTCGGTTGTCAGTAGGTGCCGAGGCGGGGTCCGTAGTCCTCGCCGGTCAGCTCCCGGTACCGCTTGCACGCCTCGATGTAGATCGCGCCCTCTTTGAAGCGCATCCGGGCCGGGCTGCCGCCGACGCGGTCGAGGACCGTGCGGAACGTGTCGAGGTCGGGGGCGTCGGCGGCGGTCATACGGCGCAGGGCGGCATAGTCGGGGTTCGCGGCGATGCCGTTACGGCTCGGCCGACGGGTCCCCATCGTCAGTTCGCGGGCGCGTCCCATCGCAATTCTCCCTGTTCAAGCTGCTGTCGTGTAGCTACAGCTTGGGGGAGGATCGGGCGGCTTCTCAAGCCGCTTCGGGGAGTTCTTCGGCCTCGGAAAACGCCTCGTCGACGCCGTCGGGAAGGTGCACGTCGACCTCGCCGCATGCCTTCGTGGCCTCGGCCCGGTTGCCCTTGCAGAACACGATGAAGTCCTGGTGGGTACGGGCGAGACCGCGGGTGCCGGCGAAGGTGCGGCCGGCCATGACGGCGGCCGTACCGACGGGGCTGACGAGGACGGCACCGGAGGCGTAGGTGAGGCCAGCCGCGACGCCGGCCCGGATGGTGGAGCCGCGGAGGTCGTGGAGGGCGCCGCGGTTGTCGCGGGCGTCGCCGGTGACGAACACGGCGAACCGGTTCGGCTTCAGCGCCCGGGTGACGCCGGCGATGATCCGCGCGTACACCTCGTCGAACCCGTCGTACGACATGGAGGACAGGTCAGCGGGGTTCTCGCTGTACTCCTCAAGGTCGTAGTACGGCGGGCACGTGAACACCATGTCGGCACTGTTCGGTTCGAGGGTCTTCACCCACTCCGCGCTGTCGCCGATCGTCCAGGAGGGGTCGGCGGCCAGCATCCGGCGGTTCGTGAACTCGTCGCGCTGCTCACGGTTGCTCTCGACCTGCTCGGGGCGGAGGTCGTTGCCGCGGTACGGACGGCCGAGGATGCCGGCGACGATGCCGCGGACGGATCCGCCAGCGAACGGGTCGAGGATCGTGCCACCGGCCGGGGAGAACCAGCGGTACGCCAACTCGCACAGGACGGGATCGAACACGGACGTTCCGGAGGCAACCGCGTCGTCCGGGCGAACGTAGTGGTCGGCCTCGAACTCCGCCGACGTCAGCGGCCGGCCGAGCGCCTGCTCGACGGCCCGCTTCTTGTCGTAGTACTTCGGGTCGGCCTTCGCCATGCCCTCGAAGACGAGGTTGTCGCCGCGTCCGACTTCGGACCGCATGCCGAGGGACAGCCACTGTCGCTTGCGGGTGCGCCACCATCCCTGGCGGGCGTCGAGGACGTCGAACGGCGGGATGAGGAACCGGTCCGCGAGGGTGGGGTTCTCGGCCGGCTCGTCGTCGGCGGCGCCGTCGCCGCTGGAGTCGTCGCCGAGGTCGTCGAGGTCGGGCGGGGTGATGAGCGCCATGACCTCGTCGTCGCTGTAGCCGGTGCCCTCGTGGTCGCCGTCGAGGTAGGAGAGGAGTTCGGCAAGCGCGTCGTTGTCGTACCCGCCGAGTTCGGCCAGCCGGTTGTCGGCGATGTTAATACGCCGGGCCTCGTCGTCGTCGCAGACGATGATCTCGCAGCGGGCGGTCGTACCGTCCCACGCGCCGCCGGCACACATCGCGCACGGGTGCTTTTCGTCGTCGGCGTACTGGCACCGGTCAGGGCCATGCAGTTGCAGGGCCTGCATGGTGTGGTTGCCGGCGAGGACGATGAGCGGGCCGCCGGGGATCTTCCGGACGACGAGGCCGCGGTACTGGCCGTTCCGGCGGAGGCTCTTGAGGATCTCGGGCGGGTTGCCGCGCTTGGCGTTACCCGGGAACGGGGTCAGTTCGTCGAGGGGGACGTCTCGGGTCTCAACGTAGACGGCGCCGGGCATGCGTGGGTCTCCCGTGAGGGGTCGGGGAACGAAGAAGCCCCGGCCACAAGGGCCGGGGCGGATTCTGCAGGATCGGCAGGAATCGAACCTGCACTTGCGGTTTTGGAGACCGCTGCTATCCCGTTGAGCTACGACCCCATGAGGGCGGGCCCCGGCCGAGGAGTCGGCGGCCGGGGCCCGCGGGGTCAGCCCTGGGCGGGAGCCGTGGACGGCTCGACCTGCTCCGGGGCCGGGGTCGGGTCGGCGGCGTCGACGGCAGCCTTGATCTCCCCGACGACCTTGCCGAGTTCGGCGATGACCGCGGTGACGACCTCGTCCTTCACCTTGTCCAGCTCGGGGACGAGCGTGGCGACCAGGCTCTTGACGAACGCGTCGAGTTCATCGCGGCCGCCGCCGATCAGGTGGCCGAACTTGTCCTTGACCTCGTCGACCAGGTCGCGGAACCGGCCAGCGAGGTTGTGTCCCTCGTCCTCCAGGTCGGTGACGACGTGCTCGAACTCGTCGATGAGCGACATGCGGGTGCCTCCGGTGGCGATACGGGGTGGGGTGGTGGGGAGGGGTCCTACGCGCACCGGGCGCAGGGGAGCTTGCGGTGATGCCGCTCGCAGCTGTCGTCACGGGCCGGCTCGTACCGCGGGGCGGTGCCGAGGAAGCCGTGCATGGCCGCGGTCTGTTGACGGGCGGTGCGACGGGATACGGCGCGACGCTCGGCGCGGGTTCCGCGCGGCTTGTATCCGACGGGAAGGGACGGCATGAGTAGCTCCCGGGGAGGGGTGAGGGGATGCCGGCCGCCGCGCACCCCTCAATGCGTGACGGCCGGCAGCAGAAGACCCCGCCGGAAACGTTCGTCCGCGCGGGGTCTGTTCGGGGGGCCGGCGGTCAGACGCCGGCGAGGAGGGGGGTGCGCTTCGGGGGCACCTTCACGGCGCCGGTGGCGACGTCGCGCACTTCGAGGTAGTCGTATCGGCCGCCGTAGGAGGTGATGCGGCCCTCGGCCGCCCAGCGGGTAACCGTGCCCTTCGGCTTGCCGATGAGGTGGGCGATGTCCGACGGGGAAAGAAGGACGGGGCGGTACGTCATCGGCGGTGCTGCCTCCCAGAAACGCCGAAGGGCCGCCCGGCGGGGGCGGCCCTTTCGACAACATTCTCAAGACTGGCAGGACTATGACTCACTCAGGCCGGTGAAGTCAAATCGGTGTCGCTACACGGCGACGGGGGCGCCGTCAGCCGGGGCGTGGCAGCCATGGCCGTGGCCGTGGTGCTGGCCCTGGTGGTTCCTATCGTGGTCGTGGTGGTGCCGGCCTCCGCCATCGTGCCCGTGACCGGCGCCCGGCGTGCCCGGCCTGCGGTGCCGGCCGTCCGGGCGCTTCCACTCGTCGCGGTCGCCCTTGTCCTCCGCCGCCGGCTTGTCCGGCCTGCGGTGCTTGCCAGTGCCCGGGTCCGCCGGCGTGACGGTGAAAGTGTGCACCTGGACCGGCTTGACGGCCGGCTCCCAGCTGCCGGCGGCCGTCCGGGTCTTCGGCTCGTCCGCCGTCGTGGTGAGGGTGTCCACGGCGGCCGGCGGCTCCGGGTCAGCCTCGGTGGGGTCGCGGGACTTGTCGGGGCTCCCGTACACGGCCTCCGCCCGGCCCGTGCACAGACCCAAGATGGCCGCGAGGGCGCCGAGGGCCAGGAGGGCGCGCATGGTCACGCTGCCGGTGACCGGGAGCGGCCTGGGCGCGGCATGCCTACCCGCCGCCGGCTCGGCCGGCAGTTCGACGTCCGCGACTCGGATCGTCAGAGTCGACGCGTCGTCAGTGACGAGCGTCAGATGGGAGGCGCCGCGGCGGCTGTTGCGGAGTCGCGGGGTTGCTCCGTCGGTAGACATCGGAGAGCGGTCCTCACGGGCCAGGCGCCTGCGCGCGGTTGAGAGGGGAGGGTGTTAGATCCAGGCGCCGTAGACGCCAGCGGCCGTGAATCCGGGGCCGAAGGCGATGAGGGCGCCGGGCGATCCGGGGGCGGGAGGATCGTCGTGGGTACGGGCAAGCACGTCCAGGACTGCGGTGCCGCCAAGGTTGCCGTTCTCTGCGAGTGAGGCGTGCGAGTACCGGCCGGCTTTCTCCGCGAGGCCGATGCTGGTTACGACGTCGTCGATGATGCGCGGGCCGCCGGGGTGGACGATCGCCCACTCGGGCCGGCGTTTGCCGAGCCAGTCGGTGATGTAGGGGACGGCGTCGGTAGCCGCGGCGGCCGCCTTCCGGGTCGAGTCGAAGTGCAGGCCCTCGTCGTCGATGGTGCCCCAGTAGCGGTCACGCGAGTTGGGCATGACAAGTTCGAGTGGGTCGAGGGCGACGAACCCCGTCGGCAGGTCGGCGGAGGTCTCGTCGGTGAGGCCGGTGACGACGGCCGCGCCGGCGGAGTCACCGAACAGCGCGCGGTACATCATCGACTGCGGCGTGGTCTCCGACTCGTGGTAGATGGTCGACAGGGTCTCAGCGACGACGACGAGGACGCGGGCGCCGGGCCGGGCAAGGGTGTGCCACAGAGCGTGGACGAGGCTCTGGGCGCCGCCGACGCAGGCGAGGGTGGACAGCCCTATGCGGGTCACGGTCGGGCGGAGACCGAGACGCTCGATGAGGTGCACGTCCATGCCGGGCACGGTCCAGCTTGTGGTGTGGCTGGTGACGATGGCGTCGACGTCGCCGGGGTCGAGACCGGCGACGTCGAGCGCGTCGCGGGCGGCGGACTCGGCGAGGTCGAGAGCGTCGCCGAACGCCACCCCCGCGCGGTGTCCCACGCTCGACGGGGCGGTGGCCTCCTGAAGGGGCCGGGTCCAGTACCGCTGTTCCACGCCGGTGTTGCGGATGAGGCGTTTCCACAGGCCGAGGCGCGGGTGCGGCTTCGTCGGGTCGTCGGCGTCCCGGCAGGTGGCGGCGATGTGGTCGAGGAGGGCATCGGTGGTGACGCGGTGGGCGGCGAGCCGTATGACGGGTCTACCGATGTGCGCAGGCACGGGTACCTCCAGCGGGCGTGTGTGGTGGGGCGTAGAGATCAGAGGGCCGCGGGCAGAATCGGGGGCTGCCCGGCGGCTGGTGTCGCGGCGGGTTACGAACCGCCGTAGCGGGCGCGGAGCGGCGGGCGAGTGTCCGGCCGTTCAGGGCCCGGGTCGAAGATCATGAGCATGGTCACGAACCGGGGGGACGACCTCGGTATCGAGGTGTGCAGGGTCATCCACCCGGGGCCCTCCTCCGGGTGATTGAACGGCCGGGTGGCGCCGTCGGGGTGTACGAAGATCGGCCCGAAGTCCTGGTAGATGGGGCCGGCCTCCTCGTCGGCGAGGATCTGCCGCTCCAGGTTGATGAGGTATTCGTCATCCGGGTGCGCGGCCCGGGCGGCCCAGACGTGCGGGGCGACGAACGGCGCCCACGAGTTCTTCCAGTCGCCGAGGATGTACCGGGCGTCCGGGGAGAGCAGCATCCACTCCATCGTGTTCGGGGGGACCCGATGGCCGGGGAAGATGCGCGGGAGGTGGACGTTGTGGGCGACGACCTCCCAGCGGTGGTTGGTGAGGTAGGCAGGGTGCGGCTGGCCGTCGAGGACCCGGGACCAGGATGCGGGGATCTCCTCGTCGGTGTCCGGGCGGAGCGGGTACGGAGGGTCGCGGCGCCAGGTCATGTTCCACAGCCACACCCACTCGTGCGGGTTGAGGTCGAACAGCTCACCGACGCCCTTGAGGACGTGTTCGGGGGCGTTGGGCAGGCGTCCGTTCTCCAGGCGCTCGTACGTGCCGCGGCCCACGCTGAGGATGTCGTCGACCTGGGTCTGCGACAGGCCTCCGCCGGCCGGGCGGCGCCCCGCGCTGCGCGTGAAGCCGTAGTCGCTGGGATTGAGTTCGGCCCTGCGCCGCTGGAGCAGGATCCGAAGCCCCTCCTTGAGGGCACCCTGTTGCACTGTCGTTCTCCCGAGATCAATCTGAGCCGAGGCTCATCATCACTGATTTCCGGCTGGCATATGCCTGCGAGATTTGCAGGCAAATACCGTCGAGGGCCTGCGGTCAGCTCTGTGTGATCGCTACGACTCCGCTCCGCGCGGTGTTCACGCAGGCCCGGGAGCCACTTTCGGGCAACCCGGGCGAGAGCTGGGCTCTCGGATATCGCGGCGGTCGATAGCGGCACCCGGCAAGGGCGTCCACTTCGCCGATCATTGCGATTTGAACAGTCTACGCGCGTTGCTAGTGATCATTTACTGACGCCTTTTTAGGTGTCCTTTACATTCGCCGCTCCCATAAGTGCGACGGGCGCCTAGAAGGACCCCCGAAAAGTGAGCGTTTCTCACGTCCCGGGGACTGTCACCGCTGCACCTTCGCCGTCGCGGCCGTGGTGATCGTGGGGTTCACCTGAACGTCGACACGGATGCTGCCCCCTCCTCCCCCACGACCGCCGCGGCCGCGCGCCAGTACGCCGCCGACGACCATGCAGCCGAGGAGCAGACCGAGCCCGGTCTCCGCCGCGGCAAGGGCATCGAGGAGAAACGATCCGCCTACCCCGAGGCCGACGGCGAGGACGCCGCCGGCCGCCATCTTCTGCGCGGTCGGGTCGATGCCGCGCCGCTCGACGACGGCCGGCGCCGGCGCGTCGGGGGCGGCCGCCATCGCGTACCCGGTCACGACGCGGCCGTCGGGCAGCAAGACGGACTGAACCGCCGGTACGCCGGCGGCGGCGTACGGGACGACGGCGCCGGCGGCCGGCGCCGAGTAGACGACGGCCGGCACGGCGGCCTGCTGCTGCTCGGGGATCACTGGTGCTCCTTGGGGTCGTTCGCGTAGTACCGGGTGGAGCGGCCGTCACGGCGGCCGGCGACGCCGTGCTTCTCCCACTCCTCGATCGCGCGCGTGGCCGTGTCGCGGGAGATCCCGCAGGCCGCGGCGAGTTCCTTCTTCGTGGCCGATCCGAGTGCCTGGAACTGCTCCCACAGGTCCGGCCACTGCCCGGGCTGGACGTGGTCGCCGTTCGGGAACCGCAGGGGTGCGAACTGCTCCACCCACGGCTCATCCGTGATGGCCGGCTGCTGCTCGGTGTCCGCCTTCTCCGAGTAGTAGAAGCCGACGTCGTCAGCGATATCGAGGTCGGAGACGTACTCGGCCCGGTACACCTTCGGCTCGGTCAGCTCCGGCGTCTGGAGCATGAACTTGCCGGGCAGGTCAAGCGTCTCCGGCCGCCAGCCCTTCGTCTGGCAGCCGGCCCCGAACACGAACGGGGCGTGGCCGGACTCGCCGGCGCGGGTGGACAGGCGGTTGGCGTAGTTACCCCGTGCGTCGGTCGACCCGCCGAAGACCTTCCGCGACGGCTGCTGGGTGGCACTGACGAAGTGGATGGCCAGGAACCGGGCGATGGCCAACAGGGACTCGTACAGGGCGGCAAGCTCGGGATCCTGACGGACGAGTTCGCCCAGCTCGTCGCAGAACACGAAGATGGCCTTGCCGTGGACGCCCGGCACCCACTTGCGGACCGGGCCCTTACCCTCCGCCATGCGTTTGCGGGTCAGCTCGGCGAGGATCTCGCCGCGCCGGTCGCACTCGCTGCGGATCCACATCAGCAGCGCGCGGGCCTGCTCCGGGGTCTTAGCCACGGGGGCGGCCATGACCGGCTCCCACGGGCCCAGCTCGGGCGCGCCGGGCTTCATGTCGATGCCGTACAGGTCGGCGTCGAGGCACCGGTTCAGCCGCTTGATGATCAGGTTGACGATGCCGGACTTCCCCCAGTCCGAGGCGCCGGCGATCAGGGTGTGCCGGTACATGAGGGTGAGGTGGACCGGCTTGCCATCCTCGTCGGCGCCGAGGAGCACGGGCTCCCGGCAGGTGGTCACCCCGGTCTCGGTCAGCGGCAGCGTGCCGGCGAGCGCGTCCACGGTGGACAGCTTCACGACCAGCTGATTGTCGGCCGGGCCCTGGGCGAGGGTGAGTTTGCCCGGCATGCCGAGGTTCGCGGCCAGCTGGACCCGCCGGGCGATGATCGCGGCCGGCGCGGTGGTCTTACCCGGGGGCATGGCCACGATCGCGGACCAGCCGTGTTCGTTGCGGTGGAACGCCATGACGTCCTGCGGGGCCGCGCCGGTGAGGGCGTGGATGGCGCGGCGGAGCGCGGTCTCCTCCGGGGACGCTCCGATCAGGCCCGGGTCAGCAGCCTCCAGCCCGAGGGCGTTGGGCAGGGCGCCCTTCGCCTTGACGGTGTCGATGTTCAGCTTCATGCGGGCGTTGCGCTGCGCGGTCAGCCATGGCCCGTAGATCCAGTACGTCAGGCCGGTGGTCAGGGCCCACGCGGTCGCCGACTCGGGACCGGGGCCGAACGCGGTCGCGGTGGCTATGTCGCCCAGAGCCACGGTGAGGCCGGCCGCGGCCTGCGTGACCGGGGCGTTCTTGTGCTTGAGGCCGAGCACGGCCGCGGTCGCGGCGACGCCGGCGAGCGCCCCGTACGACAAGGTCGGGCCGATGCCCTCCTGCCACCAGCCGAGCAGGGACAGAGTGGAGGTGCCGGCCACGGGTGCCAGTTCGTAGCGGCGGCGGGAGACCCAGTCACGGGTGTGCACCAGCCAGCCGACGCAGCGCACCACGAGGGGCCTAGATGACGACGACGATGACGACGACGACGCAAAACCCCTGGTCAGACGGTACGTCGTCGCGTCGGCCGTCTTCGTCGTCATCGGCTCGGGGACATAGACGCGGGGCTCGGTAGGGGTCTGCGTCATGGTTCAGGCCGCCTTCGCGGGGGTGTTGAGCATGGTGAGGCCGGCGTCGCTGAGCCGGTCGAGGACGCGCAGGGCGCCCTCGATGGCGTGTCCGATGCCGGCCAGGAGGATCCGGGTGGTGGCGGCGACCACGAGGGTGGCGGCCACCAGCGTGCGCGCCGGCGGGAGGTCCAGGGCCCGGGCCAGACCGAGGACGCCGGCGGTGTAGGTGACGGCCCAGGTGAGGACCACCGGGGGCGCGAGCGGTCCGGGGATGCAGGCGACGGCGTGTGCGAAGAGGAAGGCCGCCAGCACAGCGGCCGTGGTGATCGCGGCGAGGGTGAACCGGTCGTCGGTGCTGCGCATGGCGGGTCTCCTTCTGGTCAGTTGGGGCGGGTCAGGAACCGGTGAGGGCGGTCACGTTGGTCGAGCCGAGGGCCGCCAGATTCGGCTTCTTCGCCTCCAGTTCGCCGCGCAGCTTGTTCGCGTGCTGCCGGGACGTGAACCGGTACTTGATCTCCTTGAGGCGGTCGACCATCTCGGACTCCAGGGGGCGGCGTCCGAGTTCGCCGTAGAGCGCCTCGATAGCGGTCTTCGCGTCGGCGCGGGTGACCTTCCCGGGGCGCTTCGGGAGCGTCTTGCGGGGCGCCTTCACCGTGCTGGTCGGGGCGCTCTGGGGCGCCGTCGGGGCGGGGGCCTGGGGCGCTCCGGGAGCGCCGGTCGGAGCGCTCTGGGGCGCTCCGGGAGCGGGCGCCGGGGCGCTCTGGGGTGCCTTGGTCAGCGACACCGGAGCGGGGTTCGGGGCGCTCTGGGGCGCCGCTGAAGCATGGGTTGGGGGCGCCTTCGGAGCGGGCACCGGAGCGCTCTGGGGCGTCGCCGGGGACGTCGCGGGAGCGGCGGCCGGGGCGCTCTGGGAGCGGGTGTCGGAGCGCTCCGAAGGCGCTCCCGCAGCGGCGTTCTGGGCGGCCTGCTGGAGCGGTTCCGGGAGTTCCAGGCCGAGCACGTACGCCCGCAGGATGGCCCAGGTGCCCTTCCGGTCGAACACCCACCGGAGCGGGTGGAGCCGGGGTGCGGTCCGTCCGTTGCGGCGGGCGGCTGCGGCGCGGGCCTCGGACATCAGACCCTCGAAGAGGATCACCGCCGACGGCGGCATGCACGACGCCACGATCCGGCCGAGGTCGTCGTCGATGTGCTCGTAGTTGATCCACGAGGACAGGCCCGTGAAGGCGACGATGAGGAGGCGCCACACCGTGGCGGGCCGGCCGTGGGTCGCGGCCCGGGCCACGACGATGGACAGGCCGGCGGGGGCGCCATCGAACGTGATGGGCACCAGCCACGCCGTGGAGCGGCTGAGGTCCATGTGTTCCATGCCGAACTGGTGCAGGCCGATGAAGGACGCTGCCCAGCCGGAGGCGGCGACGACCAGGACGAGGGCGAAGCCGAAGCCGCCGAGGCCGGTGTCCCGGGCCCAGAGGGCCGCGTCGCGGACACGTTCGGTCCACCGGGCGCGGGTACTGGGCATGTTCGCGGGCAAGGTGGGCGCTCCTTCGGTGAGGGGGGTCGACGGGGCGGTCAGTCGAGTGGGCGGACGGTGACGTCGAGGTTCCGCGGGTCGGTTTTCGCGGCCTCCACGCGCTGGTTGAGGTCGGTGCGGCTGTAGACCGTCACGGCGTCGTGGTCGGCGCCCGTGATCTGGTTAACGGGGTCGCCGGTGCGGGACCGGGCGGACAGTTCCCACTTGCTCGTCATGCCGGGCTCCTCAGAGTTGAGGTTGTACTACTCAGAAGTACAACCCTGGGTAAAAAAAGAGGGAGTCAGTTGTACGACTCAGTTGTACAACGTACTCCGGGTCCGATGAACCGTCAACCGTTGCGACAATCGGGGGAGTTACTCAGCCGGCGGCACGTCGCGCACGTTCGGCTGGTCGGCGCGGGCGCGCCGCCACTGTTCGATCTTCGACTTTCGCCAGCTTGGGGTACGCCCGAAGCTCTTGTCGGGCTCGGGTAGATCGGCATCGGTAGCGATGCCGGCCGCACGGCGCTGGTTCGCCCGGCTGTTGTAGGTACGCAGGGTTCCGGGCCGCACGCCGATCAGTTCCGCCACCTCGTCCATGTCGAGCAGCGGGTCATCCTGGTCGGTCACGTTGCGCCCTTTCCGTCGTCGTCCACCTGAATGGGACAACCGTAGCGCCGGGCGGTCGACGGAGAGTAGCGAGTCGAGTCTCATCACACCTCCTTTCGATCAGTGGAACAGGGCTACACCTCTGGAGCGTTGTACATCTGAGTTGTACAATCCCGCAAGCGTCGCAGGTCAGAAGGCCGGGCGCGAGAAAACGAAAGGCCGCCGGGGTGGAGCCCGACGGCCGATCGAAGTAGCGGCGGGGTGGTGCCCGCCATGACGTCCCTGCGAAGGAACACGAAGATGGTACTGAACTACGCCGCCGGCGCGCACCCATCGACGGTGACCCGGTGAGCCTGGACCCGATGCTGTGGGCCCTCAAGGACGCCCCCGTCGCCGACACCCTTGAGCGGGTCGTTCTGGTCACGCTCGCCGAGCGGTGCGCCCGGGCCGACGGCTGCACGGCGTTCCCGTCGCGCGACACGATCGCGGAGACCGCCCTCGCCGACCCGAAGACCGTGCAGCGCGTGCTGCGCCGGCTGGAGACCCGGGGCCTTATCGGCAAGGGCGACCAGTCCGCGGCCCGCTACCTCCGCGCCGACCGCCGGCCGACCGTCTGGGACCTCCTGATCCCGTACTCGTGGTTCCCGAACCCGGAGCGGATGAACGCCGAGCGCGCCCAGGCGGGCCTGCCTCCGCTGACGCGGGCCGACCGCCCCGACATCGAGTCGGCGCCGGAGCGGAAGAAGCGCGCCGACGCGGGAAAGACCAGGTCAAAGGCACGGGGGGATTCACAGTCCCCTCGTGACGAGGGGGACGGGGGGACTACCAGTCCCGAACGGGGGGACTATGAGTCCCACACGGGGGGACTTGAAGCCCCCCGAACCTCCCCTAAGAACCTCCCCTCTGATTCCCCCCTCCTGGACGCCGCGCCGACGCCGGCCACGCCAGCCGCCGCGGTGGTGCCGGACGAGGTAGGGGGAGAAGACCCTTCAACGACAGACGACCCCGCTACCGCCTTCGTCGACGCCCTCCCCTACGGCCGCCAGGTGCCGAACCGTTCCACCCGGGAACGCCTCATCACCCGGACCCGGGACGCGTACGCCGCCGGCTGGACCCCGCTCGCCTTGAAGCGCCACCTCACCGACGACACCCGCAGCGCGAAGTCTCTGGTGGCCGTGTACCTGCACCGCCTCGCCGAACTCCCGGACCCGAAGGCCGTGGTCGCGTCCGTCGCCGCCGATGCGACGTACACGCCGCCGACGTACAACGCACCGGCCGCGCCCGACGCCGTCCCGCCGAACGTCGCGCTGGCGGCCGCCCGGGCCGCGATGCGTGAGGCCCGCGACGGTCGGGCGCGCGGCCGGGATCACCGCCCGTGGATGCCGACCGACTGAACCGACCAGCTGACGGCCCCAATCGGTGAGCGATCGGGGCCGTCAGCTGTCGCACCCCCCTCTTAGCCTGGGGAGATGACGATGCCCGCCCCCACCACGCTCAGCGACGCCGAGCGCAAGATGTTGACCTTCGCCCTCGACCAGGCCCAGGAACGGATCTGGCTGGAGGACGGGTTCACCGACGGAGACCAGGCCGCTATCGACTCGCTGCGCCGCCTGACCGAATCAGCGGCCGACCCGGGACGCGAGGACGTGCAGTAGCGCGACGAGGGTCCCGGAGCCGGCCAGTTCACCGCGGGCCATGAGGCCGGGCACGTCAGCCAGGGGAACCCAGACGACGCGGGAACGACGACGGGCCCCGACCGGTGCGGTCGGGGCCCGTAATGGGGTGGGAGTGCTGGCTAGTTGGCGGCTTCCGGGATGGCGCCGGCGGCGGGGGCGTCGAAGGGCATGGGGTGGTCTCGTGGTCACACCTTCTTCCGGGCGCGATCCTTGGCCTTCTTCTCGGCCTCCTTCTTGAGCTCGGCGCCGCGCTTGACGATCTGCTCACGCATCTCGGCCGGCGGCCGCTTCGGCATGGTGGCGCCGGGCTCACGGTTGAACCAGGCGATGTACTCGCGCAGGTTCTCGGCGCGCTCGGAGCCGCCGCCGACGGCGCCGCCGCCCATCAGCTCAAGCGCGGCTTGGAACTCGTACCACTCGTCGCCGATACGGACCTGGCGGGGCGGGGTGTGCGTGTCCTTCAGGTAGCCGGGTGTCATCATGCCGGCCACCGTACAGGTCATGTAGCTACATGCGCAAGCGGCACACGCATTCGGCGTGTAGGTACACACTCCCAGACACAGCGCTTGACGCGTAGCTACACGATGCCCTTACTATGTAGCTACACGGGCCGCCGGGGAGCGGCCCCGACCGAAGGAGCATCGACCATGAGCACCACTTCCGAAATGCGGGCTGTGATGCGGCAGTACGACCTCACGGAGCCGATGGTGCGCGCCGTCTTCAGCGGCGCCGACGACGCCGTCATCGACTGCAACTGGCGCACCGAAGCCGCTCTCGTCGAGCGCCGGCTGATGCACCGCACCATGTCGAACCTGACCCCGGAGGGCCGAGATGTCCTCGTCGCCCTCAAGGCCGCCGAAGGCGTCATCGAACTGGCCGCGCCGGCCCCGGTCCAGGCGCCGGCCCCGAAGGTCGTCGAGGGCGTCATCGTCTCCCACGCCGGCACGGCGAAGGGCTGCCTCCCGAAGCACGTCGACGACTCCGACACCCGCGCCGCGATCGAGGCCCTGGACAACCTCAAGCTTGCCGAACTCGCCGACCACTTCGAGCCCGACGAGGGCACCGACGTGCGCGGCTTCATGGTCGAGCCCCGCGGTAACGGCCGGGTCGCCCTGTACTGGGTGTTCGGCGGCAGCATCCGCGACCACAACCGCGAGCCCTGGAAGGTAGAGCTGGAGATCGGCGCCGACAAGCTCCGGAAGGCCGGATGGCGGATCGAGCCGAAGTCGGTGTTCTGCGTGTTCGCCTGGCGCCCCATCGCCGAGACGATGCACGAGGACGCCGTCCGGATGGAGAACGACGCCGCCGCTCGCCTGCCCCAGCTCAAGAACGGCGACTACGTCGAAGCCGAGACCGTCTCCGACATGCCGCAGACCATCAAGGTCACGGTCACCGGTCCAGCGGAGCACGCCCCTGGGGAGTTCGGGACCGTCCTCCGCGACGTGTGGGGCCCGGTTACGGTGAAGACCGACAGCGTCCGTGTCATCAACGAGGCGGCGACCGCCCCGGTGCCGCCGATGTCCGCCGCGATGCAGCGGAACATCGACGCCGCCAACGACCTCCTCGCCGGCGTCGACTTCGGGGAGGACGAGCCCACCGACGCGCCGCTGGCACGGTTCGCGGTCGCCGTCGGCCCCGACGAGCGGATGTGGATCGGGTTCCACGAGTACGACCGTGCCCTCCGCTGCGCCACCGAATACGGGCTCGGCGCCGACGCCATCCGCGACCGGCGCGCCCCGGAACGCCTGCGTGACGACCGGTCGTACGCCATCCAGTGGGGCACGGATGACGGGCAGTGGCACGGCAGCATCGTTTCGTCGGCGATCACCGGTGACGAGATCGGCGCGTACGTCGCGGACGTGCAGGCCCTCGCCAACCCCGGTGTCACGGTCCGGGCGGTCGAGATCCGGCTGACGCATACCGTCCTCCCGGCGGCCAGCGCGGCGGTGCCGTCCGACGTCGACCACGGCCCGGTCACCGCCCACACGGTGCGCTCCGGGTGCCGCGTCGACCTGTACGGCGCCGAACGCCTCGTCTACCGGGTCGAGTACCTGCACGCCGGTAACTACCTGCGGCTCCACACCGTCCCGCCGGCCGGCGAGCACCCCGGCTACTTCACCTTCACCAAGTCGCCCAGCGACCTGGTCGAACTGATCTCCCGCGGCCCGGCGGTCGACGTCACCGGCCGGCCCGTCGACGACGCCCGCTGACCCCGGCACGGGCCGCTCGACCCGGTCCGTGCCCCTCACCGGCCGGCCGCACACCGCGGCCGGCCCCCACCGAAGGGAACACGAGATGTCTGCTGCTGCCCTGCGGCCCCCGGCCGCCGAGTCGGTCGTCATGCCCACCGACTACGCCGAGTACATGGCGATGCGGCGGGAGAACCCGCGCCCGGGCCCGTGCTGCACCACCGCCGGCCCCGTCGAGCACTGGCCGATGTTCCACCGCTGCGGCGGCGGGAACGGCCCCGGCCGCACGATCCGCCCGCACTGCACGTGTGACCGCTGCTTCTGACCTCACCCATCCGGCCGGCCGCCGACACCGGCGGCCGGCCCCGTCCCCGGAAGGGACACGCATCATGACCCAGGCACTGGCCGAGATTCCCACCGACGAGGTCGGGCTCATCCGCCTTTTGGAGGCCACGCCGGCCGGCGAGCGCTACGCGATATGCGAGAGGCTCGAAACGCAGATCGGCGACCAGGCCCGCGCGCACCGGCTGTACGAGCGCGCCGAGGCCGAGGTGCTGCACGGCGAGGCGTGCGAGCGGCTGCGCCGGCAGCTCACCGCGGCGCTGGACGCGGCCGCCGCCGAACTCCGCAAGGCCGAGGGCCTGATCGTCGACCTGTGCAGCCCGTCGGTGTACGACGTCGAGTACGCCGAGGGCGCCGGCGCCGACGACCTCCTCCACATGGTCACCACCGCGCACCGTTCGGCCCGTATCGCCGTCACGCTGCAGAAAGCCATCGCGGCATGAGGTGCCGCCTGTTCACCCACTGGTCCGTCGGGCTGGAATCGTGGGTGAACAGCACCGGCTACGCCCCGGACCGCGGGCCGTGGGAGTTCACCGCGTACCTGTCGTGCGTGTGGGAGTCCATTCCGGGCGTCGAGGAGTGCGAGGTCTGGTTCTACGACCTCCCGACCGCGCCGGCCCGGGTCGTCGGCGGTCGGATCGAGGCCCGCATGCATTGGAGCGTCGACGTCCCCACCGAGGCTTGGAGGGCGTGGCGGGCCGAATGGGACCGGGGCGTGCCCGTCGTTCCCGGGGTCCGGCGTGACGCCCTGCGGTTCCTCGCCCGTGAGCTGTTCGTGTCCGGGGCGATCGCGCCGACGGATGCCGTCCTGACCGTGACCCGGGCCCGTGAGGGGCGCCGGCCGGCCTGGCAGGCGCTCACCGACCCCGTCCGCGTCTACCGGCCCGAGGATCGCGTCCCCGCCGGCCACCGCTAACTGTCACACCCCCCAGGAGAATTGACACCGTGACCAGTAACAATCTCGTCCTCACGGCCGCCGGCGCCGCCGTCGCCTTCGTCGGCGTCATGGCCGCGGCATGCGGCCCGAGCCCGGTCGGTGCGCCGTCGTCCGTCGTCGTCGTGCACGACCACCACCACCACGACACCGTGATCGTGCAGCACGGCGGGGCGTCGTCGCGGAAGACGACCAAGTCGACGACGACCACGACCAGGCGCAAGGGCCTGTTCGGATCGTCGACAACGACCCGGCGGTCTACGACCACCACCCGGCACCGCTGACCGCACCGCCCCTCCCCTGGAACGCCCCGGCCTCCCCGCCGGGGCGTTTCCGTTTCCCCACAGGCTTGCGTGTAGCTACACGACGCCTTAGAGTGTAGCTACACGGGGTCGCACGGGGCGGCCGGAAGGAGAACACGGTGAACACCACCCACAAGTACGACGAGGAACTGCCGGCCGAGGTCACCGAGGCGGCCGCCGGCGTCGTCGTCATCACCCAGGACGGCGACCGCCCGCACCACGACGTGTGGATGAACCAGCAGCACATCGGGAGCCTCTTCGACGAGACCGCCGCCAACCTGGCCCGCGGGAACTTCGCCGCCTGGTCCCCGAAGGGCAGCGGCAAGAACGGCATGGTCGGCTTCTTCGACACCAAGGAGGAGGCCGGCGAGGCCATCGCCCTCCCGTACCGGCCCGTCGGCCCGCGCGGGATGACCGAGCCCAGCAACCGGAACGACCGCTACAACTACAGCAAGCTGCCCGCCGACCGTCAGGCCGCCGTCGCCGAGCACGCTGCCCGCATGCACGCCGAGGGTCGCCTCACCGCCGCCCGCGCCTGGCGGGAGGCCCTGAACGTCGACTGGCGCGACAACATCGCCACCCCCGACGAGGACACCCTCTTCATGTGCATCGCCGTCAACGGCGGCGAGATCCACACCACGGCAGGCCAGGACGACGACGGCCGCCACGTCTACCCGCTGTGCCGGACCATGGGCCAGAACAGCCGCCTGACGAAGTACCGGTTCATCACCGGCCGTGACCTCACTTGCCGGACGTGCATCAGGTACCGCGAGAACCGCGCGGCCGCCCGGGCCCGCAAGGTCGCCGGCGTCTGATCCGTCACCCCACGACGCGCCCCGGCCACTCGACCAGGCCGGGGCGCGCCCGACCTCACGGAAGGATCCGCATAAGTAGCGGCAACCCCTGCAAGGACCGCCGGGCGCACCGCCCGCACTGGGTCGTCGCCCAGCGCCGGTACAACCAGTCGGCGTTCAACGGCTACCGGGTCACCCCGTCCGACTACTCCGAGGTCCGCTGCACCGCCCCCGGCTGCCTCGGAGTGTGGCGCACGAAGGCTGCGTTCGTCGACGCGCTCCCCGACGCCTGTGCCGGCTGCGGTCGGCCGGCCGAGACCCGGTGCCGGGTGTGCCGGCGGCCGCGGTGCCACGGGTGCCAGGCCGACCACCACCACGAGGGCTACGGCACGCCGGCGACGGACAGTCGCTGACCCTCGCACCGCCCCGGCGCCGGCCGCCGGGGCGGTCTCGTTTTCCTGCACGACCAGGCTTGCGTGTAGCTACACATGCGGGGCAAGCTGTAGCTACACGCCGGGGCGGCAGCCCCCGACCGAAGGAGACACCATGCCCCGCGCCGTCGCCCCCGCCAAGACCCCCACCGTCGCCATCGCCCGCATCCTGCGCGGCCTGGGCCTCACCCAGGGGCGCGGCGGCAAGGACTTCTCCGTGACCGGCTTCTACGTCAACGGCGAGCGCCGGCATACCTACGTCGTCGCCTACAGCCGGCACGCCGAAGAGGTCATCGCCGCGCACGCCGACGAGATCGAGGCTGCCGCCAACGCAGCCGGCTGGTGCTTCTACGTCTCGGTCCGCTACAGCGCGTCCGGCCGGGTCCACACCTCCGTGCAGAACGCCGGCGCCCGCGTCCGCGAGGCCCAGCCGGCCGTCCTGGCCGTGACCGCCGCCTGACCGCCACACACGCCCCGCACCCTGGAAGGCCCTGCCATGTCCGACACCCCGATACCCGTCCTCGTCAGCTGGGGTCTCGGCGCCGACTCCACCGCGATCCTCACCCAGTTCCTCGACGACCCCGCCGGGCACGGCCTCACCCCCGACCTGTCCGAGTGCACGGTCATCGTCGCCCTGACCGGCGAGGAGTGGCCCGACACCATGGACCTGGCCGAACGGCACATCCTGCCGTTGCTCGCCCGCCGGCGCGTCCGCCTGGTCCAGGTCGCGCGCGGCGGCCCGTCCGACACTGACGGCATCGTCGTCCTGTCCGACACTCGCACCCCCGACCGGCTGCACCGGCGCGGCCCGTGGGCCCTCACCGACGAACTCGGACCCACCGGCACCGTGCCGCAGTTCGCGGCGAAGCGGCGGCTGTGCTCCATCAAATTCAAGGGCTGGGTGATGGACCAGTGGGCGGCCGCCGAGTACGGGGCGCAGGCGTACCGGCACGTGATCGGGTACGAGGCGAATGAGGCCGGCCGCGCCGAGCGCGACTACACGTACGCCTCCCCGACTCGCCGCCCCTGGTATCCCCTCATCGACTGGGACTGGGCTCGGCCGCGGATCCTGGACCACCTCCTGGAACGGTTCGGCGTGGTGTGGCCCAAGTCGTACTGCACCATGTGCCCGTACCCCGTGGCCCGGGCGTCCCTGAACGCGCACCTCGCCCGCTGTCGCACCTTCCCCGAACTCGCCGCCGCCGTGCTCCGCCTGGAGTCCAACGCGGTCGCCCTGAACCCCCGGTCGACGCTGTACCGCGACGGCTCCCTCATGGGGCACATCCGGGCCGACGGGAACACCGCCGCCCTCGACGCGTACGAGCGGGACCAGGCCGCGACCGATTGGGCCGCATACGAGGTCCGCCGGGTCTTCTTCGCCGGGCGCTCCGACCACTGCCGCACCGTGCACGGCACGTCGTGCAGGAGGCCGGGCCCGTGGTGCCGCGACCCGTTCCGGAAGGGGCCGGCCTGGCGCTCGGTGCGCACCGTGCACCGCGGCGACCGTGACGCCGTGCTGGCGCACCTGGAGGCGGAGGCCGCGGAGATGGACGCGCCGACGATCTCGGTAAACGGCATCACGCGGGTCCCGTTCCATGAGCGGGGCGAGACCTACCCCGGCGCGGAGGGGTACCTCGTCGCCGCACCGGCCGGGGTCGTCGACAAGGCGCGCGACGGCTTCGATGCCATGTGGGACAAGGTCACCTCCTTCGGGGCGCTGGATCTGATCGCGTAACTCGGCGGCGTGCTTTTCTCTGCCCACCAAGCTTGCGTGTAGCTACACACCTAGGTCAAGCTGTAGCTACACGGAGCGGGACGGACCCGCCCCACCACCCCTCGGAGGCCACCATGACGAACACCACCACCGCCGCCGCCCGCTTCGTCGCCCGCAAGGGCAACGGCCACTGGTACGTCCTCGACACCGAGACCGGCGCCGTCCGCACCGGCATGGTCCGGGTTGGCGCAATCCAGGTCGCCGACCACCTCAACCGCACCACCCCCTGACCGGGGGCGGTCGGCGGGCACTCGCCCGTCGGCCGCCACCTGGCCGCGCAGCCGCGCCCCGCGCCGACCAGCCGGGGCGCGGCTTTTTTCTCTCCGGACTGGGCTTGCGTGTAGCTACACGACGGGGCAAGCTGTAGCTACACGGAGCGGGACGGACCCGCCCCACCAACCTCCCCGGAGGCCACCATGCAGAACACCACCACCGAGGCCCGCTGCTCCTCCTGCCTGATGCCGGCGGAGGTCACGGCCGAGGGCGTCGCGGCCGCCCACGACTACCCGTACGCCGCGAGCAACTACGGCCAGTGCAAGGGATCCGGGAAGCCGGCCCTGGCCGGCCCGTCGACCCCGCCGGCCGTCTGGGGCGCCAACTTCGGGACGTTCGTGGAGATCGGCGTCCTGCCGTCCCCGATGCCGCAGGTCCAGCGCAACGAGTGGACGGTCACCATCACCGGTGTCCGCTTCACCCACGCCGGCCGCTGCTGGAAGTGCCGCGAGTGCGTGTACGTCGCCACCGAGGGCGGCGTCATCCAGCTCGGGTTCGACCACAAGGGCAAGGGCTTCGAGAAGGAGCGCGCGGGCTCCGCACCGTCCTACGACGGCCCGTGCCCGAACGGGTCGTGTGACAACCGGGTCGTCTTCGGTGGCCAGAGCTGGGACAAGCCCAGCGCGATGCCCCTGTCCGAGGGTCGCACCGTGCAGTACCGCGAGTGGGAGCAGCTGCGCCGCGACCTCGGCGTGATCACCCCGGACATGACGCCGGCCGATCTGAAGCGGCTCCGCCGCACGCGCTGACCGCGCCCCAGGGGGCGCCGGCGACTCGACCACGCCGGCGCCCCTTTCGCTCGCCTTGCATGTAGCTACACAGGCACTTAGTCTGTAGCTACACGCCAACGAACATCCCTGATCAGATAGGAACCACCCGCGATGACCACCGCCACCGCCACCGAGACCCGGACCCGGATCACCGACGCGAAGAAGGCGCCGAAGGACCGGACCATGAAGAGGGTCTGGCTGCTGGAGAACCTGGTCTTCCACGCGCGCACCAGCACGGAGGAGCGCGCGGCCGCCGAGCGCATGCTGGACCGCGCCATCAAGACGGCGAAGGAGGCCGGCCAGGTCTCCACGGCCGACGACGGCGCCGGCGTCTGGCACGGCTACCGGCTGCCCGAGGTCTGGCACGGCGCCCGGTACGAGGAGGTCAAGCACCTGTCGGTCGTCGAGATCGCGAAGCGGATCCGCGCGGACATCAAGCTCGCCCGCAAGGTCGACGACAAGCTCGCGGCCGGCGCGGCCGTCGCCATCGTCGACGGGCTCGCCCCGCTCGCCTCCATGCCCAAGGGGATGAAGGTCTCCGTCCGCGCCCGGCACGGCAACGCCATCGACGTGCGCATCTACAACCTGCCGGAGAAGGGTTGGGGGTACGTCGAGCAGGAGGACCCGTACCGCCCGAACGTGACGCGCTGGGTGCCCGGCGTCGAGCTGCGCGGGATCATCAGCGCCCTCGAAGACCTCCACCGTCAGTACAACTTCGACGGCTCCGACCCGATGGTCGACTACTTCCACGTCAACTACTACGGGCACGTCGAGGTGGACTACTACGAGCGCCCCTGACCGGCCCCGCCGGCCGCCGCGCCCCGGTCACTCGACCGGACCGGGGCGCGGCCCCCGCACCCCCCGTACACCGCCGGCCCCGCACGCCCGGGGCCGGCAACCCCCACCAACCCGCGAAAGGGCCCCACATGACCGAGCAGACCACCGCAGCGCCCGCCCCGGACGACGCCGTCACCGCCGCACTCCCGCCCCTGCCGCCGCTCGCCGACGAGGGATACGGCTGGATGGAGTCGCTGACCGGTACCGGTTGGTACCCGCTGGTCGGGTTCCTGGGCCGCATGATCGGCGACTGGCCCCACGTGTGCGTCGCGTTCCACACGGACCGCGAGAACGGCCGCTACGGGCTCGCCGTGTACTCGGAGGGCACGGTCACCGTGGATGGGTACGCCGACGAGGCCGACCGCACCAAGGCGGCCGAGGCGTACTGCGAGGACTGACCGCCAGCCGCCCGACCGCGCCCCGACACCCCTCCATGTCGGGGCGCCCGTGCTTCTAGACAGGGAAAACACCCTTGCCTGTAGCTACACGCTGCACTTAGTCTGTAGCTACACGGGCGGAACGGCCGCCCCAACCTCCCCGGAGGTCCCCATGTTCGGAGCGCACCAGGCAGAGCTCCAGATGGCCCACTGGCAGCGGGCGCTGCCCGCCGAGGTCACCGTCGAGGGCCGGGAGCGCCCGGTCACCCGCACGGCCCTGGTCGCCGTGATCCGCGCCGAGCTGCTGCCGTTCATCACCTACGGCCCCACCTACGCGCGCGCCGTCGCCGAGGAGCTGCACCGCGCCCTCGACATGTACATCAGGGGCCGCGGCGAGGAGTTCACGTACTGGCTCAACGAGGCCCTGCGCGCCGGCATCAAGGCCCGCCGCGTCGAACCGTTCTCCACGGACTTCGTGCACGTCACCGCGACGGCCTGGGGCATCTCCCACGCGACCGGAACGGACATCGAGGGCGCCCGCCTCAACGTCCACGGCTGCGACGAGACCGCCCCGAACGAGATGGGCGGCGTCGGCGTCGTCTACCGGCACCCGGTCTACGACGGCCTCACCTTCCACTCCGTCGACGAGTCCTCGGAGTTCGCGTACAACGCCGGCCTCCTCAAGCGGCACGCCCGCCGTTGGGCCACCACCCGCGCGTAACCCCGCCGGCCGCCGCGCCCCGGGTCCTCGACCTGCCCGGGGCGCGGCCCCCCGACCACACCCCACCCCGAGCAAGGAGCCCCACATGTTCACCGAGACCGTCACCGCGACCGACGGCACCACCGAGACCGGCACCGCGACCGAGGCGCACGCCCTGGCCACGCTGCGCCGCGCCGTCGGGCGCCGCGGCGTCACCATCGAGGCGACCCGTACCGGCGGCGTCATCATCGAACGGGAGATCTGGGACGGCGGCGTCATACCGAAGCGGCGCACGATCGTGTTTGAGCCGGCCGTGCCGGTCGGGAACATCACGGCGCGCATGCGGGAAGACCTGGACGCCATCGACGGCCGCGCGGGCGCCTACCTGGTCACCAAGGCCGAGCCGGAGTTCCGCGTGAACGTGGGCCGCATCGCCGCCGGCCTGTGGGGCGTTGCGCCGGGCGGGACGAAGCGGCTCATTGACCGGGGCCTGGTCGGCGTCGGCGCGGAGTACTCGGCGACGTCGAACGGGTTCCTCCCCGAGACGCGCGCCGCGGTGCGGGTGTCCCTCGCCGCTCGGCTGGCGATGTTCGCGGCCGGCCACCGGACGCGGACCTCGTCGCCGGCCGGCTACGTGCGGCCGGCGGACATCGGCATGGAGGGCGCGGTGGGGCTGAACAAGCCCGGGAAGCGCGCAGGCATGGTCTACGACCGGCGGAGCCCGTCAAGCTGCACGTGCCGCGGCTGGACGTACCACGGGGTGGACGGCCCCGAGGACGCCCGCCGGCGCGCCCGGCAGCACCGGCAGGAGGTCACCGCGGCGTTCGTGCGGACGCTTCCGTAACCCGCCTTGCATGTAGCTACACACCACCTTAGAGTGTAGCTACACGGAGCGGACGGGCCGCCCCACGCGGAAGGACCCCCAATGCACGCCACCATCGAGTTCCTGCCGGTCATCGTCACCGAGGTCCCCGTCGACGAGGACCACGCGCCGCTGCTCGTCGACCCCGCGGCCGCGCGCATCGTCCGCGCCGACCAGATCGCCGCCGGCGACACCATCCTCGCCTCGTTCCCCAGCTACGGGCAGCGCGGCATGCTGACCGCCGAGTACTTCAACGACCAGTACCAGGCGCACCCCATGACCTACGACCGCACCCACGGCTGCGGCTCCTGCGCCACGATGGCCGACCACGACGGGCCGGTCGTCAACCTCGGCGACATGAACCCCTGGGACGTGTGCGACCCCTGGCCTGCCGGCGACCTCGCGCTGATCGTCCCCGCGGCCGCCTGACACCCCCGCGGCGCCCGGCCACTCGACCTGGCCGGGCGCCCCTTGCTTGTAGCTACACCTCCACTTAGCGTGTAGCTACACGGACGGAGCGGCCGCCCGGCACACGATCGGAGAACCCCATGGAAGCCCAGGCCACTACCAAGGTCACCACCCAGCGCGCCGGCCGCGGCCGCCTCGACGTCCTCGTCTCCGGCGTCCGCAAGGGCTACGTCGTCAGCTACCTCGGCGCACACCGCGCGTTCGACACGGACGGCCGGCTCATCGAGGACTACAACCGCGGCTTCCTCGGCTGGGGCTACGACCTCCGCCGCGAGGCCGTCGCCGCCGTCGCCGCCCACTGACCGCCCCGGCTGCGCCCGGCCACTCGACCGGGCCGGGCGCGCCCCCCTTGCCACAACCCTCCCGACACCAGGAGAGAACACGCAATGCAGTACAGCGCCGACAGCACCATCCTGCCCACGAACGCCCGCGACCTCCTCGAATGGGCGGCCGCGCACGTCGACGCCCGCGGCTTCCACGACGGCCGCGACGGCCGCCGGTTCGGCAGCAACGGCACGACAACCCGGCACCTCACGCCCGGCATGCTCGGCGCCCTCGACGTTGCCGGCGGCGACGGCCGGCAGGCGTCCGCCCGTACGTACGACTACGACGCGCTGCACGCCGCGCAGCGCCTGGCGCTCGACACCGTCGCCGACCTCGCGTCCGGCGGCGCCGTCGTCCACGACGACGACTGGGCCGACGAGTACCGGTACCGCCGCGCCACCGTGCACCTGTGGGGCATGGAGGACGGGCGTACGGGCGCCGAAGTGGCCGCGCTGTTCCGGGAGGCCGCCGGGCACGTCGAACGGGCCGCAGCGGCCGCCACACGGCCGGGACGGCCCCCGCTGCGCCTGCCCGTGCCGACCGTGGACGGCGTCCTCGCGTGGGCGGCCCTGCACATCGAGGACACCGGGCACCGCCCCGACCTCGCCACGCACGCCCCCGCCGGGTACGCGGACAGCGCCGCGTGCACGATGCTGCACGCCCTGGACCGGGCGCTCGTCGCGGCGAAGCCGTACCCGAACTCGTCACGCGACTGGTGGGCGGCGTACGGGGAGGCCGGTCCCGAGGCGCTGCGCCTCATCGCCGATCACGTCGCCGGCCGCCCGGTCGTCGACAACGGCGACGCCTGGGAGACGAAGAAGCGCCGGCGCTCGTTCGTCCTCGACTGGGGAAACCAGCCGGGGCGCAGCACGGCGGACGTCGCCGCGGCGTTCCGTGCGGCCGCACAGGTCGCGATCGTCGACGACGCGCTCGCCGGCGCGCTCGAGGTGCCGGCGGAGCCGGGGCAGGCGGCGTTCTTCTGATCGAGCCTTGCGTGTAGCTACATGACACACTTAGTCTGTAGCTACACGCCAGGGAACACCCCAGGTCAGACGGAAGGAACCCCCGATGGACACCGTCACCAACACCGTCTTCATCTCCCCCGCGCTCGTCCGCGCCGCCCGCGAGGCCGCCGCCCTGGACCAGCGCATCGGCGGCGAGGGCTTCGCCTCCCTCACCATCAAGGTCGGCCTCTACGGCAAGGGCTGGTCCCTCGACGACAACGCCGACGCGATCCTCCGCCGCGCCGACGGCAGCGTCCTCTACTGCTCCCCGTTCCGCCCGGCCGCCGAGCGCATGCCGGCCAGCATCAAGGCCATGGCCGAGCGCCGCTACGCCGCCGCCCAGGAGCTGCGCCGCCTCGTCGCCGGACTCCCCTTCACCGGCGAGGGCCTGCGCATCCCGCTGCACGCCGCGCACTGACCGCAACACCACGGGCCGCCCCCGCTCCTCGACCTGGCGGGGGCGGCCCCCTGCATCCCGTACACCGCACCACAGAAAGGCACCACACCATGACCGACACCACGACCACGACGGCCGACGCCCCCAACTGCCGGCAGCACGGCCCGATGACCCCGGGCACCGAGGCCGCGCCCACCTGGCACTGCCCGGACCCCGTGTGCCACAACACGGTCCTGCGGCCGGCGGACGGCGTCACCGGGCGCGGCACCATCGAGATCACGCACACCCGCGCCGACGGCACCCTCCTGGAGGGCTCCAGCAAGGGTGACGGGGTCTGGGAACTGGTCCGCCCGTACCGGTTCACCTGGGGCCGGTCCCTGCCCGGCGTGCTGTTCGTCCGCCAGTCCCGCGACAAGGCCGCCGACCGGTGGAGCATCGGCCGGGCGTCGGAGGCCCTGCGCGGCGCCGGGTGGGAGGTCGTCGTCGACATCGACGAGGGCACCCGCCGCTCGTTCGCCGACGCCGAGGCCAACCGGGTCGGGCGCGCCAAGGAGCGCACGGAGCGCTTCACCGAGTACGCCGGCAACGCGGCCGGCCGGGCCGCCGCGCGCCGGGCGACGGCCGACAACATCTCGCGCCGGTTCGAGATGGGGCAGCCGATCCTCCTGGGCCACCACTCGCAGCGGAAGGCAGAGCGGGACGCCGAACGCATAGACACGAACATGCGCGCGAGCTTCCGGGAGTCGGACAAGGCCGCGCACTACGCGCACCGGGCGGAGGCGTCCGGGTCGTATGAGGAGTTCCGGAACAACGCCCCGCGGACGCTGCGCCGGCTGGAGAAGCTGCGGGCCGACCTCCGGGGTATCGAGCGGTGGCAGGCCGGCGAGTCGAACAACGGCTACACCCGGGCGCTGACGCCGGCCACGGTCGCCGAGCTCGGGATCCGGCACGAGGAGCTGACCGAGGAGATCGGCTACTGGGAGCACGTCATCGCCGAGGCCGAGAAGAACGGCTTCAAGGTGTGGGGGCCGGCCGACTTCAAGAAGGGCGACTTCGCGCGCATGCGCGGGCACTGGTACGAGGTGCTGCGCGTGAACAAGAAGACGCTGACCGTGCCGGGCGGCCCGGACATTCAGAAGGTGATCTCGCTGGAGACGCACGCGTACCCGGGGATGCGCGGAACGCGCCCGTACGACGAGGTCTCGGGGCACATGACGGCGGAGAAGATGGCCGCGGTGCTGGTGGAGGCCCGGAGGATCCGGGCGGAGCGGGAGGCCGCGGCAGCGTCGTCGTGACGTCCGGCCGGCGGCGGGTTCGTGCCCGTCGCCGGCACCCGCTTGCGTGTAGCTACACACCCCCTTAGTCTGTAGCTACATGGGCGGACGGAGCGCCCCGACGGACGGAGCCGGACATGACGCAGTACACCGCAGGCCAGGAGGTCACCGACCTCGTCACCGGCAGCACGGGCATCGTCAACGCCGACAACGGCGGCGACACGGTGAACGTGAGCTGGGAGCCCAACGAGCACGGCGGATACATCGACGACCACGCCCGGAACCTGCTGGAGCCCAAGGGCTGAACGACCACCCGACGACCCCCGACGCGATCCGGCGCCGGGGGTCGTCGCCGTATGTCGGTGCGACCAGCCGGGGCGCGGCCGGCGTCCAGATTCCTTCCCGGACTGGGCTTGCGTGTAGCTACACACCTAGGGCAAGCTGTAGCTACACGGGGACGACGGAGCGCCCCACCACACGAAGGAGCCCGACATGACGAACACCAACACCACCGACCTGGCCGACACCATCACCTGGACCGCCGGCCTGGCCGCCCGCCGCGACGAGAGCGCCCGCAAGGACCTGACCGACGCCATCACCGCCGGCCGCCACATCGACTCCTACCTCCTCAAGCCGGTCATGGAGGCCCAGGCCAAGGCGCAGCTGTGGCAGCAGGTCGTCCGCCGCATGGAGAAGGCCGGCACCGCCAAGGCCCTGGAGAGCGTCCGCGAGGAGTGCACGGACCTGCTCCTCGACCTCGGCGAGTCGCAGAGCACGTGCGCCATCACGAACGAGACCGACCGCCTGGCGCGCGACGCCGCCCGCACCTTCCTCAAGGAAACCCGCCGCATGGGCTGACCGCCCCACACCGGCCCCGCCACTCGACCTGGCGGGGCCGGCCACCCCCGGACCGTTCGCCACGCCCCCAGCCGCCCCCTGCTGGTGGCGTCGCAATCCGCCCGGGAACGCCCCCAGACCGCCCCACACCGCACGAAGGGAACCACCGTGAACAAGACCACTTGCCCCTCCGCGTACGCCCACGAGACGGACGGCGTCACGTACACCTGCAACCGGGAGGCCGGCCACCCCGGCGTTCACCGGTCCGACGTCACCCGAACGTACGCGACGTGCGACGTCTACACGGGTCGGCCGACCGGCGGCACCCACGAGGAGGCCGTCATGTGGACGGACTGGGAGGCGTTCCTCGGGGTCCAGCGGACCGGGTCCGACGCGGAGGTCGTCGCGGCCGGCGCCGCGCTGGTCGCCGGCGCGGAGTGGTACGCGGACATGCTGACCCGGCAGCCCCGGTACGCGACGCTGGTCGGCGCCTGATTCCTCCCCCGTGATGCCTTGCGTGTAGCTACACACTCCACTTAGAGTGTAGCTACACGGACGGGAACGGCCCGGCCGGAAAGCCCAGGAGGCACACGATGATCAAGTCCAGCCGCGACCGCCGCAACGTCACCCGCGAGCGCGCCGCCGCCACCCGCCTCGCCGCCTCCATCCGCCGGGGCCGCGCCCGCTCGATCGCCACCCACGCGATCGCCGCCGGTATCCCGGCCGAGACCGCGAAGGGCGTAGCGGGCGGCCTCCGCACCGTCGCGAAGCGCCTCGGCGTCCAGCCGGTCCGGGTCGTCAACAACCGCCGCAACGACCGCAACCCGGGCGAGGTCCGCCACCACTACACCCCGGCACAGGTCGCCGTGCTCCGCGCGAACTACAAGCCGCGCAAGGCCGAGTACGTCGACGCCGTCGCCCGCATGGCGCTCGCCGCCTGACCAACCATCCCGCGCGGCCCGGCCACTCGACCGGGCCGGGCCGCGCACCCCACACACCCAAGGAGTCACGACCATGCACCAGCACACCCCCGACACCGCCCCGGCCGCCGCCGACGCCGAGCCGGCCGCCGCCGAGGGCTTCTACGTGAGCGCCCGCTACCGGGACCGCGCCCGGCTGCTGCTCGGCCCGTACGCGACGCACCAGGAGGCGAAGGACAACGTGGCGCGGGCGCGCCGGTACGTCGTGGAGTACGACCTCCTCGGCTGGCTGTACGCGTACGGCACGCTGCGCGGCGAGATGAAGGCCGGCCGTCCGCTGCCGGCAGGCCGGCTCAACGACGTGCTCGGGCTGACCGAGGCCGGCTGACCGGGCCGGCAGTGCGCCGGCGGGCTCCTGCCGGCGCACCCGGCCGGGCCGGAAACCCCCGCTTGCGTGTAGCTACACACTCCCGTATTCTGTAGCTACACGGAACGGGAACGGCCCGACCGACCAGCCGAAAGGCACACGATGATCACCGAGACCATCACCCCCGAACTCGCCACCGCCCTCAACAAGTTCATCAAGGCGTTCGGGGAGGTTGACACAGTCGGCGACCTCGCCCCCGCCCTCTCCTGCGTCGAGGTCGACTACATGGCGGACCTGTTCCGCGCGGCCGGACAGCCGGAGGCGGCCGACGCATGGAAGGCCGACCACGAGGCGGCGGAAGGCCCGTGCGACTGCACCGACACGGACGACGACGAGTAACACCCCCTGCGCCCCCGGTCACTCGACCTGACCGGGGGCGCGCCCCCAGATCGCCCGCTACGCCCCGCAGGAAGGTTCCGCCCCCGTGAGCACCCCGCCCACCCCGCGCGTCCCCCAGATCCCGCGTGCGCCCCGCGACGACCGCGCAACGGCCATGCGCCGCCCGTGCGAGTGCTGCGGCGCCGCGCCCGGCGAGGAGTGCAGCCCGTTCGAGATGTGCAGCGCGGAATAGCCCCTTGCGTGTAGCTACACGACACCTTAGTCTGTAGCTACACGCCACGGGGAAACGCCCCAGGCCAGCGAAGGGAACACCGAATGTTCGAGCCGACCGCCGCCCGCGCCGCCCTCAACACCTACGCCGCGCGCGTCCCCGGCGAGCGCGCCGAGGACCGCCAGGTGCAGGCGACCGACCTCCTGGTCGACCTCCTGCTGATGTTCGAGGACGACACCGCGCACGCGATCCTCGCCGCCGCCGAGCGCCGCATGACGGAGGAGCGCCCGGGCGTCACGCCGCGGTTCGTGGGCGTCTGACCGCCCCGGGGCGCCCCGGTCACTCGACTGGACCGGGGCCCCCGCGGCCGCCACAACCCCCGCCACGCCCCGAGAAAGGGCCACGCGCGATGACCACCACTGCCGACGCCGTGACGTTCACGTTCCCCTCCGGCGCGACCGTCGACCTGCCTGCCGGCATGACCCCGTGCCGCACTGCCGGCGACTCCGTCACCGAGGACGTCAGCCGGTTCGTCACGGTCGGCGTCACCCCTGCCGGCCGCGAGGTGCGGTCGCACTTCTCCTGCGCCGCGTACACCCGGGCCGCGCACCTGTACTCGATGCGGGAGGCCGTCGCGAAGGTGCGCGCCCGGGCGGCCGGCCTCGATGCGCGCGGCCTCACGATCAAGGCCGCGAACCTCCGGGGACACCTCGCCGCGACCGAGGCCGAGCACGCCGCGGCGATAGCCGACTGGACGGCCGACCCCGCGCCGTGCACCTGCCCGGAGGACTGACCGCCCCCCGGCTGCTGCGCCCCCGCCACTCGACCGGGCGGGGGCGCTTGCGTGTAGCTACATGACCGGGCAAGCTGTAGCTACACGGACGGACGGGACCGCCCCCGACGGAAGGATCACCCGATGCACAACATGACGCAGGCCCTGCGCGACGGGGGGCAGGTGGAACTCCCCGCCGGCATGACCCCGTGCCGCCGGCCGCTGCGCGTCCTCTACTCCGGTGAGGAGGGCGGCCGGGTGCGCGGATACACGCCGGCCGGCGCCTCCATCTACACCGCGTGGTCGTGCCCGGCGTACGCCCGGGCGGCCGAGATCGCAGGGGAGCGGGTCCTGATCGCCCGTCTGCGGGACCGGGCCGGCCAGTTCGACGCGGCGCGCGTTCCGGCCGCTGCGGCGAAGCTGCGGGCCCTGGCGGACCGGCAGGCGGCCGCGCTGGCGCTGACGCTCGCGGCGTACGCCGACGACCCGGCGCCGTGCACCTGCCCGACGGACTGACGCACGCCCCCTACGCCCCCCGGCACCTCGACCACGCCGGGGGGCGTTCCCGTGCCCGGACAGGGCTTGCGTGTAGCTACACGACCGCATAATCTGTAGCTACACGCCACGACAACACACCGCCCATCTATCGAAGGAGGCCCACCATGGCCCGCCGCTCCCCCGCCCAGCTCGCCGTCCTCGCGATCGTCGCCAACGGAAACGTCAAGGTCTACCGGGCCGGGAGCAAGAACCCCCGCGTCATCGACCACACCACCGGCGCCCGCATCAATCTCAACACCCACCGCGCCCTCCAGTCCGCCGGTCTCGTGGAGCGCGACCGCAGCACCAGCCTCTACCAGGGGCAGGCCGTGAACCTCACCGACGCCGGGCGCGCCGAACTGGACGCCGCCCGCTGACCACCCCTCCGCCGCGCCCCGGTCACTCGACCCGACCGGGGCGCAGCCAGCCCACCCCAAGAGCTTGCGTGTAGCTACACAGTCGCATAGTCTGTAGCTACACGATGACGACACGGAGGACACCATGAAGACCACGACCGCGGCCCCCAGGTACTGGCGCACCGGCAAGGGCCAGAAGCGCCACGCCTCCGAGTTCTGCGCGAACGGCCGACGCTCGGTCTTCACCGGTGACGTCACCGTCATCCCGGCCGGCCAGGTCAAGGACTGGGCGCCGTGCAAGTTCTGCTGCACCACCGAGGAGATCGCGGCGTTCGGCCAGGAGGCGCCGGCCGCGGCCACGCCGGCCAAGACGTACTGCGCGAACACCGGCGTGGAGAACGCCCGCAAGGTCTACAGCCGCTGCACGGACTGCGGCAAAGGCGGCTCGGTGAACCGGCGCACCGGCACCCTCCGGGCCCACGAGCCCGCGAAGCAGTAGAGCGCAGCCGCGCCCCGGTCACTCGACCGGACCGGGGCGCGGCACCCGAACCGACACACCGAACGCCAACGGAGGACACCGTGGCTGGCTTCACCATCAAGGGCATCACCGACGACACCGACCGGTGCGAGCACTGCGGGACCCGCATCAGGCGGGCCGTTGCCCTCATGCCCCTCGACGCCGACGGCAGCGAGGACGGCGACGTCGTGTACTACGGCACGACGTGCGCCAGCCGCGCCCTCGGCCGTAAGACCGCCTGGGTCACCAACCAGGCCCGCGCCGCCCAGGCCAAGTGGGAGCAGCAGGCCGAACGCGCCCGGGAATGGCTCGCCGCCTACGAGCCCGTGGAGTTCGCGCCCGTCCGCGAGAAGTTCCGGGTGTTCGTCGTCGAGCGGAACAACACGGTGCGCCCCGGCGAGACCGTGACGGACGCCGTGGCCGGCCTCTTGGCGAGCGCCCGCGCAATCCTCGCCGCCCGCATCTGACCCGCCCTGTACCCGCGCCGACAGTCACCCCCGGCCGGCGGCGCGCCCCCGTCGTCCATGCCCGACCGACACGCCCCGGAAGGACCACCCGAGATGACCGACACCCTCGACGACGACCACCCGCACCGGTACCGGTACTTCGGCTCGCGCGCCGGCGCCCGGTGCGTGGCGTGCAACGACCCCGAGCCCGCGCCGGCGGACGCCCCGCCGGCCGTCGTCCGCGTGACCGCCGCGGTGCTCGCCGGCCACCACACCGCCGACACCCGCAACGAGTACGGGTCGTGCATCGCCTCCGGGTTCCGCGTCGCCCTCGGTGCCGACGACCGTGCACGTGTCCACCACCAGCTTCGGCCTGCAGACTTGACCGACCCCGACCGGCCGTCCATCCACGAGCGCTGGGAGGAGATGCGCGCCCGGGTCGCCGCGTACGCGAAGACGCTTGAGGACGACGGCTTCACCGTGGACTGCCGCGAGCGGCCCACGGGCCCGTATCTCCTCGCCACGCCGGCCGCGCCGCACTGCGACTGCTACGCCGCGGCCGGCCGCATCGGCTCCCGCGGGCACGGGACGACGACGGAGCACGACCCGGAGTGCCACAGCATCACCTCGGCCGACGGTGCGTCGGCAGGGGTCGGCCGGTAGCTGGCGCGCGGCCGGCGGTGACTCGCTGCGCCGGTCGCCTCCCGGTCGAGGAGAGACGGCTGGCGCAGCGCTTTTCCCGCCCCCCCTTGCGTGTAGCTACACATACGGGCAAGCTGTAGCTACACGACGACGCAACGATCCAGGGAGCCACCGGACATGACCACCGCCACGAAGCCCGCAGCCATCACCCCCGCCCAGCGCAAGGCGCTGCTCCTGGTCGCCGGCGGCAACGTCGTCGCCTGGCTCCGCGGCGAGGCCGGCTTCGCCACCATCAACGGCAACGCCGAGCGCAAGCTCAACGACCTCGGGCTGATCGAGGACGTCAAGGTCATGACCCGCACCCGCACCGCGTACGGGACGGCCATGACGTACGACGTGAAGGTGTGGGTCCTCACCCCGGCCGGCCGGAACGCGCTGGGCGTCGTCTCGTCGACGACCGCGACCGCGAACACCCGGGCGCACCAGGTGCGGGCGATCGGCCGGCAGCACGTTGACGACGCGGCCCCCATGGGCGAGTGCGCGGTGTGCGAGACGGTCGGCGAGTGGAACGCGCTGGTGGACCTCGCGCCGAACGCGTACGGGTGCCCGGGGCGCGCCCGGTACTGACCCCGGCGCCGGCACGCGGCCGGCCCTGCCACTCGACCGGGCAGGGCCGGCCTTGAAGTCGTGCCGGACTGGGCTTGCGTGTAGCTACACACATGGGGCAAGCTGTAGCTACACGACGACGAAGGGAAACACAATGAACGCCACCGCCACCAACGACCTGACCGGCTACTACTACCCCTCCGCCCCCGGCGCCCGCACCTGGCGCGAGGCCCGCGACCTCTACATCAACGGCAAGCGCGTCTCCGCCCACGTCGCCGGCGACCGCCACGCCACCGTCTTCATCGGCGGCGAGATCGTCTTCGAAGGCGCCCTCCCCACCGAGATCATCACCTCCGGCCAGGCGCAGACCTGGGCCCGTGACACCGCCCTGGACGCCGCCGCCAACGAGGCCGCCGCGGTCGACGCCGCCGAGGCCATCGTCGCCGAGGCCGCCGGCACCATCGCCGCCGAACTGTCCGCGACCGCCACCACCGCCGCCGAGCACCGCGCCGCGGCCGCCGCCTTCACCAAGGCGCAGCACGTGTCCGCCGAGCGGGCCGACGAGGCCGACGGCGCACTCAGCCAGTGGGCGCACGGCCTAAACGCCGCGGAGCACCACCTCGCCGCCGAGATCGCCGAGGACGGCGGCAAGGCCGAGTTCGCCGGGCTGTTCGACCTGAACGGCAACCTCGTCCCCGCGGTCCGCGTCGACGGCCGGTACGGCTGGTACTGGAAGCTCCTCGACGGCCGCGGCCGCACCGCCGGCCTGTTCAACGAGTCCAAGGCCAAGACCGCCGACCGCCGGCGCGCCGCGGACGCCCGCAAGGGCTACTACGTCGGCCGGGTCCGGGTCGCGGCCCGCGCGGTCCTCGCCGGCGGCGGCATCGGCACCGTGATGCCCCGCGCCGAGCGCATCGACGGCGGGTACTCCGCCGCGGCGATCGTCGTCGACAACGGCCAGTAACCGGCCCCACGGCCCCGCCCACCGACCGGGCGGGGCCGACCCACTCCCCGGAGGCACAACATGCCCGAGACCCCCGACGTCATCGTCAGCATCACCCGCTACACCGTGTCCGTCTTCCCGGCCGACAGCAAGGATCACCGGTACTACGCGCTCCAGGTCGAGCTGAAGCCCCGCGGCTGGGTCGTCACCGACGGCGCCACGTACTACGGGCCCGACGGCGCCGAGGAATTCAGCGTGTCCACCGCGCACCACTTCGCCGACCACGAGGAGGCGCTGACCCTGGCCGAGGGACTGGCGCCGCACCTCACCATCAACAGGAACACGGCCGCCGAGGTCTACCGCCACACCCGCAACGCCTGACCCCAGAAACACGTGAAGGCCCCCGAGCGACGATGCTCGGGGGCTTACGCGCGTGAAGCGTCATGACCTGCTGCGGCCGGCACGACCCTCATGACCATCGTGTTCTGTGTCGCTACAGGTGTAGCTACAGCGGGTCGCGGTCGGGTCGGGTGGGTGCGGCGTGTCGGCGGATGGTTCGGGTGAGTGCGACGGTCCCGGTGGCAATGAAGCCGACGAGGCACACGAGAGCGATCACAGCGCACCCCAGGGCGGCTATCACGTAGTCGCCGGGCTCTATGATCATCGGATGCCTTCCGGGGCCGTAGGTGGCCGTTCTGGCGCGTTCATGACCTCACGGAGGATGGCGAGGGTGTCGCGGGCCTGTTCGGCGGCCTGCACGCGTGTGGAGAAGTCGGCAACCGTGGTGTTGTACCGGGTAACGGCGGAGATGGCCTTCCGGTGACGGTCGAGTTCTGCACGGAGCCTGTCGAGTTCGTCGTCCCGTTCGTCGAGGACCACGTCCGCCAGGTCGTACTCCGTTGCCCCGTACCGCGGTGCACCTCCCGGGTAGGGCGCGGGCCAGGTGAGTTCCTTGATGCGGTTGCGGATGGTCTCGGCATACCGGTTGCGGCGTACCCGCCGTTCCTCGTCCGTGTCGGTGCGCCGGCTGGCCCGTCGTGACGAGTCAGCGAGTATCCGCCGGATGTTCTGCATGATCTCGGGGCCGAGGATCTTCGGCGTGGTGGTGATGGACACGTGGTAGCCGTAGGGTGCCGGGCGTTCCGGGGCGGGTTCCTCAAGGAGCTTCCCGCAGTCCCCGGGGCACGGGTCGAAGATGGAGTGGACGCCGGCCGGGCATGCCTTGGGCCGGTTCGCTTCGGCCGCTGCCTTCTGTTCCTCGTCGTACCGCTTCCAGCGCTCGCCGCACGATACGGAGGCGGCGGTGCCGTCCCAGCGTCGACACGGTCGGTGCGCCGGCACCTTGCACCTGCGGCAGCCCACGGTCCAGGAGGTGTCGGCTACGCCCCCGTGGATCTCCTTGCAGGAGAGGCCGCACTCGTTGAGCCGGTACGTGTGCCCGGTGGTGCACTGCGCGCCGCAGGTGACGTCAGGCATGGGCGCTCTCCGGGGTGTCGTCGACGGCCTTCGTGGGCGGGATGACGTCGGGCCGGTCGGGCCGGCAGTCGTTGAAGCCCCACGGGATGCCGGGGGCTGCGTCGAGGCGGGCGGTGTCGACGTCGATGAGGCCGAGTTCCATGAGGTGGAGGAGGGCCGCGCTGACGGCACCGCGGATCGTCTGGGCCATGGTCTGCTCGCGGCGGTTGTACGGGCCTTCGGGGCCGAGGACCCAGTCGGTAGCGACGCGCCGGCCGATGCTGGTCATCTGGTCGTGGCGGCTGCCTTCGGCCGTGTTGACGGGTATGCGGGGCCAGTCGTGGAACTGGGCGACGGGCAGGGGAGGTTTGCGCGACTTGCTGGTCATTCGTCCTTGTTCCGTATCACGGTGAGGATGGATTGGGCGGCGCGGCGCTTGCTGGGGATGTACGTCCAGCGGTGGGCGAGGCCGATGACGCGGCGGAGGGCTTCACGGGCGTCGGTGTCGACGGCGTTGGGGGTCGCGGCCGGCACGGTCGCGGGCTCGGGGGCCGGCGGGAGTTCCGGGGTCGGCGTCGGTTCGGGCTCCGGGGCCGGGGCGATGACCGCGGTCGGCGTGATGGCGTCGGCGAGGGAGCCGGCCTTGCGCTTCCAGTACGACACCGACCGGGTCAGGTTGAAGTTCCGCCGGCGGAGTTCGACGACCTCAAGCGACTCGGCCGGGTTCACGATGAGGCGCTCGATGCCGGCGCGGAGTCGGTCGCCCTCGTCGACCGTGAGCCCGCCCTTGCGTTCGGCGCGCTCGATGAGGTTCTGCATCTGGTCGAGGGTGGGTGTCGTGGTCCTGGGCATGGGGGCGGGTCCCGGTGGTACGGGGGCCGCCCCGACGGTCGAGAGTCGGGGCGGCCCGGGCGGAGCTACTTGGTGGGGGTCGTCTGCGACGTACCGGCGACGCCGGACACGAGCGGGACGCCACCGTTGCCGGTCGGGATGTAGACCACCGAGTTGTTCTTGCCGGACTTGGCGATGGACTCCAGTGCCTTGGCGTACTCGAACTGCACGTACAACGGGGTCAGGGTCTTCGCGACCTCGTCCTGTGCCTCACGGAGACCGACGGCCTCCTGGTAGCGGATCTGCGCCTGCTGCTTCGTGACCTGGATCCGCTGGTTCTGGTTCTTGATCTCGATCTCGGTCACGGCCACCTTGTTCCGGGCGTGCACGAGGGCTATCTGCGCCTGGTTCCGTGCGTCCGCCATGGCCTGGTTGCGGAAGAACGCCTTGCCGCCGGCGATGAGGCCGACGAAGAGGGCGACGACGGCGACCGAGGAGACCGCGATGACGGCGATACGGGTACGGAGGGACACGCGTGTGCTCGCTTTCAGGTGAGGGGGTTTTGCTGGGTGGTGGGGCCGGACGGCGGGCGGCCCCGGGTTCGTGTGCGACGGCCGCTAGAACGGGGGCTCGTCGCTGTAGTTGGCGGCGCCGCCCTGGGGGCTCCAGCCGCCGCCGGCGGGCGCGCTCGACGCCCACGGGTCGTCACCGCCGGCCGCCTGCTGCTGCCCGCCGCCGTTCCAGCCGCCGCCCTGGGCCTGGCCGCCGCCGCTGTAGCCCTCGCTGTTCCGGCGGACCTTGTCGACCTTGGCGGTGGCGTTCCGGAGGGACGGCCCGACCTCGTCGACGTCGAGTTCGTACACGGTGCGTCGGACGCCCTCGTTGTCCTCGTAGGACCGCTGCTTGAGGCGGCCCTGCACGATGACTCGCGTGCCGCGCTGCAACGACTCGGCGGCGTTCTCGGCGGCCTGCCGCCACACGGAGCAGGTGAGGAACAGCGAGTCGCCGTCCTTCCACTCGTTGGTCTGCCGGTCGAAGGTGCGCGGGGTCGACGCGATACGGAACTTGGCGACCGCGGCCCCGGACGGGGTGAAGCGGAGTTCGGGGTCGTCGACGAGGTTTCCGATGACGGTGATGACGGTTTCGCCGGCCATGGCGTGTGTGCTCCTGTGGTGTTCAGGCCGCGGTGTCGCGGCTGGTGGTGTACGGGGCGCCCGGGTCGTAGTCGGGCGTGGGGGGCGCGGTGTCGTCGGTGGTGACCGGGGCGCGGCCGCGGCCCACGGGGGCCGCGGTGTCGCCGCCGGCGGTGTATGGGGATCCGGGGCGCCGGTAGGTCTGGTGGCCGAACGGGTTACCGATGTGCCAGTTGGGGCAGTGCCGGCACTCGTAGATCACGAGGTGCTGCCGGCCGGGCTGCTTGCGGAGGTGCTTCCAGTGCCGCTTCGCCTCGGAGTGCGACACGTACGGGACCTTCGTGCGGCAGCTGACGTCCTCGTCGCTCGCGGACGCCGGTGTCATGCCGCGGTCCGGTGCTTGTTGAGGGCGGAGATGAACGCGTCGTCGGTGAAGCGGGGCTCGTCCACCCAAGTCTTCGCGCCGCGGGCGTCGGACCGGACGCGTGCCTTGATCCGCTCCCATGACCGGCGCAACGATTCTTCGTCCATGCCGAGGCGTTCGGCCATAACGTCCCAGGGCATGTCGAGGTACCGGGCGCCGTAGGCGATGGCGAGGGTGCGGGTCCGGCCGGACAGGGCGACGTTGTCGCCGTCGAGACGGCGGAGTGCGGCCGCGGGGTCGGCGGCGCCGAAGCTCTTGTCGGTCGGGCCGGTGCGCGGCCGGGCCTTCGGGTCGTCGAGGGCTTCGTCATCCCAGGCGAGCGGGGACGCGCACTGCCCGATCTCGGCGGCCAGGCGGGCCTGTTCGGCCTCACCGGCGGGGATGCCGTGGTCCTCGGGGACCCACGTCCAGCGCTGGTCGTAGAGGGCGCACACGGCGAGGTAGTCGATGACGGGCACCGGGTACTCGGCGAGGACGTTGCCAGCTTTGTGGACGGCCCAGCCGAGGGCGGCGGCGAGGTCGGGCGTCGGCCAGCCGAGGGCGTGCAGGGCGCGGAGCCGGCGGCGGGCGCCGAGGCTGCGCATGGTCGCGTACAGCGTCTCCTCGCGCGGGATGGGCAGGGCGAGGGTGCGACGCTCGACGTCCCAGCCGATCATCTCGCCGCGGAACACCCGGCGCAGCTGCGCGGCGTTGATGAGGCGGGCGTGGACGATGATCTCGCGGTCGGTGACGCCGACGTAGCGCAGGGCGCGGACGTGCACGGCGGCCGGCAGGCTACGGACCATGCGGGTGACCGGGGCGTCGACGGCGGTCGTCATGCTGCTCGTGCTCCTTCCAGGGGCTTGGTGCGCCGGCGGGCGTTGTCGCAGCCGCGGCACTCGGTGACGCCGGTCGGGCGGACGTAGCCGTACTCGGCGAGTTCGTGGGTGCCGGCGGGGCAGGGGCCGGCGAGGGTGACGCCGTGCAGCGCGGCGTAGAGGACGCGTTCGCGCTGCCGGGTGACGTCGTCGGTGAGGTGCGGGCCGTGCATGCACAGCCGGATGCCGCAGCCGGCCTTGACGAGGCCGACGGGGGCGGTGCCGTGGTGGAGGATCCAGGCGACGCGGCGGGCCGGGTACACGGTGTCGTCGTGGAAGAGGACCGGGGTGGTGCCCTTCGATGCGGTGCCGGACCAGATGCGGTGGTCTCCGACGCGGTCGAGGCGGTCACGGAACGCCCAGATGGCGGCGGTGGGGACCGCGCCCGGGGTGACGGGCGCGGTCCGGACGATGCGGCCGCTGGTCACGGCGTCGGCACCAGCAGGGCGTATCCCCCGAGGCCCGGCTGGTCCCGCCAGATGCGGATGATGGCACCGGGTACGGGCAGGGAGCGGGGGCCGAGGTTCGGGTAGGTCTTCGACAGGTCGCGGTAGCGGATGACGCGGGCGTCGTCGGCCCAGACGCCGGCCGTGGTCAGCGCGTCCTCGGTACTGCGGAGGAGCTTGGACAGGTCCGGGTAGACGGTGTGGGCCACCCGGTCCTTCGGCATCCGGGCGGGCGCCGGCAGCGTGAAGTGCATCTCGGCGACGAGGGGGCCGTCGAGCTTGACGTACCCGGTACGGCCGGTGATGAGGCGTTCGGCGGCGTAGTGGACGGCCTCTCGCCACGGCTTCACCTTCGCCGACGACTCGACGAGGATCGGGACGACGTTGCCCTTCTTCGACCGGCGGGTGCCGACGGGCTTCTTGCTGCCCTGCGGGCCGGGCGTGCCGAAGACGACGAGGGAGAACGCGGGGGCCGGGATGACTGGTCTGGGGTCGTCGGTCGCGGTGGGCAGGGTGACGGTCACGGTGTTCTCCGGGTCGTGTGTCAGGCGGGCTGGCGGGCCTCGCCGACGCGGGTGATGAGCCAGATCTCGGCGGCTCGGCGCGTCAGGCGGGGCGTGGTGGCCGGCGCGAGTGCGCTGCAGGCGGCCGTGTCGTCGCGGACCTTGTCCAGGTCGGCCGGCCAGGTGACGCCGACGCGGTGCTGGCGGTGTCGGGCGCAGGGCACGACGGCGTCGAACGGGTGGGCCTCGCCCCCGGTGTGGATGAGGGTGGTGCCCTCGGCGTCGGTCGTGGTCGCGGTGGTGTCGTCGAGGCCGACCCAGTCGTTGATGTCGAGCCCGAAGCCGTAGGCGATGCCGGCGAGGTAGGCGCGGGCCTTCCCCTCCTGCTCCGGCGTCACGGCGGAGGAGGGGATGGTGCCGGCGGTCACTCCGCGCCGCCGGCGGTGAGTTCACCGAGGCCGGTGAGGTGGGCGAACTGCTTCGCGGCCCAGGCCGCGGCGACCTGGTCGCGGCCGGCGTCGCCGCCCTCGAACCGGATGGAGTGGGTACGGGTGCCCGCCCGCAGCTTGATGCCGGGCACCTCGACGATCTCGCCGCCCTCGGTGACGACCTCGGCGGCCTTCCGCTGGTTCATCGCGTCGAGGAGCGTCTTGCGGAACGCCGGCTGGACCTCGGTGACGATGACCGTGCGGGTGATGACCTCGCTCGGGTGGTGCTGGGCGACCCACTCGACGAACGCGTCCTCGTCGTCGACGTCGGCCTTCGGGTCCGGGTCGACGAGGCTGATGGCGGCGACCTTCTCACCGTTGGGCAGGCGAACGGCCTGCCGCTCGGTGTCGGCGTCCTCAAGGGCCTTCTGCACCTTCGTGCGCTGCGTCTTGAGGGCGTCGGAGACCTTCTTCTCCAGGACGTTGAGGACGGCTTCCTCAAGGGCGAGGGTCTTCAGGGGCGTGCTGGTCACGTGCGCTTCTCCTTGCGTGTGTCGGGGGCCGGGCCGCCGCCGGTCGAGGGGCGGCGGCCCGTAGGCAGACCGAGGGTTACTTGGGCTCGATGACCTGGTGGACCTTGCCGTCGGCCTCGGTGGGGACCTTGATGACGGCGAGCGCGGTCTTGCCGGCGCGGAGGGCGTTCCAGGCGGTCAGCACCTGGGCCATGTGGAGGCCGTCGGTGACGGCCTTCTGGCTGTCCTTGTCGGTCATGACCCGCTTGCGGAGGGTCAGGATCGGGTGCCGGAGGGAGAGTTCGGCGCCCGTGCCCAGGGCCTCGTAGAACCAGGCGGCCTCGTCGGCGGCTATGCGGCTGCAAAGGTGGTGAGCGGCGCCGACGATGGACGGCGGGATGTAACGGAAGTTGTGGTAAACGCGGACCGCGATGTCCGCCGAGCGGCGCAGGCCCGGGTTGTTGTCGACCAGGGTGTAGAGCTCCGGCGTGGTCGGGGCTTCCTTCGCGGAGAACCGCTTGTCGCCCTGCTCCCACAGCCACACCTTGCGGGCGACCGATCCGAGCATCGTGGCGTTCTGCTCGTCGCGCAGGGTGAAGACGTCACCCGGGTTGCGCTTGGCGCCGCCGTCCATCGTGCTCTGGGTCTCCGGGGGCAGGTTGGAGACGACCAGGGTGGTGATGGTGACGCCGGACTTCACGACGGCGTGCAGCCGGTGCTGGCCGTCCAGGATCGTGCCGTCGATGGCGACCTTGATCGCCTCGCCGTTGTTGTGCCACAGGCCGGCGGTCATGATGCGGGCCCAGCCGTTGACGCGGGCCGCGCGAACGTTCCGGTTGCGGGTGTTACGGCGGAGCATGTCTTTGGCGACGGCCGGCGTGATGACGAGGAACTCGGCCTTGACGTCGGTGACGGCTACCTCGGGGAGCAGCGTGGGGTGGACGAACGGGTCGGCGGCCGGGCGGATCGGGCGGACGGGGGCAGTGGTCATTGCGGTTGTGCTCCTTGTTGGTGTTACGCGGCGGCCGGCGCGGGTGCGGCGGTCGTGACGGAGTGCGCGAAGTCGCGCAGGGTCTGCGGGATGCCGGCGGGGTCGACGCCCAGGAGGTGCGGCCAGTTGGCGAGGCGGTCGATGGGGTCGTCGGTCCAGTCGGCGTCGGGCCGGACGGTCGCCATGTAGGCGGCCAGGGCGCCGAGCGTGTCCATCGCGGCCGGCGCGTCCTCGATGTAGGAGCGGGCGACGTCGGCGGCGTCGTGGTCGGGGATGGCGAAGATGAACGGGAGGGCGCCGGTCGTCGCCTTGTAGGCGGCGGCGGGGACGTCGAGGCGCTCGCTGGCCGGGTCGATGAAGTTCGGGCCGGACGTCCAGAGGCCGAACCGCTCGATGTCGGCGGCCATTTCGAGGGCGTAGTCCGCGATGTAGGCGGGCGGCGTCGTGTCGGTTCCGGGCATGGCAAGTACTCCCTTCGACGGGTGTGGTCTGGGGCTGTGCAGGCCGGGCGGGCGGGAGTTCGGGGCTCGACCGCTCCGCCCGGCCTGGTGCCGGGTGGGGGGTGTGCGGGTCAGGCGCCCTGGGCTCCGGGGCTGTTCGGCCCCGTTTCCCTGCGGCACTGACCAAGCTAAGGAGTTTCTAATGCGCGCGCAATAGAGAATGTGAGAAGTTTTCCCAGGTCACGACTGATCCGTGTGTGGACACGCCCGGACATGACGAAGGCCCCGCCCCCGGGGGTACGGGGCGGGGCCTTCGGGTCTTCGGGTTACGCGGTGCGCCGGCCGTTGGCGGCGAGCCAGCCGCGGGCGAGGTCGCGGTGGAACTCAAGGAGTACGGACCGGCTGACGTGCTCGCCGCGCTGACCGTACACGCGGTACACCGGGCGGTCGGCGGCCTTGTACTTGCGGCGCAGGTCGCGTGCACTCATCGGATGCGGGCTCGTGGCGACCGCGGCTTCGGCTTCGTTCCAGGTGATGAGGTCGGGCGGGCGGTGACGGAAGAAGTCGGCGGTCACGCATCCCGCACGATCGGAGAGGTCGGGCACGGTTGTTCCGGATCGTTCAGGCGGCGGCGACGTCGCGGTGGGTTATGTGGTGGCGGGCGACCTCGGCGAGGGTGAACACCCGCGGCACGCCGGGCGCGGTCGCACACCGCACGATGCGGCAGGTGGCGGCCCAGCCGCCGGCCGGCATCCGGGTGCCGACCAGCGACCAGGACTGGCACGTGGGGCACGTGAGCTTGCCGAGGATTTCGTCCGCGTCGCCGATGGTGAGCGCGGCCCGCAGGTCGTGGACCAGGCGGAGCCGGCCGTAGTCGACGCGGGCGACGTCGCTGCCCTCGGCGAGGCAAGCGGCGTAGTCGGCGACCGCGGTACGGCCGGCGGGGACCTCGTCGCCGTGTCGGCGGGTGAACGCCTCAAGGGCCCGGTCCAGGTCGAGGGCGAGGTCGTAGACGTTCAGGTTGTAGGGCGTGCCGGCGTGGGAGCGGGTGGCCCGCCGCTCAGGGAGAGCGAGGGCGCCAGCAAGCCGAGTCGCGCCAGCCGTCGACCAGTGGGGGTCAGCGGCGACGGCGTAGGTGAGGGCGGAGCGCGACGGCTCGGACTCCTGGTTACTCATGTGACGCCCCCGGGGTTTCGTTGATTTGTGCTGGCCAGACGCCCAGACCTACTGACCGGATGGTCGGGTTCTGGCGGCTCGGTCGACATCTTGCCTGATGTGTAGAACGAGTGAAGAGGTGGGTGGTGCAGCGTTCAATGCTTTACCGAACGCATGCACGGATTTTGCATATGGCGGTAGAGAAAACAGCGCCGCCCGTACAACCCTCTCCGATCTGCCCGTTTTTGACAGGTTGGGAGGTTGTACGGGCGGCGACGCCGGCGCGGTGCCGGCGGACGTCAGTGCTTGGCTTTGACGGCCTCCGCTGCGGCGTGTGCCAGGTCGCGGAACATGCCCGTCATCTGCACGGCGGAGGTGAAGTCGACGCCGGCCTCGGGGTTCGGGGGAAGGTGGCCCTGCCCCTCACGGAGGACGAGGAGACCACTCACGAGGCGCTCGAACTCCTTCGTCACCACTGCGACGGTCGCGGCCGTGGCCTTGTCGCCGAGTTCGATGCCGGCAGCCTCGAAGACGCCGGCCCAGTGCCGGGCGGCCTCCGTGGCGAGCTGCTCATCCGACGCGCCCGCGAGGGAATCGACGGGCTTGGTGTCACGGTGGTCGGCAAGGGAGACGACCGGGGCGAGCTGCATGTGCTCGTCCTGGGAGTCCGGCTGATGTGCCGACGCTGGCAT